ATCAAAATAACCACCATCAAACGCGAGAGTCCAGTACCTCGGGCATACTCCATGGTAGCCTCCAATACTGGACGGTGAAAATGTCTGCTTTTGAGTATCCTTACTCTCGCGTCGTTGAGCCAAAAAGCCAGCAGCTATTGTCTGAGCAATGGCAAGCCTATCTAGGGGCTCATTCTTTTGCCATTTCTGGCCTGCAACGATTCTATCCATATTATTTAGTGATATACTTTACGGCTCCGGCCAATTCATGCAAACTATCAGCCAAGCTCATATATATATTCTTCTTCTCCTTGTGTATTGTAGCCTTATCATACGTCATATATGCCTTTGCTTGAAGCTTAAATTTCATACTCAAAGCTTCAAGCTGCACAATTAATGGACCGGCCCTATTTATTGGTACATCTGGTCTAGCTATTAATTTTATCAGTAATGTTAACGCTGTGTCAACATCATCGTCATTCATTTCTCCATTTACAAGGTCTAATTCATAAATGTCAGATATCTTTTTAAGCACTTGATCTGGTTCTAGATGACTTTCAATAGGATGATTCATTCCATCTCCACATCTCTTTTATAGGCAGCCCACAGTTCCAAAAACATGCTTTCACTAATTACCATCATTCTAGCCTGGTTTCCTAATACTACCTTTAATGCAGGCTCAGTACGATTAGATATCGCATCACTGCAAATTTTGGCCCATACTGTTTGGCTTAGACCAAAAGACTTTTCGTACTCTTTTATGTCTACTGTTAGTACACCATCTAAAATACAGTCACCTTTTTGATGCTTACCTCTACCGCTATTTTTTGTAAGCACGGCTCCGATCCTCTTTGCTTCCCCGGCTTCGCTCACTGTATTCTAAACTTCTCTGCGTAATTTTTATGTCCATTACCACAAAACCATACCGCTAGCTCTTCATTGGGATAGTATTCAGCAACTAAAGCATAGCTTTCGCAATGATTACATTGATAATTGCCGCTTATTGCCTGACCTTTCGGTCTGGCTGGCTCTGACTTGTCACCGCCAAATAAATCACTCAGTCTGCTCATCGTCCGCCTCTTCTATAATTTCATCAATAACGCCATCTAACGCCAAGTCTAGCTCTTTACGAATGTCTGCATAAAGCTGTGGGTCACTTCTTACCGCTTCTACAGTATTTGCCCTACCCTGCCATTTACGATCACCGAATGAAGGCCAAGTAGTTCCTTGGAGAACACCAGTTTCAATAGCCATATCAACAAGCTCACCGGCCTGATCTATTCCCACAAAGTCACCATAGTAATAAACATCATAGGTTCCCTTGGTATTTTGTCTGCCTAACTTATTCTTTTCAATAATAAAGTCAACGTGACGACCCACCTGTTGCTCTACTAACTTATCTCCTACTGGCAATCTTTTCTTAATTGAGTTGGTATCAGAGTTAGAACTAGTTAGTTTAATAATTTGGGACGGTATAAACTCCATCTTCATACCACCGTGAGGCACCTGTTTCGTATACATCTTTTCGATCTTAGTAGTCGTCTGACTAATTAACACAATTGCTGTGTTGTCTCCAACGTAATGCAAAGCGTTAAGCATCTTGGTGTTACCTTTAGCGTGTGCACCGACCTGCTTCATGCCGTCGAATTCGTTAAGCTCGCCTTTTTCATCCAAGAATGGGTCCGGCATAATGTCACTGATTGAGTCAATGACCAAGTAGTCCAAATTGTTTTTTAGCAATGGGACTACTTTGTCAGTAATCGCACCAAAAGACTTCTTTTCAATCATCAATAGCTTCTTGTTGTCTACTCCTAGACGCTCTGCCCACTCTTTATCCCATGCACCTTCTGCGTCAACCCATGCACCGACTAGTCCCATATCTTGCCATTTAGCTACAGACTGCTGCATCAGTAAGCTTTTACCTGCTGAGTTGTTTCCGTAGACTACAGTGAATCTACCTACTCCTATCCCGCCTCCTAGTGCCCTGGTTAATCTTTCGCTGGCCATTGGGAGCCTTCTTGTCTCCACTTCCTCGGCCATTTTTAGAGTCTTGACGACCTTGGGGTCTAGGCCGCTCAGAAACTCTTCCATCTTGCTCACGTATATACCATTCTCCTTCTAATTTTTCCGCTAATGCTTTTATTTCTTTATTGCGGCAAGCTGCCAACCGCTGAATAATGTGTAATAGTTCTTCACTGGCGTCGGTTCTAAACACTAGTAAGTGCTCGTCTTCGACGCCATGAAGAAAGTACCCTCTCATTGCTATATTATATCAGGCTTTTGCCGGATTCTGTATTATATCCTCAAAAGACACATAATCTTTTAGATGTTTGCTAACGACAACCAAAGGCATCGAACCATTTAAAAGATCCGGTGTTGTCGTGACCACCGGCTTTCCTTCAATTGTGGCTAGCGTCCATACTCTTTCTACCCTAACTAGAAATAGATACCTCATGCCTTTACTCCATGCATCCTTGGGCGCTCCTTATTCTTCTTGGCCTTAGCTTCTAATACGTTGTCTAATGATGAATACACTACATCCCCGGCCTTTAATGCTGCGTAGAAATCAAAAGTACGGATCAAAATGTCTGCTATTTCTTCAACGACTTTGTATTCACCTTGGTCCTTACGCAATGCTTCTAAGACTTCTGAAACCTCACTAGCAATTAGAGCTAACTTACTTAGCTGCCAAGTAATGTCTGTTACATCTACGCCATCATAAAAGCCCTTACTCTTAGCGGTTTCATGTAGCTCTGCTGAAAGGTTATCAAAATCACTCATCTTCTTCTCCATTCTTGACCAACTTAACGGTCATTGTTCCGTCACCCTCTGTTACTTCAATTTTGTCCCCGTCGATATGCACTTCACCAGCAGGAACGGTTATTTCATAATTTGGTAATTGCATCAAAATAACTGACAGCAACGTAATCATCTCATCATTCATTTTTACTCCTATGTTTTATATTTCTATAGTCTTCATTAAGATGTGTTTTCAGCCTATGGCAATTAGCACAAATTGTGATGTGGTTGGCCGGGTCGTTATTATCGTGGTTTCCATCTGCATGATCTACATCTAATTGACATAGGTGTTCCGGCTCAAAACCACATGCCTCACAAACATCTTTTTTAGACCTTCTATACGCAAACTTACCACTCGGCAGCCGACCCTGCCCCACACACGCCCTACATAACAACTTACCCTTTTGAGCTAAGTTTCTTTCACATTTTCTACATATACGTCTATCAGACATTATCTACAAATAACTGCCCTTCTTTCGTCCGGCCAAATTTTACGGCCACAGACGTGCCTTCCTTGCAAGCAGAATAAACCTTGGGGAAGTTACCTGGAAATACTAATGCGTGAGCCAAGCTCTTGTCTGCATCAGAAAACACCATATCCGCCATTTTCTTACCAGCTTTTGTCGTCCTAGTCCTGAATCCGACTATTTTTACAAAATCATCTGTAAGCTCTTGGTAATATGGGGTATTCAGATATTCGGCTATTGCATGACTACTCTCTGTAGTCACTTCTGATGCTGGCAGGTACTTGATTATATTCTTACCAGCCAAAATCATTGCATATTGCTTACCCTCTTCAATAGGTGTTTCTGGTCCAGTAAACACACCAATAGAACCTGTTTCGTCTAATAACTCTACCAGAGACCAGCTGTCTCCGTTCTTTATTTTCTTTACCATACCCATGACCACAACAGCATCGCCCTCTACATATTCTTCTAGCGGCGTAAGCTGCGCTTTCATACTAGGCGTCAATGTATTAGAAAATGCTGGCACACGCAAGTATTCGTAAAAATTATCTCGCTCTTCACCAGTCAAAAGGTTATCATCAAATGCAGCCGCGCCTACCTTGTTCAAAGACGTTAACTGCCTGGAACCTAAACCACTACCTTTTGCACCCATAAAGGATTGCAACGCTTCATAATCTTTGAACGGTGCATATTGAAGTAATCTTGTGGCTGTTATCTCGGAAAAATACTTAATATTTGAGATACCGAATCTAATAGCGTCACCCTCAATACCAAAATTGACCGCCGACTTGTTCACATGTGGCAGCAAGATCTTAATACCCATACGCTTTGCCTCAATAAGATATTCAGTTATCGCGTCCTTGTCGTCTTCATTAGCCAACAACGCCGTCATGAATTCTAAAGGATAATGAGTCTTTAGCCATGTACACCAATAACTAAGAGTTGAATAAGCCACAGCGTGAGACTTGTTAAATGAATAGTTAGCGTGAGCCTCAAAGTCATGCCATAGCTTTTCAGCTACCACCTTGCTTACCTTTTGGCTAGCACCCTCTACAAATTCTTCTTTATAAGGCAGGAACTTAGACACGTCTTCCTTCTTACCAATAAGCTTCCTAACCTTATCAGCAGTTGCCATCTTCATTCCGGCCAATTCTGTCATCGTAAGCATAACCTGCTCTTGATACAGAATCTCACCATATGTGTCCTTGGTGAATTCTTCCATGCATGGGTGATAATATTGTACATCTGCTTTGCCAGACTTTCTAGCAATATACTCAGCACCGATAGAATCCATAGCACCCGGCCTTACCAATGCATTAGAGGCGCTAAGCTCATCAAACGACCACACTCCACCAATCTTTAAAATTAGCTGTGTATATGGCGCACCACCACACTGAGGAATACCCTTTGTGTAACCGGCAGAAAGCATCTCATAAACTTTACGATCATCTAATGAAATCTTCTCCAAATCAAGGTCTTTGCCTGTACGTTCTTTAATCATCTTTAGACTATCTTCAATAACAGTAAGATCTTTAAGACCCAAAAGGTCGATCTTAATAAAACCAATGTCTGCTGCATCTCGCATATCATATGCAAGCATGGGCACCCGCTCTTTAGTCTTAGTATCTAAACCCGTTTCAATAGGGGCATATTTACTAATAGGTGCGTTACTTACGATCATACCGGCAGCGTGCTTACCTCTTGACTTAACCCGGCCAATTAGCTCTTTAGCAAGCTTTTCAACCTCAGGATACTTATTTTTATATTCCACAATCAATGGATCAGTACTACGCTGATAATCATCAAATGTTTCAATCTTCTTTGTTACCTTTGTAGTCTCACCTAGGTTAACCTTGAATGCGCGGGCGGCTGCCTTAATTGGTTCCTTTTCGGCAAATACACCTACGGTAGCGATGCTTCCTGTGTATGGATACCTACGTCTAACATAATCCTGCACTTCACCACGGCGCTTGTCTTCAAAGTCAATATCAACGTCAGGCCAGTCATTACGTTCAGGGTTAATAAACCTCATGAATAGTAGGTTGTATTCTAATGGAGGGACGGTAGTAATGTTAAGCAAGTAGCAAATCTCCGAGCCCGCCGCAGATCCACGGCCTGGGCCAACCCGAATTCCCTGACTCTTCGCCCACTGTACAATATCAGCCACAACAATGAAGTATGGGGCAAAATTCTTATCCATAATAATGTCATACTCTTCCCACGCTCTAGCTACAGCAACAGGATCTTTATCGTGACCAGTACGCTTCAAGCCCTCTTTGATCATTCGGCTAAATACGATACCAGGATCTTCCTCAGGCTTTGGCAACAAATCTAAATTCTGATAAAACTCATATGTTCCGATCTGATTAGCAATCTCATTGGTATTAGCATACAAATCATCACGATCAATACCTTGAGCCTTAAATTCATTCTTGTGCTCTTCAATTGACTTCAAGTAGATTTCAATCTCTTGAAAAGTCATCTTACGGTCTGGATACAAATAATTAAAGCGCTCTAAAATATCCATCTTTTGAGACCTGGCAAAATCAAACTCTTTGTTAAGTTTGGGGCTGGTCGATAAGATCAATAACGCTTCTTCAATCCAAAGGTCTTCTTTTTTGGCATAGTGACAATCACTTGTTGCAACTGGCGGAATGCCTAAAGTGTCAGCGATCAGCAATAGCTTGTTGTTCATATCCTCACCATTGTGAGTCTGTAGCTCCATATAGAACCTATCGCCTAGAATCTCTTTTAAGACCGCCGCGTATTCAAACGCTTTGTCCATATCATCTCGACTGATAGCCTTACAGATCAAACTGTTAAGGCAGCCGCTCAAAACTATCAAACCATCGTTGTCTTCCTCTAACAGATCCAGATCAATACGTGGCTTGCTGTAGAAACCCTCTGCGTAAGCCTTCTCGTTGACCCTCTGCAAAGTTTCTAGACCACCCTGGTCTCGGGCTAACAGAATGATGTGATTATATACAGCGTCGCCCTCTGAGCGGGCTGCTTTGGTTCTTTTGTCGAACCTATCGGTTGGGGAAATGTAAGCTTCCATACCTAGAATTGGTACGATGCCTGCCTCTTTAGCTGCTTTCTGGAAATGGCGGTGGCCACTCAATGTTCCATGATCAGTCAAAGCCATATGAGACATTCCTAATTCTTTAGCTCTCGCCAGATATTCTTCCGGTGAATTAAGGCCATCTAACGTAGAATAATATGAATGAGCATGTAATTCAATATTTTGCATCAGATATGCCTCCAAGTCCGGCCAGCTCTTATATGACCTATCGTACCTTCAACCACACCAAACTTAGACGCTATAGCAGAATCAGATTTATTATCTCGCAGCATCTTTTTTATCTGCACTACTTGATCTTCTTTTAAACGAGAATTACCATTTTTACTACCATTGGCCATAGTTCCGTGAGCTATCTTATGAGATATGTTCTCTTTCTGAGTATAATAACCTAAATTGTCAACTTGGTTATTTTGATTATTACCATCCTTGTGGCCAATATTTTTACCATTTGGCTTTTCCCCAATAAAAACTAATGCAACTAATCTATGAATTCTAAAAGTTTTACCAGACAGTCTCACAGTTAAATAGCCGTCTAAATCGGGAGCTGGCTTATGTATTAAGCCATTAGATATAGTTTTTACTCTGCCTAAATTACTCACGCTATATTTTGGATCTAAATTAATTATTTTCCATTCTTCTTGCATTTTACTCCTTTGGTTTATAGCCGCTATGGGCTTTTATTGATCGTCTTCGCATTCGCCGCACACACAAATGCCATTCTTGTATATAATGCCACTGACTATGAACTTTGCATAGTCTAATGTTGTTATTAGGTCTACTAAATCTTGACCTTCAAATTCTTTGTCACCCTTAAATATTACAATGTCTTCTATTAAATCATCTAGTACGTCGTTTAGATACTTGCTGTCCGCGTCGTCCATTTAACCTCCTATGTTTTATAAATAGCAAAGTAGCTGTTCTTAAGTCCCCGCCGTTTTTGCGGTGGAACGTTTTAACGTCTCTATGACAGGAGGGGCATAAAGCCACAAGATCTGACAAACGCTCATTTCCTAACCGGTCATACGTCATGTGATGTAGTTGTATGACGCCATCTATCTTAGCACATGCTCGGCAGTACTTGCCGTTAGTTTTAAAATAAAGCTCTCTTTTAGCCGCCCATTTCGCTGACTTGATATAAACCATATATTCTGCGTTCATATATGTGAAACGGCGGGCACAAGATATTTAATCCCATGCCCGCCGTTAGTCTCACCAGCCTTGTGAATCCTGAACGTTACTTGTCTCTGGTTCAGATTCGACTACTACAGGAGCTTCTGTTGCGCCCCGGCCTCTCCAAACCTTGCCATACCATTCTGGCTGAGCATCGTATGCGATGTTACGCAATACATTTTCTTCAATTGAGAAATCATTTTCAATCTCATCTGGAACATCGAAAGGCTCGCCACGTAGCTTCTTCAAAAGCCACTGAGTCTCTGTCTTTTCTCCAACCTTAGTAATACGATAATTACTATCAGTAACCGTATTGTCGTCAATAGCATCTTGAATTAGAGCCTGAACGAATGTACTATTGTAATTTCTGCTAATAAGCATTAACTCTGGGTTACTACCATCAAAGGTAACCAAAGCCTTGATATAAGTATTAGCTTTAGTCTTCCAGTTTCCATTTACCGTGTCGTCCTTGACGTACTCGGCACTTTTTCGCTCACACGCATAGCAGAAACCTTCTGATTCCTTTGTACAACTTGCGCGAGCCTTAAAGCCTTCTTTACCGGGAGCTTCATGCTCAATCTCGGTAACGGCTAAGCCAAATCTTTCATCATAATTCTCTGCTGCTTCATCAAACTCTTGTAGGAATCTTACAGTCGCAACTGTAACACCCTTCTCAAATTTAAAATACTTTACTGGTACTCTATCGCCCGACGCTGCCTTACGGGCCTCTTGTTCTTTACTGAAATTTGCTAGTGCAGCCAATCCTTTTAGTGGCATTATTTATTTTCTCCTTAGTTATATTATCAGAGCCTCCATGAGCCTCATCTATTATTATAGCACATAATTCACATCAAACGATAGAATTTAACAACTGATACTCATAATTTGGCTTAGCATTTCTTAAACACTGACGAATCTGATCATCCGTCATTTCGCCGGGATCTTTCACAAATCTATCTTTTGTTGGGTGCTTTGGCCATCTATCTTTATCATACCAAGACCAATATATCTTTGTACCTATTAGCTCATTAGCTATCTTATTGCCTAACTCTAATCCCGGCCTATGTCCTGCACATAACTCCAAACCTCTCTTCCGGCATTTTGCACAACCGTCATAAAATTTTGGCTGATCATTATCTGTCATGATTATGATCTTATCAAAAGACCTTTGTACTAGCTGCTTATGAAACTTACTAAAGTGACCCATAAGTAATGCCATAGCGCCCACGGTTCCAGCCTGATCTATTCTCATGGCATCAAATGACGCTTCTACTATTACACCAGTACCACCAGACCTTTTAGCTCTATGGTAATTAAACAAAGTTTTGCTAGTTGGCAAACCCTTTGAATTCTTAAACACCTTATTAGTTGATGAAGGTGACCTTCCAATAACACCTACCGGCATTCCATCTGGATCATGCATAGGAACCATAATAAGGTCACGCTTGGCTGAATATCCTATTTGAAACTTTTGTAACGTCTCTTCGGTAAACCCCCGATCTTTCGTAAGGTATTTTACCGCCTGAGGATGTTTCCATAAATCTTTATGTCTATCTTCAATTATTTGTCCATCAAATGGCACAAAATCTATCTTCTCTTCGATCAACTTTTCAAAGCGATCTGCGAAACTGACCCCTGTTACTTCCGCCTTTTTAATAAGTCTAGCTGCTTGAAAAAATGTATAATCTCCTACATGCTGCACAAGGTCCATCAAATTACCAGTTACATTGCAGGCTGGGTTAAAACAAAAGAATAGACCAGTTTCAAAGCTTATAGCAAAACTAGGACTAGAGTTATTATTATGATAAGGGCAGAAGCATATATAGTCTTCCGGCGTTTCCGATTCAATAGACAAACCTATCTCTTGTAAAACACCTCTTACTTGATCTTGATCATAGTTATTTATTTCCCTACGAGTCTGTTGTTGATCACTCCTTTGGAACGCCATGCTTTTTCCTCTCCAACATATACTCCCTGCATAGTATACGAAAATTCATACCACTGATCTTTACTATTCCAATATGTTCTAAACACTGGATCAATATCATAGAGTGGAACAAACCCTTGATCACGCATTTCTGTCTCTAAAACATTTTTATACGTTTCTTGCGCCTGCTTAAACCGTTTATCATCATCAATAATTCCGGCGTGCCTAAATCTTCTTATTATTTGATCACTCATCTAAATCAAACTTTTCCTTAAATACACCACGTGCTGCGTCTGTTTCAAAATAAAACGCAAAGTTAGGCCCATTCCTATTCTTGCGACTAACCACTTCTACAATATTGCTATCGTCCCACTTATGTACTGCAATTGCTAGGTTAGAGTCATACTCAATACCACTACTCCATGCAATCTGGCTCAATAACGGCGGTGAGTCTCTTTTATCATTTTCATCGTCTGTAACAGCACTAAGGAACATAATAGGAATTCCTAGGTCACCAGCCAAAAGCTTTGTCTCACGACTTAAATTGAGCATGCGCGGCGTCATGGCAGCAGTCTTTGCATTATCCATAAATAGCTGAGCATAATCCATTACAATAAAATCAGGCTTAAATACATCTGCCTTAGCCCTAACGATATTAGGAGTAAACTGACCTACACCTTCTGGGGAAACCACAATAAACCCAGCTTTATTGACAAGATTCTTTTTTGCCCATTCTCTAAAGTCATCAGGATCTACATCACCTCTAGCCAACTTATTCATATCAAATAAACCAGAAGCAATCATAGCATAAGCCCTTTCCCTTACCTCTGCCGGGCTCATCTCCAAACTGACTATCATTACCTTCCGACCCTGTAACCATGCATTAATAGCCGCCAACAAAGCAAAGAATGACTTCATCCTACCTGTATAACCAAATACAGTAATAAGATGACCTGGTGCCCAACCAGTTGTGTAAACAGCATCAATAGCTTTAAACATTGTTGGAATGCCAGGTGTACCATTTTCACTTGACATATCACGCAAACGCTCAAAATGAGCTTCCGCATCTTGCCAATCAGTAATGTCTAAATCATTACTGTTAGCTGTTAACCTAGTCAATGAGCTCAGATCGGTCAGCAACCCCTCTAAAATTTTACCAGGAGCATCCTTGTCCCACACTTTAGTAGCTTGCACAATAGCTTGCTCCATATGTGAGCGAATATATCCACCCTTTACTTCATTAAGGTAATACTCACTGGCTGCTGGGGCTACAATCTCATCAATTTTATACCTGTCTTTTAAAACCTCAAAGGTTGGTACAGTTCTGTATTTAAGGTAATAACTTTTCATACCTTCGACTACGTCTTGATACGGACCAAATATTTTACTATCCTCACCCATTACCAAGTGTATGTCTTTATCTTCGCATATGGAATTAATCAGTAGTAATTCTGGCTGTTCGCTCATTTAGCTCCTGTACCTTCAATTTCGTCTCGGCCCGCAATTTCTTGCGATCTACTTCGTCTTTTTCTCTTTCTAATTTGCGTCTAACCATATCATCATAATTACGAAATAGCTGTAGAAGAGGATGACCCGGGCGGTGAGTCTCAAAATAATACTGTATTATCTCTTTTGACTCAACCGGCCCCAGGTCTTTAAGCATATCTTGAAATCCCCACTTATCCTTATATCTATTTATAAGCGGCTTCTTTCCATACTTTTCTGCATACAGCTTTTCGTAGAGACTAATCAGCGCATTTACTGTTTTAGTTTCTGCTGCTGTTGGCAATTTAGCTCTTTAGGTCCTTTACCTTTTCTACCAACAGGTCTTCTACCTGTTGTGCAACTCGGTTTAAAGTATCGGACTCAGACTCGCCCGGCGCACCACCAACAGTAAGCTCAAATTCAATGTCACAATTTTCGTAATTACCAAGGTTTACCTTATATGCCATTCTTGCTCTCGCAGTAACCTTACCGCCTAAATCTTCTAATGCACTCATGTACTAAATCCTGTCTTAAAGTCGTTTGTTCCCGGCGTCTTAGGTTGCCCACCGTCTTCCTGCTCTCTACCTAATCTATCTGATACATCAGCCCAAAGTGCAGCTATCTTCAATAAAGAGTCTGTATCACTTTCACCAATTGCTATCTCAGAAGCTATATCTAAAGCTTGCGCTGCCTGTGCTAAAGCAGTTTCCGTGCAAAGTAATTCACCAATAGGCGCAAACTCTATTTCTATAACCTCTGGACTACCTTCTACCAATCTCCCGCCTTCCACACTGGCACGTATTCACCATGATCTTTTACATACGTTATTTGCTGATTTTGCAACATTGCCCTTAACTCTAACTTACTAGGCAAATCGCGCCAGCTATTTATTAATCCATCACTTCTAGGTCGGCCAGCATGCGTTGTTGCAAAGTATTCATGCACCGCCATTATATCATCTTCTGATAATAAATATCTTCCAGGCTTATAGGTACCATCTAACTTATATGTTCTCTGCGGAGTTGGTATTGCCTTATCAAGTATAAGCTTATTTATATATATACTATGTCGACCTATTAACTCTGACACTTCTTTCAGACGATATCCCTTAGTGGCATTCTTTCTAATTTCTGTATAACTATAAGAATACCTACATCTATCTTGATAACACCAAGCGACTAGTAAATCCATACCTCTATTATGCTGAATTAGCTTGTGCAGCTTACTATTAATATAGAAATATTTATGCCATCTACCATTACGCTTTGGTTTTAGCTTATAATCTATTCCTGTGCGCTCAGTCGACGCTTTAATCTTTCTAATTCTTCATCACCCTCTTCATAAGTCTTGCGTCTACCACAAGACAAACATGAAAAATCTATTAGGCCACCCTCATCTACATCGCAACAGACAAAGCCGCCACATCTACCACATTTTAAGCTCATATTACCTCCTTATTCATCCAATATTCTAACATAATTTACATCAATTGCTAAACACTTTACCATCAATTACACAGCTATATCCATTTTCATTTTGCACAATTTCAATTAATTGAATGTATGGGTATCCATTAACTATATGTGCTACAGCAAAACCTAATTGCCAATTATGAACATTCGTATACATCATACCAGCACACTTTATATCGCTCATATGCCCAATCTCAAACCCACGAACCGTCTCGTTCCTTAGCTCATATGTCTGATAATAAGAACCTAAACGATGGCTATGTCCTCGAATAACACTAACACCTAAATTGTCCATATCGCTTTTAACGCTTGAACCAGAATCTTTTAGCGCGCTGATACCGTGGTGAGCAAATAAATCACCATATCTTTTTCTCGGCAAATCATTATAATAGATATAATCAATTCCAAGATCGTCCAACCCCCACATGGCATTAGGGGTTACCTCTGACGCCCACGCAGGAGCTTTCTTATCCATATATGAAAACACTCTTATATCGTGGTTTCCAAGAGCAACGAATATTTCAGAATCAGGACGCATCTCCCTGGTTTGTGAGTAAAACTCTTTTGTTATACGCTCAGTCTCCATGACATACGGTATAGGAGATTCTTCTGGCTTTTTAGCGATTAAATTAAAAAACTCTTCTGTTGTCCCATCACTATACTTAGAATAACAAGCCTGATCGGATTGATCACCTAAGTAATCTACCACATCAGGCTTATACCACTTCATGACTTTAAACCAAAGCTCTACAGCTCTCTTATCATGATATGGAAATTGCTGATCACTAGACAGCATCCACTTTAAATCATTACTCATATAATCTCTTTCTGTTGTTGTTGCTCTGGTCAACCATCTTACACCATGATCGACTACCCATGCAACTTGGATCAATTACACAGCGTAATCATGTTCAGTGCGAGTACAACAAAATAGATTATCCTCACTATTATCCATTTTGTCTTCGCTTATATGGTGTACTGTCTCCCAACTATTTAATATTCTATTTACCCGGCGCTCTACTACAAGACGATGCTCATAATACCACCCATCAAAACTTTTTGGATGCTCCGGCACTTTAATAAGAATATAACCATTATAATAAAGACTTGTCTCTCTCTTAGTCCAAGTTTGTATTGGACTGTACGATGACCTTTTTATCAATATCAATCCTAAATATAAATTTTAATAACCCACTGCAACCCAATGAAGTATACCTGAATTTCTTAAAGCATCAAAAGTAGTTCCTTGCCACGGAACCGCATGAATAAGACCAGTAAAACCCCTATGATCAACAATCTCATTATTGTTTCCATCAATATTACATAATGTAACATATTTTTTGTGGGGTGAACTACTTGTTGAAACTGTAGCTGTTACTATTGGATGACACCCTGGAGTGAAAAAATTACCAAAATAAACTTTAACGCCCGTATACTCAGAATTTGGAGTTGCTGGATATCTAGTATGACTAGCAAGCATTTTAAGACCTGAATTTCTTCTAACACTGTTTGCACTATACGTTATTCGTGGAGTATTCTCAAATAACCATTGGTCGTTATTAGTCATCTTATTTAATTTTGTTATATCCAATGGTGCCCCCACAGGCCACGTTACATTACTATACGGTAGTGCTGGCATCTATATCCTCCAACTCTTTCTGGCTTAACATCTTATGTAATGTTTCTACTTGAACTTGTAGCACAGCTTTTTCTTTAGAAAGCTGTGCTATTTGATTTCCTAAATTAGCCATAACTTCATTAATATCTAACTCTATTTTATCCATTATCATTCTCCTTCTGTTGTTTATCTATCTTACCACGAACACTTTTTCTAAGCTCAGCCATTTCTTCTTTTAACCTATCAATTTCATCAATCAATTCTTGGCTGGTACCAATAGCCATTGTTAGCGCATGATACATATCTATTCCTTTGCCGTCTTTTGTTGTTATAAAATCTGGTTGCTCTTGGGCTATTAAACCGATTTCTTCAAACGTTTCTATATCATCATCACGCTTACGATGATACTTTTTAGGTCCCCCGGCCTTTCTCATGGCATCAACCATACTGACATCCATATTTTTAATATCAGTTTTACTTTCTTTATCAGAGCGAACAATAAATCCCGCCGCATAAATTTTTTCGAATCCCGTATCAGTCGCATTTCGCAATTCAAGTCTCATCTCTTCTACACCAGAATAATAAGCTTTCAATAAAGTTCCATATCCAGCATTATTAATAAGCGAAATCCTAGCACTAGAAAATGCATCTCCACCATTACTTTGTATTCTTGTAGATGCCCCACCAGTAAAACTAAAGTAAGACTTATCCGCAGTTATAAACAAATCTCCAGGTGCATTAATGCCCATAGTATTAGAAGAGTATAAATTAATACCCCTACCGAAAATATTTACACTCGCATTACTACCGGCATTAATTTCCATTGCTGCTGTACCAGTTTGACCAAGAGATACGGCATTAGCATTTATAAACATTCTACCTGTAGCCACCATGTTTATATCTTTCTTTAAAGATATAGAGCTTGTGCTTTGCCTAACTCCTGTATTAGTATCTGATTCAACGCCTATGATATATACCTCTGGTGCTGATATATCAACTTCTTTGATAGAAGTAACAGCAATTGTACCGGTATCTATTAAGTTTATAGCGCTAGTACCTATGTTAGTATTTGTTGAGGGAGCGCTTAACTGCATTACAGTTTCATTAGTCGCGTCATCATCCAAAGACATATCAATCAAACGTAAATATGACTGTATAGTATCCGAACCATAAAATTTAATAGCGCTATATGTATATGTGGCATCCATATACGACCCTGCATCCTCTGGATCGATTACAATCCTTGGCCCAGAAGACGCAGTTTGAAGGAGAGAACCGGTAATTTCAGCACCTAAAATAGCTCCTCTAAACACACCATTACTAAACTCTACGTCGCCATTACCTTTAATTGCCCAACCAGTAGAACCTGCCAAATAATTGTATGACTGTATAGACATAGCATTCTTTTGAACAGCACTATACTCAGATCCACCAACAACGACCTTTCCTCTAATCAAAGCATCACTAAACATAGCATTACCTTGAAGGTTAATAGACCATGCTGGGAGTGTAATGTCACCAACAGTATTTAATAATGTTGAAGATATTTCTCCAGTAGTAATAGAATTACCATCTATTTTTGTTACCCCCGGCAACTTAAATTGAGACGCTGTATGCTCTAATTTACCAATACGACGCTCTACCTGAATACCATCAAATCTCCACGTTCCAGCCTTAGTTCCAATTCTAATTCCAACAGCAGAATCTTGTATCTCTCCATTTTCAAACGACCAAGCTATTCTAGTCCACACTCCCGCCGGAATAGTTGACGTCATTCTTGCTTTATTGGTAGAAATTCCATCAGCAGAAGTCAAAACTCCAATAGCTAAATCACCAGGCTCAATAGGTTGGTCTGCCAATACATACATAGATATTACATATGAAGAATTTGGCTCAAATTTTAAATTAAATTTTGATAATCCAGACCAAAGAATGACAGAACTTTCAGTAGTAGAATTTACCGCCCTTACTACCTTAAGAGACGTGTTTCCAAAATATCCGGTCGTTGTATCTATAGACGTATTAAGATTTGAGTTTCTATATATATTATTTAAATAATAAGAAGGGCTGTAATCAAATAATGCGTATGGAGCAGGAACCATATTAGCTGCCGAATCTTGAAGCTCAATCGCTTTGGCTGAGATAGTTCCATCATACATAGTTAATGTATTGTTAGCTATTCTATAGCCAGTCCTATTGACCGAACTAAAGTTTTCAGACTCTATCGACCCGGCCAAAGAGACAGTTAGTTTGGACTGAACAAATAAATTATTTGTAAATGCACTATTAGCTCTCAGCTTATTTGCTTCTAAGTCAATGATCTTAGCGTTAGCAATGGTTGCATCAGCAATATTAGCGTTCGTGATAAGGTCAACAGTTGTACCAGTTTGATCTGATACAGGAGATTCATTTCCATTTCCATCTACTGCTATTATTCTTACAAATACAGGAACATTGGAGCCCGCAGAAGATGTCACGGGACGCGCAAACTTTAACCCGGCAAATCCATTTTGACTTGGTGGTGCAGTAACTGGTATATCACCTAAATAAGTATCATCATCAGCCGCAAAACCATCTAGCCCGGAATAAACCCTTAAAGATGTCGTATCGTCTGCCAACGAGTCGCCAAAGGCATCTTTTAGCCTATGCGTAATTAGCAGGGCATGTGTGTCTCCTGCTACAAGAGGAACTGCTGGCTTTTTAGGACCAAATGTATCGCTAATAGTTTGTTGTATTCCTACCAACCAATTTGAAGGATTACTACTTAAATCTATAGCCCTTACTTGGAAGTCATAGTTTTTTCCTCCGGCCAAATTTGATATTCTGACTTTTGGATCGGTAGAAGTTCCATAAGACCAATCGTTTTCTGTGGCTATGCTGTAGCGATATTCATAGTATGAAAAATCTGTATCATTTGATGGATTCCACTGTGCATCAAGATAATAATTCCACGTTGTACCAAATAGAATCTGTCCCGCTTCCAACTCTAAACCAGTCAAAGTATCTGGACCCTGAATATCAGTACCGAATTGAGTCAAAGGGGTCGCGCTAACTATTCCGCTTTCTGCATATTGATCAAATAAATCTACGGCACGAATTTTGTAATAATGGCGCACATATTGTGTAGTACTAATCAACGCGGTCGTTGATGTACCTGACCATTCCTTATTCCACGTAGCTTGATCTAAAGAATGAAAAACTTGATATTCCTTAAAGTCATCTATATTAACAGAATTCCAGGAAACCAATATAGAATCACCTGAGGATTTTGCAACCTCGCCAGTAGATGCTGGGGGTGGTGGATTTGTCGCAGATTTTATTGGACCGGAATCTATCATATTGCCAGATAAATCACGGCCCCTAACACTTACAGAAACAGTAGGCTTTGGTGTACCAAAAGCACCCCTATTGATATCCAAGGTGATATCAAATCTAGCCTGTGTAGTATAATATCTTTTTGTAACGCTTCCAGCAGTTATAGAAACTTCATAATCTTTAAAGTCAGTAAGCTCAGATCCATCCTCATTAGATGTCAGTTCATTCCATGTAGCAACAAAAGAAGATCCACTTACTATAAGATTTAGATTTGAAACTGGACCCGGCGCTACACCATCTGATGCAGTTTCAAATCTAAATACACTAGACCAAGGCGAAAAGTTGTCATTATTGCGCAATCTAAAAGAAATAGCATACGCTTGATTTGGAGTTAAGTTAGGAATAGTACGTCTATATGTCATATATTAAGTTTCACCGTATATTCTATATCTAATGGCTCAGCAGCATTTTTTACAATAGGAGTAACCAACCTGGACCTACTTATCAACACTGTATTACTATCTAGATTAGTATTTTTCTCTACTCTCAACGCATCAAATTTAGCTACTCCAGCACCCGCCGTTGTTGCCCTTGCTCCTATTCTTAAATATTTTATATCCGCCCAATTTGGCGAACCTGTTGCTACAAAACTATTTTTTAGAACAAACCCTATTTTATATCCAGTTCCAGAATTGATAATAACTCCAGTATAATAATCCTGATCACTAGTATGAAAATATATTAACATAGAACTAATATTTGAAACTGCTTCATATGCAATTAAAAATTCATCTGCATTTGAATATGAACTTAGGTCCTGAGAGAATGTACTAAAGTTAGCTGTAGCTATACTGTTTACAGCAGGACTAAGCAAAAGAGACTCCGCGCTTAATCGTGATGTATTATCCCATGTTGCCCCTATCCACGTCTCCGTATCAGGATCAGCCGCCGACAATATCCTAGGGCTATTGGCACCCATTGAAGAAGATGTCTTAAAAGCCCACAAACCCACTTCGCTTATAGTAATAGCGACACCAGGGCGTAAACTGGTTTTAAATACCAACTTTGGATCAGATGTACTATATCCAATTTGATCAATCTCTTGTGATTCAATCTCAAAGTTTAATCTAGTATCATTTACTGATGCTGTATTAGAGCCCACTCCGACCGAAATAGTATCTCCAATTTGTGGTGTAGCACCAGCCAAATATTTAATAAATTGACCCTTACCGGCATTAGTAATAATATTGTTAGATACAGCAACCAGATCCCCTCGTTTATAAAACTTATACTGACCTTTAAGCAATTCTATAATACCTCACTTCATACTCCGCACCTGGGACAGATGGTAATTCTATCACAACATCTACAGTTTGAGTTCCATCGGGAGCAGTTTTTATTGTTTGAGAAATAATATCAAAATTTACATTTGGTGTTGGTAAGGTTGTTGTTGATATAGGAGAAGTAGGTGTTATATCGACTGATGAACTATCGCCATATCCACTATAACTATCGTTTACATCTATATCTTCACTAAATCTTACGTCGACTATATTGTTAGGTACAAAAAACCTTGAATCAATAAGTATTTCATTCTTTCTCATTACCTTATTTTACTACAACCTCAATTTATTGCAAGCTTTTAGAGGCCGCGGGCCCTGCGAAGGGTAATAGTTTGTGTAATATCGTCATTACTAAACGATCTTTTAACTGCTACAACAAAATACTTATGTGTATCTGGGCTTATATTTGATACAGAGTGATTTACCGGAACTAAATCACCTAATTGAGTCAAAGGGCTATAAAATACAGAAGCCTGCAACTCATCACAACCATTTGACCAATTCTTAATAACCCAACCAGCTATACTTTTAGCCATATCTTTAGACTGAATCCATTGAGACTCAATAACAACATCTGAACGGCCTCGCCTACGTATACCATCTGGATCTGAAACAGTGCATCTTTGATCATCCTTTTGCTCTAGCAATCTACCATAAACAAATAATTTTTGATCCACCGCATTATCCACACCAAAAGTAACCTTATCCTCTCCCGAAACAATAGCGTCAGTACGAGATGAATTAGCAATTATAAATTTAGCTCCGAATGGATTTGATTCATAGTTAGTACATACCACCTGAGATTCGTTTGAAAAGTACAAATAACTATGTAATACAGGATTATCCTCAAAATCTATTTCATACTCCTTCATTTCATGAGCAATTGGTACAAATTCATCAAAAAATATTTTATTGACATAGTTCCACTGATCTTCATTCAGAAGAGAACGATACTTAAAATTCCTAGATATCATCGAACTTCTATAATCACCCTCAATAAGATCTAGCAATGAAGTTTGATTCGATTCAACCGGATATGCCAAGATTCCTTGAAAACCATAAACATATTCAAAATCAGCAATACATTGAGTCCTAACGAATGGACCGCTATAACCAATAGGGTCCCAAGCATCCGAGGCTACCAAATAAGTACCAACATCTATGCTATTAACATACAGAGTAATAATAGAATTACGGCCTTCTACACGTACATAAGCCTCTAGGTCATACCATTTACCCGGCACTATTTCGTACCTCGACCCCAACGGCATACTGGTCCCGGCGCGGTGGCCTATAGTACCAAGGAATGTAAAAATTCCACGCCTATCTTTTATACATAAAACTATTTCATTATGCCACCTATTTGATCTATCAGCTACTGCCGTTGTATGAACTGTTGCATACAGACCTGTGCTGTTAGCTCCACCTAAGAAATACAACCCAGCAATACCAGAAGTACTTGAAGGCCACCCAGATTCAGTAAATTTAAATCTAGTACCAAACCTGCTTCCCTCTCTACTATTTATTAAGTCTTCTGATTTATGAGTAGTAGCCATATAGTGAATAGCATTAACATTCGGAGAGGCGTTTCTTGCTAAGCGCAAAAACCCAGAGCTTGTATCCCACTTAGCTGCCACGGTATTGTACTGTGATCTAGTTAATGAGAATGGATCATCTTCTACTCCAATATAACGATTTTCTTCTGGCCTCCCGGCTTTTGTCTGAACAATATGATCTATAATTGCAGAACCAAATTCACCCCTTTTGACAATACGGAGATGGCCCGAAAAGTAGTTCTTCCAAGCTAACACTTCGCTGGAATCAATAGTATCCGTAGTGCTCTTTTCGTCAGACGACTTTATCCATTTACCCACAGCCACATTATTTTTATCATAATAAATATACCATTTGGCATCATATCTTATAATTTCAGACTCAACATTCAACAATCCAGCAAATGGATATGTCGCAGCCTTTTCTTGGGCAATACTCATAAATTGTGAACCAGCAGTTATACTCTCTTTAATAGGAGACGAACGTAATACCACTGTATCTTCTGGCTCCCAACTAACCTCCATTTTTGGAAATCCATTGGCGAAGTCACTATATCCCGTTTCTTTGTAGACTACACTAACAGAATTAGCCTCAAATTCGTTAGACTGATCAACATTAACAATATTAGAAGCATAACTTCCAATCGGTTGTGAAGTATAGATCCAATCTGGAACTCGATTTTCATCATAAGCACCATTTTTTGTCTTAATCTGCAACACGTCATGCTCATCAAAGAATATAGCTGTTTGAGTAACTTCACCTAACTTTGAAATCACCTCCCACAAAGACTCTTCACCATTTGTCCAAAAATAGGGAACTACCAATGAATCTTCTGCGTTTGGCCTATATTCATAATCTGTATAACCCATCATATCAAACAGACGCCAAATAATAGCCGCTATTGTAAGATTTTCAAAGTACGTGGCCGGTACTATCTCTTCCTGAGCAAACATAGAAGAATCCTTTAGATCCACGCTTATCTCTTGGTCATCACTTGGTGACCAATTTTGAGCATACATAGTCATCTGCCTAAAATATTCATACAAACCACTAGCCTTCTTAATTGCATAATCAACCTTAAACCTTACATTCTTATCAATCAAATCAAAATACAAAGATTCTTTATTGTCATTATTAAATCTCATATCTGTATTAGACAATTTAATCGATCCGGTGTTAGAAGATGATCTACCGATAGGCAAATCAAAACTAACATTAGACATAGAAAAATCAGCATTCCAACTTATTGTAAAGTCAGTTAAATCGTTCTCTATACGTGGGCTAATCTCTATAAGATTAAGATGAGCATTCTTTTTGGTCATAGTGCTAACGCTCATCCTAACCCCGCGAATCTGAGTAATTGCATCATAATTTTGAACAGCCGTCCAGGTTAAACTATCGCTCAACCATAATACAATTCGACCATTGGCGTCAACTAGGGGATTCGTAGCAATCGTTTGCCAATTTTTACCATCAATTGTAATATCTACCGTAAAGTCTACCGGAGCAGACTCAGTATTTTCTATACCAATAACAATCTTATTGCAATATAAATTCTGATCGTATATAACATATGGCCTTTGCACAACATCAAATGCAAACACAAAAGCCTGCTGTCTGTTTGTGGCAACTGCCGAAGTAGCATAATATTTATAGGGATCGTCTAAGCTAGCTGCATAAAACCTAGCTTCATCCGGCTCATTTCTGTATGTAGCAGTAACTCTACCTTCTATTGATTCTTGCATTTCGTCTTTTACTTCATTTACTGACCGAGCTTTAAGTATTCCTCTACCCGGCCTCCTTGGCTCAACAATAGAACGAATCGGGTACATTGGATCATCAACATAATTGTTATTTCCTATAGAAGATACATTTACATACCTATTCATATTCCACTCAGCTATAACCCTAGTGGACACGTCCATACTATAAGCCTGTTGCAGCTTAGTTTTTATTTCATTAGATGCTGTTATCATACTTCCTCTAGTTCTACCGAAACTTCCCACATATCATATTTCCCGGCCCGTTTTACAATTTTATGGCTAAAATCTGTAAAATAAACTTGATAAGTCTCTGTAGTACCATTTCCATTAGTGATAGTCATTGGAAATGCACCAGTGTGTGACTCCCAAAAATCTCTCATAGCTCTTCCACCCATTTTGCCATCTACAGTCCAAGAAGACTTATCAGGCAGTTCTTCCCAATTCACCCCAAACGTCCACTTATCTTTTATATGCAATTTCCTTGCCGTACCATCCCACATTCTTTGACTAGGACCATATCTTTTAGGGGTCATGCTAAGCTCAGACCTATTATGATCTGTAACTCCTTGACCATCCCATATTATAAGTTGGGCATGTGGCAATATCAGCGGTGCCGGGGCTGTCATTATGAGGTTACCTTTCTAGTTTTTCCAACATTGAGGGTAGCTTCTTTGTTAAGTTCTCTAACAACAGCTTTGATCCTCTCAATATCATCATCTCTAATAGTAGATCCACGTAGATCAATAGTCAAATGATCTATTCCTCTACCACCATTTCCACTTATATTTTCTATACCTTGCTCTAAACTTCTACTCAATGGTGCAGTAAGAACAGTTTCTTTTTTATGTAAATTAGCTACTGTATTATCATACAGCACCTCTCCACCATTCATCAACGACGGCATCTCTATTCCAGCTTGTCCACCCTTGTGAAGATATGAAACGTGGACGTGGTCACGGTGCTGCAAGGTGTCTCCACCATTACCTGACGGAGCATTTGGGTGACCATAACGAGTCCAGCCCCTACCTTCATTTATTTGGTCACGCCAAATAACATACTTAGTACCAAATGCTGCTGGGTTAGATACAAAGTAACTAGCAATCTGATTACCCAAAGCTATACCCGCAGAAGACTTATAATTTGGAATCATTGTATCAGAAGCCTTACCCATTGGGTGATCAGACTTATTTGGACGATCACCCAATGTACCCGATCCTAGTCCCCATCTTTGCTTAATATATGCAGCACCGGCTGCTGTGTTAGCAGAAACTACACCTTTAACTGCTTTAGGATATCTACCGCTATTTTGAATGAAACTTCCGCCACTTAAACCAGCTCCACCAGTCGATGATGCAACTGCGCTAGAAATTCCTTGAAGAATATAAGAAGCAATACCATCGTCGGCTGCCCTAGAAAGCATAGCACCAAACGCTGCACCAATTGTCTGCGTACCGCCGCCAACACCACCACCGTCGTGTCGAGAAATCATCGAACGCTCTTTTGGCAAACTTCTATTATTAATCTGCTCTAGCAAACCTCTATGGTCGCGCGTAGCCTTTTCGTTAACTACGAATTCGCCGCGTTTCAAAATAGCTGGAACTTCACTAGGCATAACACCAGCAGAACGCTGAATACCTACCCTATCGGCCTGACTAAATCCTAAGTCACCTCCATTATGTCTAACCACACCACCAGTATGCTTAATAGTACCTTGTGAAACTCCCATAAGAATATCAGCAATAGAACCTGGACCTAGACCCTGTCTAGGGAATCTACCATTCTGCAAGAAGAATCTAAGGTCATTGATTGATACACCAGTACCATTAGCCATCCTTGCTGTAATTTGCTGACCAATTTGGTCCCAAGCAATATCATTGCTAATTCTTGCAGAAGCCGCCGATACGTTAGCGCTCAACGCAGAACCAATAAATTGACCCCAAGCATTACCCTGACCTTGTAAGTTCAAACCATACTTAAAGTAAACGTCCTGAATTCTACCAATATGATCTCTCAATTCTTGCTCATTGGTAGGGACAAACTCTCTTAACGCCCTCAATTCCATATCTAGAGCACGACGTGCAGCCTCTTGTTGCCTTTGCGTATGAGTAACCTTTGAATTTGTAGCATCGGCATCAGCTTGCTTAGCAGCATTAAGTCTAGCCATTTCAGTTTCTCTCGCATTAGCTAGGCGCTCTGACTGCATTTCACGTTCAGCGGCAAGAGCCTCTTGTTGCATCTCTTTCTGCTCTTGCATAGCATCTTTTTCGGCCTCTTGAATGTCTCTTAGAAGGTCAAGTCGTGCATCTTTTTCGTCATTCAAACGATCAATATAGTCATCAAATGAATCCGCGCGTGCCTGCTGTTGCTCTCTAATAGCCTCTATTTCAGCTTCATAAGCATCAATTCTAGCCTCGCTAGCCTCTTCTTCACTACGCTGTTGATCTTCTAGACCCCACTGCGCTTCTTGCGCGCCCGCGTTGTTCATAATACGGGCAGCTTCGTCTAGCGATCCGCTATTAAGAGCAGTATTGAAATCAATGTTTGTATTGAATCTTTCAGCCATTCTCTCGATACGTCGCTCTTCTGCTTCAAAGATTTTATTTCTAGTATCTTCTGCATCCTGCTCTACATCGATAGCATTTTCAACAGACTTGATTCTTGCATCATAAGCTGCATCAACTGCTTCTGCCTCGGCCTTGGCTCTATCGATTCTATCATCGAAAGACTTTTCCTCAGCCTCCATTGTGCCTTCCCAGCGATTTTCAAAGTTCTTGTCAGCAGCCTTCCAATAATTATCCAACTGCTTTTGTCGAGCATCAAATGAATTGTCTAAGTCTTTTTCTTGTTGCTTGAACCCGGCCTCTGCCCTATCCGCTGCATCTTCGTACCCCTTCTGACTTCTCTTTCCTGCATCCTGTATTGAATCAATTTGAGCACTAAACTGATTGTCCAATAGTCTATTAGCTTCGTCAAAGATATCACTGCTTGTTGCAGAATAACTACTTTGCAAAGCACTAGTAACCTGAGCTGCATCTGCTCTAGCACTATTTCTATCGAATCCAACGACAGCGGCAGCGGCGGTCTCAATTGCTCCAAATACACCAGTCCAGGCCCATTCCAAATCTTTTGCTGCACCTGCGGCACCACCTGTTTGCAATCCAAGATAATCAATAAGCCCACCTACACCAGCAAGATCATTTTTAAGATACTCTATCGTATCGGAATCTAATCCGTATCTATCACCAAAACTTTGGAAAAATACATCCATCATTTCCTGATACTTATCCATAGTACCTTCAAGAACGCTAAAAGCTTGAATACCAGCTTCACCATATGCTCTATTAAGAGCACCTGTTACAGCAGCTTCCTTATTCTTCATAGCATAAGCTAGCTGCTGCATAGAAGTAATGCCTAGGTCTTCAAAAGCTTTTCCATAATCTTTTTGCAACTTAGTAAAGTCCGGTCTCATTTGGGAGTCTATTACACCCTGCATTTCAAATATAAGACCACGCTTTTCTTCTGGCTTGCTGGCAGCAAGATAAGCGTCCGCAAACTGCTGTCCGGCTTGCGTACCTATAGCCCGAGCCTCACCACTGATATCACCGCCAAATATACCGCGTACAAATCCTGCATCTACATCAGCCGTAGCTATTCCACTATAAACGTCTTTGATCTGTTGCATTAGCTGTGACCTAATCTCCTCAGGATTAGACAAATCTACATTATTAAAACGTATCATTAGATTATCAAAAGTCTGCTCATCAGTAATACCCGCCGCTTGCAATGCTATACCAAACGCCTGCTTAGCCTGCTCTGCCGTACCACCGGTACTTACTACCTTTAGTGCCTCTGCCATAGCAAGCCTATATACCTTGCCAAAATCTCCACCTTCTTCTTTGGCTTCTTTAAGAGCGTCTACAAGTTCAGAATTAGCTTCACGCAATGCTTTAACATCATCGATCCTAGCTGCATAATCATTGTTAGGATCTTCTTTATCACTTTCTAAAGAACCTTGTTGATAAGCGTACCCCAAAATTTCAGACCATGATTTAGCTGATTCGTTGATGGCCTTCTGTTTATCTTCTAAATTATCCATCTTATCTGCAACCGTTGTAAGGATTCCGACGGCCCCGGCGATAATACCGATAGGGCCAAATAGCCTCAAAGCAGTAGGAATTGCTTTACCGATAGCTCCACTTACTCTACCCAAACCACCAACAATTCCTTTACTACCAGATACAGACTCAGCAACTCTAGCGAATGGTCTACCTAACCCATCGGCCACCTTTGCTCCTAGAGCACCTACCTTATTCCCTGAAAATAGATTATTTAGAGGGCTAAGAGCCTTGGTTAATATTCCTCCAACGCCTTTAAAAGAAAGACCCAATCCTGTGAATGAAGTTGCAATCATAGCTGCGTTAACCAAATTATCCATCAAGCTATTTGATCCACTAACCATATCTTTCATAGCTACACCACCAATTGCTAAGCTAGCGACACCAGCTACAATTCCGCCCCAATTACGCTTCATAGTCTCAGTATTTTGAGACATATCAGCAGTATTTTGCTTCATCTGAGCATACATTGCAGCATCGGCAGCACTAATTTTTAAGTTCTGTATACTCTTACCAGCATCATTTATAGAACCGGGTCCATAAATTTGCTGCCCTTTAGCATTGGTAATAATGCTTCTCTTACCAATCTGACCCTTTGAATTAACCATCAATCCTTGTGCAGAAGCATTGCGCTCCATTGATCTAGTAAGATTATCAATACTCTGTGACAAAATAGCAGCACTGCTTGCTTGCTCATCCCATATATTATTAGTACGCAAAGCCATAAGTTGCTGTGCTCTTTGCTCCGCCGTCATCGGTGTAAATCTTGCAATAAGCTTACCTATTGCAGAAGCACCCTTACCAACGGAACCAATCAAGTTACCAACCAAACCTATAAGCATTACAATAGGGCCAGCTACTCCAACAATACCTAATATAGCTAGCAAAGTTTTCTTAGATGCATCCGACCAACTATTAAACCATTCTACGACATTACCTAAAGCATCAATTACCGGAGTCAAAGCTTCTAATACAGTCAAGCCCAAAGGAACTAATGATGCTTTCAAGCTTTCTACAGCAATTTTAAATCTACCTGATGCAGACTGTTGCATTTTTGCAACCTCACTTGCAGCAGTATTTGCCCAAGAGCTAGCATCCATTCCCATAACTTCAATAGCTTTTGAGGTTTGATTTGCTTCTGATTCAACCCCGCCTAATGCATCACCAATGTTTGTCAAAGATGCATTTAGCCTGTTAAACTGATAGGTTCCAAATAGCTCAGCGATTGCCTTTTGCTTTGATAGAGGATCAATCCCCTCCATCTCTTTACCAAGCTGCTTTAAGATGTCAAATAAATTACCACCGGCATCGTTTACGATTTTATCTATATCAATTCCAACACCAGTTGTTGCACTTCTCAATTTAGAAAACTGTGCTATAGCACCGGCTGTTGGGTTAAGCAATCTTGTGGTTGCGCTCTTTAATGCGTTAGCACCTTCGGCTGCATCAACACCAGATTCCTTCATTGACGTTAGAAGGACAGTCATCTCTTCTACCGTTACACCCAAACTGCTCAATGCACTTGCTGCTCTTGGGGTTGCCTCTGCAATATCCTGAATTGTTAAACTGGTAGAGTTTTCTACTTGGTTCATAAAGTTGAACTTTTCAGTTAACTCATCTACGCTCAGACCAAATGCTGTCTGCAAAGCAATCGTCATATCAATTGCTTGTTGATAGTCAAGGTCTCCAAGGAATGAAATCCTTGAAACTTCGGAAGTGGTTTTCTGCAAATCTGATCCCGTTAGACCAGTAGATGCTAACTGAGCTTGCACATCCAAGATATCGCTCATTGCAGCACCATATTGTTTAGCAGCTACTGTTGCAGTTGACAAAGAGTTTTCCCTTAATGCAATAAGCTCTCTTTCTTGGGCAATTGAATTACTTGATTGAGTATCATAAACCTTTGCAATTCTGGTTAAGTTCTTATCCGCTTCATAAGCTAGTTTACCTAATCCGAGTGCCGCCATTCCCAATGGCACCGTAAAACCAACCATAAGCTGACGACCGGCCCACTGAGTATTTTTACCCCAATTTTGTATTTGAGTACTAGATGCGCTCAATGCTTGGGCATGCATACCTATTGCTACCCTGGCGTCTGCTAGCTGAGATGTAAATTGCTTTGGTACAAATAGGTCTACAGTTGACTTACCATATGCAGATCCACTAATTTGAGTAGCAAATGAATTCTGTAGGGCTTGTTGCTCTCTAATAGCAGATGCCATTGAACCTGTTTTAATAGCCTTATAGTAATCTCTAGCGGCTAACTTTTGCTTTTGAATAGCTTGGGTAAGCTCTTGCGTTCTAGAAATAGTTTTTACTGTAGCAGTTTCCCATTCACCACTAGCCGCCGCATTAAGCAACAAGTCCTTACGAATTTGACTTAACTGTGCTGCCTGCTTCGAATAAACACCGGCCTTATCAATATTTGGCGTAGCCGCCATTGTAGCCGTCATAGTTGCACGCAGCTTTTCGAATTGGCCACGTAGCTGACCAACCTCCTTGCTTACTTGCTCAAAATCCGCAGTACCTTGAAAACGGATATTGATATTATCTATTTTATCGACAACTCCTATTCAATTTCTATTTCTATTCCAAGCTCTGCCCAAGTCATATCAGACAAAGCCTTTTCACCATAAAGCTTTTCTTGTGCTCTTTCCCTTACTGCCTTAATCCTAGCGTCATTCTCGGCTTTAATTAAATCCATACCGACCAAACCAGCTTCAAATATCTGTTCATCTCTTTTTATCTTATTATATGACTCTAACAGGATCTTTAGCTCATCTATCGTTAACTTCTCTTCTAGCTCTGCAAAATTCTTATATGCACCCGGCATAGCAATCATTAATCTAGCTTCTAAATCGGCTAAACCATAATCTTCAAATTTTACTCCTGGTTCGGAGTCGTTGCTTCCAGAGCTTCCAGAAGTTTTGGGTTGTTGATCCTAATTCCTAGACATACATCTAGAATTTTATAAACTGTAGGCATATCTAGTATATCTTCTACATCTTCAAGTGTAATACCTTCTGGCATTTGCTTTTCTATACAAATATATGCTGATTCTAACAAAGCAGTTAATGCATCGTCTTCTGTCTTTGCCTCTGCAAATCCTTCCATTCTTTTATTACCGGCGCGGAGTACCTTGATAACCGATGGACGCAATATAATGTCTGTGCCATCTTGTAAAGTTATTTGCTCTTCATTATATACTGTGTTCTTAGCTATTTTAATCACCTTTTCTGTTAGTTAGTAACAGCTTAACAGAAAGATTGATAAATGCAAAAACTCCCGCCTTCGCGGGAGCCTTGCTTAAAGCTTTATCTATTAGGCGATAGCCCTGTCTAGAATACGACCATATCTTACTGGGCCGCTTGATGCTGATGCGTCTGGCAATAGACGGAAGCTAGCTGGCAAACCAGTTGCCTCACTTCTACGTAGCGCAAAGCTAGTAGATTCTGTCTGTACTGCGCGAGCACACCAGTAAACTCTTTCTTGTCTACCTCCTGCTGCTGTAAGTGGAGCTGGACCGACGAAAGCCATTGACCTTTCAAATGGAACATCGCCCAATTCACCGGCCAAAATGTCTACCTCTGAAATTCCTGTTCCCGCTGCTACTGGACGGCGCTGACCCCAAACTACTAGAAGATTCTCTAGTGTAGCCTCGGCCAAAGTTGTGTTTGCAGTAACCCTCATGCTCTGCTTAAATAATCTTGCAGAGTCAAGCAATTGATCAACCTCAACGTCTCCATAATCTGGCTCATAAGAAAGCTCTACACCCTCCATGGTAAAACCTACGTTCCTCCATGATGCAGAACCCTCCAATGCTGTAGATAGGGTTACATTAGTTGTACCTGCTGGCAAAGCTGTAACTGCGGCGGCTCCTGTTGGGCCATCACCTGCTGTACCAATGAATACCCTTGCGGCACCCACGATAATATTTCTTGTTTCTCCTAATGGCACTTTTTAATTCACCTCCGTAAAATTTTATATAGCATTCGATAAAGTTGGCGGTATTTCTCTCATGCTGATATTACGACAGGCTTTATAAAAATGCAAAATTATAAAGGCATTCCAGTATCATCTAATTGTTGGGTATACATTACACTAATACTAACCATGGCCTCTTGTCTCCCGCCATCTTGCTCAAATGGTAAAGGAGCACCAGCCGAATTAAGCGTTATTGACTTATAATCAAACCTACCAACAGTCTCTCGCACTTTTCTACGACTTTCTTTTGTAGCGACTGTATCGCCAGGCAATTCTTGACCAAGCTTACGGATATAGTCGTTTACCTCTTGTGCTGAATCATCTTTTCTTTTAAATAACGCTGACATAAACACAACAATATTGTTTATGGTTGACATATCAGGAGAATAAATCAAAAACGCTACTTGATCACTAGGCATCAACCAAAAATTGCCAATAGTATCTGTTGTCCAATTATAAACAATATATGGAGGATTCTTCATAGCTTCTATTTCTGCAATAAATTCAGGCACCTCTTGTACTGGCACTAATGGTGTTCTTTTATAATCAGTAGCCTTCATAAACCCAGCCCTTTTCAACCTATCCCACAAAAATAATTTAATACCATCTACAGCAGTAGTTTTACTATCCACTATTTTTCCTCCAATCTTATTCTGCTTGCTGCGCCAGTAATATAATCTCTTTCATTCTTTTTTAACTTTTTTAAGGCTTCCGCCTTTCCAGCAGAATATCCAGAATTTCCAGCGATCTTAAAGTTTTTAGATTTTGATCTATATCTACCAGTTATTCCTCCCTTTACTAAATCTTTAGAAAGCGAAGGGGCAATATCATTTTCAAATGTAGAAGTAGCCATTTGAGACCACCAAAACCTAAAAGCATTTGTAAATCTACCAGTTGTTTTTCCTCCACCGGCGGTAAAACTAATTGGTCCCTTACTAAATACTATACCATTCTTTTGAGATGTACCGGCGAAAGCTAAGTACTGAGCAAGCTTAGGTCTTATAGTAATTTCTAACCCATATTCCATAGCCGGTGCCTTCCAATAAAATATGTGTATCCCTTCTTTTACTGTCTGACCAGAAGATCCCGGCTTTGTAAGTATAGGGTTAACAGGACTTGGTTTGATAGAAGCCTTAAACTCAAATGACGCTATTTTACTTGCACCATGACCCTTTAATGTATGTTTCCATAATCTTCCCGCCGGATTACCTACAGCAGTTTTATCTCCGTATTGTGCAGGCCATTCATATACATGATGAAATGATTCAGGATTAGCTGCCGCAATCATATCAATCCAAGCATCTAATCTTGGTGTCATACGTGCATGCGCGTAATTGATTACAGATCCAACGTATGCCGTTGACTCTACTTCTGACTTAACACCGTCTAAATATCCATGAAGATAATTAAGTTCATTGGGATCAAATTCTAATCTATTAATCCCGGCCACTCTGTACTTCCGCCCTTTTTAATACTGTAAGATTTTCTATGTGCGTACCAAATGGATCAAATACAGGATTTACTCCAATTACATCAAAATCAGTTGCTGGATATACGTCTTCTTCTGTCAACAATGCCTCTTCCTCAACCCATAAAGCTTTACCACTTCTAGCATCACGAATTGCCGTAACAGTATCTCTTGAGGTTATAACATAACTTGGTGGGAATCTCATCTCAACATATTCATATCTCCTGTATATACCCTCATCAAAAGACTCTGTATTGGACGCGGACCTATATCCCGTATCTGTAAATGCAGTAGCCTTACAGGGCACATCAAATTGAATTATGTGCCCTTCTCCGTCAGTAATTTCTGTTTCCTCTGTATCTGGCACCCATACACTAATAATCTCTCCGGTAACCAAATCCTCTTGTGGCTCAAAGTGTCCATTAGTGGGCTGGGGGTTATCGCTTTGTGTCTGTACATACCTTCCGCGTAATACAGTAGCGATCATCGTCATTCTGGCGCTAGTTATACATGTCATACTATCAAAAGGAATGGACGCTTATATTGATTCAATATTAAATCTGCACGCGCATTTCCAGTTCCTTCCCATGCCTGTTCGCTATACTGCAATGTCCAATCAGATGACTTTATAATTTCCAGATATCTATCTCTATAAGCCGACTGATTACATGAATAATCGTTAACTAATAATCTTGCGGCCTCTTCTACGTCCATCGGTACAGACTCCCAGCCCCATAAGCCATCTATGGTGTATGGGCGCCCCTCAGTAAATACAGACTTATACCAGGCAGGAACTCTTATGGGTCCATTTGTGTGATAAGACCACAGGTCTTCTGGCGGCGCTTCTTTTATCTCCAACCACTCTGGCGCTAAAGTTTCAACATACCAACCGTCACCTGTAACGTTATATCTAATCGAAGTAATAGGAACTCCTGAAACTGAGATTGCTTTATAAGCTACCAATCTTTTTGGAAGTTGTAGTCTTTCTGTATCTTTACCCATTATTCCATAGGCCGCACGCTCTAGTCCAAAACTTTGTCCTGTTACAGTCTCAATTATTACCCTAACAGATCTTTCCACCCGGCGCGCTTGCTCTAGTGTAGCACCATTACCTATTATCTCAGCAGTATCCAGTAGTGATAATACAGGAGTAACCACATTAATGTTATATCTGTTTTGAAATACTTCTCCATCTACAGTGCTATTGATAAGGACTACTACCGCTCCATCATAACGAACTGCTTTATATGGAATATTGACTGCTACCTGTTTAATAAAACCATTTTCATCTAAATCCTCAAAGATTTGATCTTCACCAATTTTATCAACACCGCGATAAACACTGACTACCGCTCTAGTAGATTCTGGTGGTAGCTTAAATACAATATCTTCTGGCTGCTCTCTATATATCTCCATACTACTATTATATGTCTCCTAAGTTATTTTTCAACTATAAATATTATCAAGGACGAACCCACTTCAATGAAATACTGGTACGCACGTGCCTTCCTGCACCTGTATCTATAATAGCGGCGGCACTACAAAACGCCCATATCGCTAACGTCTGACCTACTGCAAATCTTTTCGTTAAAGACAAATTAAAATCACAAGTAATAGCATTTACTGGATTTTGAGTAGAAGATGCAAATGTATTAGCATTACCACCTGCACCTATATCATCAGATATATAAAAAATACCTACACCGCCAGCCGGAATACCAAATCTTGCATTTGCAGTAATTTCCCAAAGTCCGGCCCTGTTAAGAGTGAATAAATCTGAGTTAGCATTAGGAGTAACGTCAGCAGTTGTATATTCAGATGTTTTTAATGGAACCCTCAAACCATTTCCACCGGCTGCAATATTAAGAGTGGACAAAGCAGTGACTACATATCTAGCATCTCCACCAATGTTTGGATTTACATTCAGCCAAGCTGATCCATCGTATACCATCAAGGCACCGTTTAGATTATAATGATCACCTCTTCTAAGACCAGTAGACGGTAATACCGATCCTGCTCCTAAATCTCTTGTGGTATATGCTAATGCTGGAACGGTGGGTGCAGTAGGGGTTCCTCCCAAGTCCCCGGCCAATTGAATAGTACCTACTGATGTTGTACTTGCTACAGGTGGAGCATAGTTACCGGCTTTTGCTGTAGTAGCTGTAGTTCCAATTGCTAAATTAGAAGTGCCTGCGCCAATTGCCGATCTTGCTGTTGCTGCGTCAGCGGCAAGCAAAACACTCCTACCAACAGGAGTAGAGTTTGATATATCTGTTGCAGTATGGGTGTGAATAGAAGACGCCTTAGCATCTAACAAAGGCTTTAATCCTGCGGGGTGAACGGCGCGAGTTGTATCCGTTCCTGTCGCAGTTTCAGCAGCTGTAGCCATTTCTACACGACCTGACACTGTCTCACTAGCAACATTCATAAATATCGTATTGCTAGCACCCCATGTAAAACCTGCATTATCCAATGCGACTGGAACCCACGCATTCGTAGAATCGTCCCAACCCAGGAGACGATCAGCATCAGGATCAACAAACGCTGGAACTCGCGTAGAAATTTGACTATCTACATAATCCTTACGTGTCAATTCATGGGGAGCGGTTGGACCGCCCTGCTCCGCAAAAAGTCGGGCGGCTCCGAAACGGGCACCACTATCTCTACGAGCAATAGAGTTTGCCTCTAATGGATTGGACGTACCAATATTGTCTACATAATCTTTGCGAGTAACATTATTGGGTGCCGTAGGAGCTAGAGAAACCTCCATACCAACAACATGAGCATATCCGTTAACATCTCTTCTAACAATTTTATCTGGATTCGGTTCGGGAGTTGCACTAAATATTAAATCTTCGACAGGAGCCCAAGAGCCAAACTTTTGAACCAAACCAGTAGGAAGCTCGTTTAACCCTGGCTGGTTTGGTTCACTATAAACTATAGAAGAATTGTTTTTACTTATAGCAATTTCTGTAATATGAATTCTAGAATAACTAACAACATTACGAACCCACATTTCTACTATAGTAGGGCCATCGGTAGAAACAACAACAAAAGCAATATAACTTAAATCAAATGAATCTGTATCTGATGACAGACCAGACACCGTTAAAAACAAATATGGTAAATTACCATAAGGTTCTTGCTGCTTAGCGCGTATACCAATCAATGCCCGCATAAGATCTGATGATCCATGATCACTGGTCTGTAGGAGAATTGTACCATTAATATCTGAAAATTGAGATAACAAACTTATTGTCCCAATTTTATACCAATCTCCAATATTGTCATCAGTTGTATTATTAGTAGATGTAGAAGGTTGTAAACGAGTTACTTTTACATCTCCATTGGAACCAGGAGCTACACCATTTACAGTATCAACTGCCCCTATTGCTCTAGGCAAACCTAAATTTAATGTTTGATTTGGTGATGTGCCTGTAATTGAAGCTGTTGCACTCGCCCCCGCCGCTAATGTAGCCACAGTACCTATGGTCAAATTGTTAGGCGGTCCTGTTAAACCAGTATTACCTCTAGGGATGGTTAAGTTCAATACTTGATTTGGTGATGTACCTGTAATATTGGCGGTTGCAGAAGATCCAGCAACAACAGTAGATACAGTACCTATAGTTAAACTATTACCCGGCCCTGGTATACCTTGCTCACCCTGAATTCCAGTAGCCAGACTTATCTCTATTGGATTTATGTTTTCAACTACTATTACCGGCTCTACGGTAGGATCAACTATCTCTATAATATCTGCCATCTATTTATGCCCACAAAGTAGAAGATTTGTCTACTGTTATTGTTCCTTTCAATATCTTATTTTGTTTGTTAGTTGTTTTGTTTCTCATCATTACATCATAATAAAATTCAAATGTTCCGGCCTGCATTTGCGTATATACAGCACCACTAGGTGGTAATGTTAACGAACGTGGAACATTAATAATAATGTTACCATTTGAAGATAACACAGCTTCATTGTCTCCCGCGCCCGTTGCATCTGCTGGCCTATTAACATCATCAGGGCTTGCCTCTGCATCATTAGGTATATCTTCACTATTAAATGTCCACACCCTTACACCATCAACATTTTCTTTTCTAATGTCCATGCGGATAGCATAACTACTAAGATCAACAGGAGCTGCATCACTAGCGCTTGCACCTGTTTTATATACTAAGTTTATTGTTAGATCAGCGCCCTGATCCCATGTGTAATTATATTCCGCCGCCATTTTTAGCTGTAAAACTCCTTAACCTCATTTTGTGTAGCTGACCTAAAGCCACCCATATTAATAAGTGTCTGCTCATCATCAGCATTAACTAACTGATATGGATGATCGCGCGTAAACTTATATAGGCTCCTTCCTTTATGCTCAAAACTAAAGTTTCTACGCTCCATCTTAATAAGGACTACGTCACCTTCATCTTCCTCCGGCGCTGCTGCTGGCTCATCGGTAATGATAACCTCTTTCTCTTCCTCACCTTCAACAATCAATTCATGATTCTTATCGAGATTTCGAATCTTTCTCTCTTCTTCGTACAAATCCCAAGTAACGCCATCTTCGACTAGCAAAGCAACTCTATCCTGGTTATTTCCTGCTTCTTCTACTCCATCAACGCCAAACCATTCGCCCGCGTCAATCAATTGAAATTTCTTTAATTTATCTAACATCAGTCCTCCTTTTGACTTCTTAGATCATTCTAACACGGTAACTATTCTATACAAAATAAGAAAAACCGGGCCGAAGCCCGGTTCTCTTATTGTCTTTTTTCAATTACGCTGCTAGGCGATTGTTTGTTACAACAACCATAGCGTCTGTGTTTTCAATACCAACACCAATTCTGGTGAATACGGTAAACTCAATTGAGTCCTTCTTTGGCTTGAACTCACGGAACACCTGAATGTCTCTCTTAACACCAAGGATCAAGTTCTTTGGATCAGTTAGCCATACGTCACCGTGGTTACCTGTGGCTCCTGAGTAAGTACCTGTCCTGCTCTCATTGAATAGTGGAACCTCTTGTAGAGTCTGTCCCATAATTCTAGGTGCCAACCAACCCGCTCCACCCTCTGCAACTACGTTGCCGATAGAACCTGCTGCTTGACCCTGACCACTTAGATATTCGTCTGTGGTCAATGAGTAAGCGTAATCCTGTGCAAGACCTGCACCTGTGTAGAACCTCAAAGAGCCTCTACGCTGCAAGAATTTACGAGGAATAGACTTTAGCGCACGATTAGCTGTTTCACGAGTAAGACCTGTACCACCTGCATCAACAATGTGGGCTGCACCATCTGTAGTACCACTAACGGCTAGCTTACGCCATCCATCAAATGCTACCAATAATGGGTCTGCACTAGCCACGTCACCGTTGATCGCTAAATCTTCAATGTCGTTACCAGCCTGCTCAGCCATTAGTTGCGCAACGTGATCTTCAAAGCCTTCCTGCTCGATGTTGTCCTCTAAAGACTCTGTTGAAAGCTCCCAGTCTAGACGTAGCTTGTATGTACGCAAGCTAATCTTGCTGAATGTAACACCCTGGTTTTCACCAGTGTCAACAGCTTCGGTAGCTGGTCTCATCAAACGCTCACCAACACCCATTCTGTCCAATTCCATAGAGTCAGCACGCATCCTTTCGGTACGAACCTGCTTTACAAGAACGGTCTTATCGAACATGTAATCGATGAAGCGGTTTGACTGATCTGGCTTTAATAAACCAGAGCCAGGAGGCGCTCCAATTTCTGTAGAAACAATAACCTTGCTTAATAATGTTTCGTTGCTCATAATTCTGTTTTGTCACCTCTTTTTCTAAAGTTTTATTTTTATTAAATTATATAGACTAAGTTCAGTCTGCTACTGAGAAAAATACTCCTTCGAAAACACGAGAACCTTCGCTCTTTGTTTTCCTCTTTTCGAACGTTTCGTCTGACCCGCCAAGATCAGCCGACTTCTTAACAGCGCTTCCTAGTTCTAGGGCGTTTACTGTTCCCAGCACTTTGTTTAGCCCCTCTTCGAAACCGCTAAGCTTATTTGCGTGGTCATCTAGAGAATTCTTGAATTCTGCAAACTTAGACTCAAACTCTTCATTCACCTTGTTCAATCTATTCTCTAGCGCCTCAATTTGTTCAGCACTTTGCTTAGTGCCGCTTTCTACAGCCTTAGTAATGTCTTCCTTTAGCTGATCTAAAGCCTTGTTTAAATCTGTGTCTTCCTTAACCTGTTGGTCACCGGCTACTGATGCACGTTCTGCATTTTCGTCTACTACAACGGCTTCTGAATCACCAACTACAACCTTACCATTCTCATCCGTTGTGGTTCCCTTTGCATTATTTACACTTACTTCTTCTGGCATTGTTTCCTGTACACCTCCCTCGTTTTGTGAAGCTTGATACTTCTTAACGACTTCGGCTACTTGTTCTTCCCTGCCTCCGTCAATATTTTCAAACCAGCCCGCGTTTTGCATTTTGTTTTGGCATAAAGAACATTGTTCAACATTATTCTCGGAGTCAACAGCAATTGGATCATGTCCATTATCGCAATAAAATACATTAGTTATTTTTGTATCTGCAATAATGCCAACCATCTCATCCTCGCCGGTCTCTTCGTTCTTTTGAATAGTGAACAGTTTTTGAATGCTTTCAAAATTCGCCATTTGGTTTGCTGGACTGTCAACTAATGACAACTCAGTAAGTTTATATGATTTAATAAATCTAACGGTCTTGCCGCCCGCACCATCTTTGCTCTTTACAAACTTAGACTCTGTGTCGGTTGCGGCACCGCCAATACTAAATCCTTGAAGTGTTCCATCTAAAACCATCTTCCATACATTCTCAGCACCTTCTGAAATATAAGCCTCTACATAAATTCCCTGATATCTTTCACCAGAATTTACATCTGTGAACTCCTGCTCACGAAAACTCATTAGCTTTCCTACTGGAATTGGTTGATGCATAAGACGCAAGTTGCCACGGCTCATAAAAGCTTCAAAAGCTTGCTTACTGGCCTCGGCCGTAATAATGTCACCCTGAGTGTCAACTGAATCTAAAGTGGCCCAACCCGAAACAGTTCTTTTAGCCTTATTAACTTTTTCGATTGGCATACTAAGATGAATATCATTTTCACCCACTATGTCAAAATGTGCCTTTGCTATCTCCATGTTGATTACTATAAGCTACGTTTAATTATAAAGCAAAATTGTAACAACAATTTATATCTTAGCTCTTCTATAATCATTAGTAGACCTATTCCCCTTGCTTGCATTACACTTGGTGCAAACCTTGGTCAAGACTGAGCCCTTCCGGCTCCCTGGGTGTTGCGACCCTCTGAATTACTATCAGTACCATTTGCACTTCTGTCTGCGTCTCTAGTACGGCTTTGTGTAGCCGTGGCCTTTTGTTGAGCCGCCGCCTTCGCCTGAGCATTAGCAGCAGTCTTAGCGTTAGCAGCTTCTTCTGCGGCCTGCTCTTCACCATCCAAAGCACCGCCCATTGTGGCAGGCTTATCTCCGTCTGGAAGAGCTTCCCATCCCCAACGGTTACGAACTTCATTAGGTCTAATTGCGCCCCAACGCAAGTAACGCTCATCGATCTTAGACTGAGTATCTTCATCACTCAGGCTCATTTCTTTCAACTTTATTTTAACGGCGTCTGTCTTTTCGCTAATAATGGAGTTCAACCTCTTTTCTAACATTCCTTGTAGTGGACGACATACTTGTTCAGCAAATGTCTTATCTGCATCCCGAGCAACCGCAAGACTAACTCCTTCTGCCAAACCTACTTTTGAAATAGGTACACGATGAGCCATTAGGATTTCTCCTAGATTAGCTTTACGATAATTATTAAAACTAGAATCTTGGGTACCTGCCTCAATAGCATCCATTTTGAATTCAGTCTTAGACTTATCACTATCCGGCGGAAGTGGAACAATTACTGTACGGTGATTTTTACCTTTTAATCCACCTTGAAACAAATCAAACAAAGCATTCTCAGATTTACGACTAAGCTGTGCTCCCTTAATAGTTATTACATACCTTGGCACAGCTTTATTTTCAAAATAATCTAGGTTAAACCTAGAACTAAATTCGTTACCGGCAATTGCTTGTGCAGCAGCCATAATACCTGGCACACCATAATATCCGTTTGTTGGACTATACTTTTTAATATGAATTATTTCATTAGGGTTTTGATCACTACTAATTGGATTGAAGTCTTCGTCATCCCCGAAATTTTTGAAAAAGACTACGTTCTTTCCGATCATTTGAACATAGCCGTCTCTCTTTTGACGAACTCTCATAGATACTGATGGAATGTGACCAATATAACGAATTTCTCCACTTACTGTCCTACCTATTTCCATATAACCATTACCCGTAGTTTCATAATCTGTCCAGACCTTAATTAGGGTTTCTGTAAACAAATCTTCTTTATTACAACTATCAAGCCATTCATACATAGCGTCTTTAATGCGGCCCACTTTATCTCGGAGACTTTCTTTCTTTTCTCCCTCTAGACCACTCATTTTTGATCTTGTTTTAGCTGTTTCCACAAAGTCATACCCTAAAGCAACTATATTGGTTACTTTAGCATCTACTGCTGCTAGGTGAATTGGAGACAATTCATAAAGCTTGGCTAAATAGTCTAAGTTATATGGAGGATAAGCTAAACCCATAAGACTATATGCAGAAGTTTCTTGATTTGCTTCCAACCTTTTAGAAGCTGCGCCGCCTTCGCCTTCAAATGCTTTACTTAGGCGTGTTTTCTTACGAGCTAGAGATGGTGACAATCCACTAAGCTTTTTTAATTCTTCGCCGGACACGTCAAAAGAATCTGCGTTATGATCTATAACTGCTTCCCTAGCACCACCTAGCTTTACATCAACCTGCTGTAACTCGGTTGGGTCGTCAATAGCTACCGAAGCTATACGCCTATCTTCTGCCATTTGCTCTTAGCTTTTCCTCTTCCTTCATAGCTTCTAAATCTAATGGGTCTGGAACTAAACCAAACTTTAATCTTAACAGTTGCTCTTGATACTCTTCATCACTAACTGGTCTCACACCCGGCCTAAATTCTGGCCTACCACCTTCAAAACATCCATAGTGTTTAGCGGCCTTAGCTAAAGCGGCGATCTTTTCTAAGTCACCCTTCATAGAATGAATAAGCATATAGCCATCACCATCTCCTGCATAACCACCTTCTTCTGTACGCCAAAGATAAACTCCATAATTTGGTTCATCTATTATTTTCATTGCCATAATAGCAATGTACAATATAATGACTATTAACGCAAATAACGTACAAACAATTGCACATTTTAGGCGTTTGACCAGCTATAAGAGTACAAGTCCCAAGCATTTACTAACTCAGTTACGCCAACTGTTGCATTATCTTCTATAATATATTTTCTGCCACCTGTATAAGCCCTATATATTCTTTCTACCTGATCACTTCCTATATCATTAGCATACAAATTTACACTACCTATTTGACCTATTAAATCATTAGAGCCTGAACCTACAGAGGCAGAACCTACAAAAATTTGAGCATTCGTACCAGATCCAAACAATCCTGTAACATGTACCCATTCACCACTCTCAATAGAATGGTCAACTCCTAATTTACCATTTATATAAACAACATTACCGTTTGTTTCTAATGCACCATAACGGACACGCAAGTATTCACCTGTTGTTGTCGAATATATATATGTATTTTTTAGATCATCTAATCTAAACCACATATCTATACCATAAACAAGGGATTGACGAGCAGCTTGAACTTCCGAATTTATTTCTATACGACCATTATTCATTCGAGCCCCGCGCAATTCATTATATTCTATTTGATCAGTAACTTTTTCGCATGTAACTATATCACCGACAAGAGTAGCATCTCTAATTAAAAGCTCGTTATTATATTCAGAAGTAGTATATAAAACAACCTCTAACTTATTTACAGTAGCCGGACCATTAAAAATTATTCTAAAGTCTATATTATATCCAGGTATACCATTATTTACACCCGGTATAGTTTTAAGCTTTTCACAACGAGTCCATGTTTGTCCATTGTCTAGACTAGATTCAACAACAAAATCGCCAATGCCATACCAATTAATCTTAGATCTTTTAACTTTTTCTGTAAAAGGTACAGGAACGATACCTTGCCACATTCCGCCAACAGTTCCAGTAATTGAATCTGTAATAGATACTTCTTTATAAATTCCATTAGTCCACGACTCATCAACCCCCCAAATTTTTTTTATTTCCACTGCATCTGGTTGATCTTCAAAGTTATAAATTAATGCACCTAGGTCAGAAAGATTGGCGGTTATTGATGGTATGTCTCTACCCATACGATAATGTTTATTAACTACATTAGCTACTAGGGGAGCATCATAAAAAGCAATTCCATCTATTGCAACCCTACCTGAACCCGCGCCAGCTACAAAATTCGACTCATCTAGCAAAAAAATGCCAGGCTCTATAGATATTTGATCATATAGTCTACCGTTAATATACAATGATATTGCATCTACACTATACTCTGCCACCACATGCAGACATTTTCTTTCATCATAATCATATTTTATCGTATATGATCCTGTTGACAACTTTACTGTAAATTCTATACCTTTGTCCCAATAAATACCACCGTTGCCCCCGGCCAAAATTGAAACTTTTTGTGAAGTATAAGGTAGGCACCAAGCTTCTAATGAGGTTATTTGATCACTTTTTTCTACAGAGAATGCATTTGACACAAAAGTTTTTTCTACGCCATTGCCTACTATAATAGAATTTTTATTGCCAGCAATAATAGGCGCAACATTTTTAGCTGCATCATCGGAAAAATCTGTAGAAAATATAGGCGAATCTACTCTAAGTTGATCTATATACATATTTTTATTCTACTGCTATACCTTAGAAATGCAAGAACCCCAGCCTGTAAGTGATTACTAAAATCACCTGTAAGCCGGGGTCTTGCTGTAACTATCTCATCCTAAGGTAGACCAATTCGCACGAATTGACCCAACAACTATCAGTCTGTCCATCGGCCCACAAGCCGTGCAGTCCCCGAAGGTTGTATGTTTATTTTAACCTAAGAATAAAATTATGTCAATCTTCTATCTTCCACCCACCGTCACTATCTACATAAATTGTAGATTTTTCAAACTTCTGTGACCAGCTTCCATCTTCATGCTGCTTTGGCTCTTCCAAAGGATATCCTGTATATCTGCTGCGAGAATAATCTCCAAATGACCATACGTCAAATGCTGGTCCCCAACTAGCTACCGCCAAATTAGTTCTAGGATGCCAATTGATTGCACCTCTTTCAAAGTTAACAAATGCTCCCCCGGCAGAATCAGCAAGGTCGTTTGTAGTAGGCCATCCTAAAGGACTACGAGGACCACCTAAAGCTACATATTTGTCAAGAATTCCCCCGACAAGATAATAACCTTTATCCTTACCATCATTTTTATAAAAAATGGTTCCTCCTGTAAACCTTTGTGACCAACCAAGGATATCAGCTCCGTCTGTTACAGGAACTTCATCCTCTACAGGCCAGCCCAAGAATCCCTGCTCATAACCATGAGAAGCCCAAGCCTTTCCAATACCACCACGAACCACATAAGCCTGAGGTGTGCCAGCCTGATAATAAAGAGAACCGTTTTCGAACCCTTGCATCCATCCACCTTTTACCGCAAGCTCATCGCGCACCGGAAATCCCAAAATACTTTTTTCTACACCTAATTTTTCATAACGAGTAGCCAATGCTCCCTGTACGGCAAATGAACCAGTTTTTGCAGTACCAAGTGCCATTCCTCTTTCAAACCTAGAAATTCTTCCTCTACCATCACCAGTTGGGTGCTCATCTGTTACTGGATAACCCATTGCTGAATTTTCATATCCAACTCTCTTATAAGCATCTAAAATTCCACCTTGAACAGCATAAGCTTCTGGCAGACCGGCCTTCGCCCAAATAGAAATACCCGGACCGAATCCCTGTGTCCAACCATCTTTGAGCTTAATTTCAGCTGCTGATGCTTTGTCTACAATATTTAACTTGGTAGCCTTAGCATTTATCGATCCATATACAGGATAGGATATCTTAGCAGGTACCACAAGATCTGGACCTTTCAAAAGACTAGATACTTTAGCTTTCAGTGCTCCATAATCCATACCTGATGTATCGACCTTACGTCCCCTAGGAAGTGCATAATCTGCGTGGCGAGGCATCCAATTAATGTCTCTACCTGTCTCTTGCAATATAGATGCACATAACTTTGCGTATGAATCTAATTGAGCTGCTGACCAACTTGCAACAGATCCATCACTTTCTGCTTCAATCCCGGCAAAATGACCATTTCCATCAGTTACACCATTCCAATTACCTGCACCAGAATGCCAAGAAACTTTTTCGTTAATGCAATATATGGTTCCTGAACGTCCCAAACCATACATACACAAACTATTCTTCAAATCAGAACGACCATCACGAACAACTCTTAAAGTTGGATAGTCTCCTGCTGCTGATCTAGAACTACCAGTGTGGTGCAACATAGGGCCATAGATGACTCCCATTTGCCCCTGGTTATGTCCAGACCACGCTTCTACTACTGGGTAGCCAGTTCGTCTAGCTACTTTTAATACAATCTCTCTTGACCAACCCACTTACTCCACCACCTTAGTATTTTCTCTAAGCCAATCGTCGTCTACATAATCTTGCTCGCTAAACTCCGATGCTTTCCAATCTTTCTTGTCACCATCTGCAACTAAATGCTGTGGCGCCTCAACTTCTTCTGTTTTAAATTTACTTTTTAACTTATCTACAAGTCCCATTATCGTCTCCTTATTTTTCTACTACTCTTTCATAATACGACTCCAATGTTTACAACGCAAAAAGCCGGGCAAGGATTCCTCCCTACCCGGCAATTCGCTAATTTAATTCGCTGATCCAACTATCTCGCAAGCTGAGGAAGTACACGCAAGCGTTTGACTTCCTGTTGTATTATCCTCTGCTTCGAACAGACTCAACATATTCCAGTCAATTTCTTTTGGCATATCGGCTTGAAACTGATTATATCCAGACTCATCGGTATCCTGATATGGTGCTTGCTGATAAGTATGCTCAGAATATGGTAGGAAACTAATACCACCAACATGCTCCCAATTCTTGTACACCCAATTAGCGACTTCAATCCATTCATTTTCACGAACATTAATAGTTACACTTGGGTTGTGCTCAGTCCAATTGAGTTTGTACGTCTTCCAAAATTCTAGATGATCGATGGCACTCAACTGCAACCTAGTTACAGCGCCTTCTGGTGCCTTCTGAGGAAAATAGAACACTGTCGTGCCTTCTGGGTTCATAACGTCTGGCTCATTTGGTACACCCTGAAACTTCATAAATTCAGTTAGTGGGTCCTTGTTGTCCTGACGGACCGACCTGATGTAGTAATCATTGTGCCAAGGGTGCATACCTGAACTTGTTGCTGTTAGCTGACTTACTGTTCCACTTGGCTTTACAGTTGTAATTGCAGCACTACAGTTGATTCCCATAGCGTCTGCAATTACCATATTGGCAGTTATAGCTGTAAGACGCATTATATTCAATGCTTTAGCTAATTCATCCGTGCCTTCACGGCCACTCATCAACTTATTACCAAATTGACCTGTCAAACTAACGCCAAGCAGACGCTCTTCTTCGCAATTATCTTTCCAGATCTTACGCAAGTACCTAAAATTTGTAAAGCTTGATTGAATTGTTCCTAAAATTGAAGCAACATTGACCTTATTAGACAATGAAGTAATATCATCGTCTTCTTCTATGATAACTTCTGTTAAGTTACAGAATTGGTATGGACGTAGCTTAATCTCACCACAATTGTGTGTATAGATTCCATTGGCATCAAATGCGTTTACGTCTGGAACGATAGCATCATATACATCTTCTATACCCTCTGGCTCTATAGAAAGCACCTCAGCCTCAAATTTAGATTTATACATAGACCTAGTTCCAGATAGCATATCCGCAAGCTTCTTAGCCTTAGCAGAATCAACAAATCCAATTTTGTTCGCAAATACACCAATTGACTCTCTAGAAATGATCACCTCTGACAATGCCTGACAATAATATGGAGACATTTCCCTATTTGAATCTGGCAACATTTTAACTCCGGCATCTCTACGAGCATAAATTTTACCAAGGATTCCCAATCTACCCAGCATTCGCTGTACGCCGCCCAAATTATCTAGCGAAATGCTAGTAAGCCGGACAGACCGTCCTTTAATACGATCGCCTTGAACACTGCCATCGGCATCAAAGTAACCCCTAAGAAACCCGTGATAAAAATCGCTAGAAGCAGACTCTATTTCCTTAGTTACTCGCTTGTTATCAAGTAAACCGAATTGACGTGCCCACTCGGTTACAGTACGAGATGAAAGCCTCCACTTTTTCTCTTCACCTACCTGAGTTTGCAACTTGAACTCAGCATCATCAACAACAGATTCTACCTTGTGCTTGATATCTAGCCCATTTTCCCAAACGTCAATCAAGGCGCGAGAACCAGAAACACAGCCATCGCCTACAAGCAAACCAAGAACATACCCTTGATTCTCTGTACCAGGTCCACCCCAAGTGGCTCCATTATTATTGGATAATACTAAACTATCACCCGGCAAAATATCTGACAGACTCTTCCAACCATCGGTAGTCATAAATCGGTGATCTTGCGTAGCCCTAACGGTGTGGCCAAATCTTGTATTGATCCTAAATACCTGCTTGGTGCCTGTCTTAAAAAAGCCCGTTGAATCGTTCAACTTACCATTAAGCATAAGCTTAGTCTCTACGTTAAGAATGTCAGATATTTGCCTAGGCCCATCTTCTGTAATTACCCAAGTCTCTCCGGTAAGGCATGGATTCAACCCGGCAATTTTGCTAGTGTCTCTACGTGGTGCATTCTTGTTGCTTTTCAAATCTGCCATGTTGACAATTCCACGCTCACCGGACTTAGACTCATAAAGGCTGGTCCACTCACGCAAGAATTCACCAATGCTCGGCTTTGCGTAATATGTTGCAGAGTTATTGGCAAGTCTGCGGTGACCGTAATCTTCCCACCACGCTCCACTCTTTGCCTTTGCCATATCAAAGCTATCTAAATCACTCATTGAAATAAGAGCTGAGCGCCTTACTCCACCTACTACAACGACATCACCAATTTTACACATAATATCGTGTACTTCGATATCTGTTAACTGGCGACCGGCGGCTTGCACAAAGATCTTGATCGTAAAATCAAACAAATCAATAAGTGGTTGTGGTCCCGATGACCTACCGCCAAATGTCTTTAGCCTTGCTCCGGCTGGCCTTAGCTGCGTCGGGTCGATTACTGGAATCTGACCATTGACCAAGTGATTAATCAATTGCCTGTAAGCCTTGGCCCAACCTTCTTTTGAGTCACCCACTACTACAACATCTTTAACCTGCCTGAAAGCATTAGGCATTACTGGTAGCTGACAAACATACTTTGTCTCTACGCTAAATCCAAGACCGGTTCCATTCATTAGGATATATAAAGCTTCATCAAAAGATCTTAATGAGTCTACTGGCATAAAACTACAGTTATACCCGGCGACATTGCTGCGCTCCAAAGCTGGACCGGCTGTCATAAGTGCTCTCATACTTGGCATAACCTTATGCTGCAAGATCATATCTGCGGCCTCTGTCCAGAAGTCATTACTAATTGCACCAGGATAATTCTTGTCCATATGATCTGCCATAAAATCGATATAACGATTTACAGTCTCAGACCACGTCTCTCTTCTATTTTCTTCTTCTAACCATCTTGCATATCTAGACTTCGCAATGAAGCCTCTATAGGGATCTGTAATTGATCCCTGTTCGTCTATAAACGACAATTATTTAACCACCTTCTAAAGAATTTTGTTCCTCTAGTATAACCCCAAATTGGTTATAACTTGCCCAATAAAATTATTTTTCTAACTTTTTTATTACAGGCTCAAACGCATCGGACACTAGCTTAGTCCAATCATACGCTTTAACAAGAGAAGGTACCGAATCATATGCTTTACTAGCAACATTATCAAAATGTAACACAGAGTAACGATATGCAGCCTCTAAACTAGATATATCCGGCTCAAACATATGTCCCGGATGCATATTAGGCCACGGAGAGTCAACTAATTTTGAGCTTAAGCGTAGTGGAGGTTGTAAAAACTTTTTATACGGTGCCCAAGCTGAGGTACAAATCACAGGCATTCCACTAGCCATCGCTTCTAATGGTATAAAACCAAAACCCTCTCCATAACTTGGATAAACCAACACATCATGATTCCTTACAATATCAGCCAGCTCCGAATCAACAACATCTCTTTTATCCAATATTATATTATTGTATGCAGTATTAACTGCAACATAATTATATGCTTTAATGGTTAAGCTAACTTCTTCCCCGCTGCCGAATACATTTCTAAATGCTTCAATCGCCATTGCTCCACCTTTTCGTGGCGCCGGTTCTCCTATATGTAAGAATTTAACTTTGTCTCCGGCCAATCTGCGTCTTGGACGCCAAAGATCTGCATCAATTCCATGCTGTAAAACTTTAGCTTCTATTCCCGTAGCATCATTGATCCAACGAGCCATAAGAGGACTAGTCGTCCACAACTCATCAACGCTTTTCATATACGGCAACCATTTCGGCGGGACAACACTGGACTCCCATGGTGTATATCCTATTTTATAAGAATCTTTACTAGACCATATCCAATTAGAGGGATGAGCCCAATTGATTTCTACCGACGCTGTTGGATCACGAAATGGCACATCATGACCTAAATCTTGAAGCGCTCTTGTTAATCTGTATCCTGCATTTCCAAACCCAGTTGATCTAATCATAGAATCTTCTGGCATTGATAAGCTTATTTTCATAAGCTTAGTCTACCATATTAAGCACCAAAAATATCAACATGAAAGCGAGCAAATGTTAATTGCTGGTCCCCTTTTTCATAAAAACAACCCACTGAACCATCTGGCATCATAATCATTGTTGAATATGCTGCTAGGCCAGGTTCTATTACTATAGAATAAGGCCATGTAGAACCATTATTTACACTTAAGTAAACGGTAAGATTTCTTCTTAAATTGACATCATTACAATTTGAATGTAATAACCAAGAAGATTTTGAATTACCATTAACAGGATCGACCCGTATAACATCTCCATTACATTTAGGGTCTGGTAAAGAAGAATTGACTGTAGACCACGGACCAGCAATACTAGAGGCTCTACTAAATTTTCTAACTCCACTTGAATCTAGTGGCCGTCCGGTATCAAAAAGGCTTTGATCGTTAAGCTGAATTACTTTATGTTCGTCAATTCCTGATCCTAAAACTGATGCAACACGACTCCATGTAACACCGTGATCGTTACTAATAACGTAGCCAGCATATTGACCACTACCATCCTTCCAACAATAAGGAATCAACAACGAACCATTAGATAACTGTACACCTTTACCACCGCTAGCAAACACTCCGGTCATAGTATTGTTTTTAATGCTAGCAATCAAATCCTCACCCGCGCTCCACGTAACGCCATGGTCATCGCTATATTTTACATATGGATGCAATGTATTAGTAGAACCAACAGAATTTCCATATCCACTATTCGGCCATCCTATACCGACAGGAGAGTAAGCATAATGACAAAATAACCTTCCGTTTACTCCAACACTAGGATCGTAAATCAGGCATGGATCACCCATACCAATACTCCCAGCCTGTGTACCATCGCCGCCATGCAAAGCAACAATCTTTCTGGGCTCCCAAGAATAACCATAGTTTGTAGACCTCCTACAAACTATATCAACGTTATTAGGAATGTCTGCCGGACTTATATTTCTTGAATCATAGCAAGTAACAAGAGTACCATTATTTGTAATTGCTAATGCAGGTATTCTAAATAGTGATGCAGGCAAACCGGTCCAGTCTACCGTTGAATAAATAATTGGAGTTGAAGTTGTCATGGCCTAACCCAACTTAAAGCTATGCTAGTACGCTGATTTCTAGCACTAAAAGTATCTATGTTAGTCGCAGCACTAGCATAAGCCCATAATGCAATTTCCTGGCCAACAGCAAAACGTTTTTCTATAGATAAGTTTACATCCCAAGCAACTGCTGCTGCTGGGCTCATCGTTTGAGCCGCAAAAATATTACCTACTCCTGATGCTCCGACACTATCGGATAAATAACAAATGCCTACACCGGCTGCTGGCACTGCATATCTTGCATTGGCAACTATTCTCCAAAGACCGGCACGATTTAAAGTAAAAAGATTTAATGCAGCATTAGGCGTAACGTCAGGACTGGTATATTCAGACCTAGTTAAAGGGACTCTAAGACCATTTCCACCCGCCGCAATATTGATAGTACCACCCGCGGCAACGATATATCTAGCGTCGCCCCCAACATTAGGGTTAATGCTTACCCAGGCCGCACCATCATACTGCATTAAAGCTCCGTTGAGATTATAAACATCTCCACGTCGAAGATTTGTCAATGGCAACGTTCCACCTGCGCCCAAATCACGACCGAACAAAGTAGTACGCTCATCAATAGCAGAAGAAAGGTTACTTATAGTTGAAGCTAACTGACTACCAACATGATTGCTACGTTGTATTGAAAAACTTTTAACCGCATTAACTTCTCGCGCAACTCGACTAGCTAAATCAAGAACATTACCGCTTAAAGACATTAAATCAGTCCGGCCTCAAACACAGCAACAAAGTTTGTATTGGTATCTCCAACATCAGCAGTGTTTGCTTTAGTAGCTAATGCTGATGTAACGGCTGCGGCGTCTGCTGCTGTTCCAGCAGCCGTACCTAGTATAAGATTAGAACTACCCGTGCCCGCGCCAATTGCTGTCCTCGCCGCTGACGCGTCCAATGCCGTTAATACAGACCTACCTGTAGCAGTAGCATCACTTATCTGTGCTGCTATATGACTATGACTAATTTGCGCTTTTGTATCTGCTACAGCTTTAAGTCCCGCCGGGGTGACAGCACGCGCAGTATCTGTTCCAGTAGTTGCCTCTGCTGTAGTTGCTAACTCTACCAATCCGGAAACGGTATCGGTTGCTGTAGGTGGAGTGTAATTACCGGCTTTTGCCGTTGTTGACGTACTACCAATAACTAGACTGGAAGTACCTGCACCTATCGCTGTGCGAGCTGCTGTAGCATCCACAGCCGTTAATACTAATCGACCTACAGCAGTTGAATCAGAAATATTGTCAGCAGCGTGAGTGTGAGATGTTGGAGCCTTTGTATCGGCTACAGTTTTTAGGCCCGCAGGGGTAACCGCACGGACAGTGTCGATACCAGTTGTAGCTTCTGCTGTAGTAGCAAGCTCTACTACACCAGATACTGTTTCTGTTGCAGTTGGAGGTGTATAGTCCCCTGCTTTAGCTGTAGAAGAAGTAGTACCTAAAACAAGATTTGATGTACCTGCACCAATTGCACTACGAGCCGCTGGTGCATCGATTGCTGTAAGAACGGATCTACCCGTAACAGTTGAATCGCTAATATTCGCAGCAATTGGTTGGTAATTACCAGCTTTTGCTGTGGTGGCAGTAGTACCAATTGTTAAATTAGAGGTTCCAGCCGCAATATTATTTCTAGCCTGAGCTTGCTCTGTACTAGTTAATGTTTGTGCTGCATCGAATCTAACTCTATTTCCTAGTGCTGTAGTAATAGTAGTAGCAAAATTTGGATCATTGTTAAGCGCAGCAGAAAGTTCATTCAATGTGTCTAACGCAGCAGGAGATGAAGCTACAATAGCCGCTGCTGCCGCTTGAATTTCAGATTGTGTTTTACTAGATGACCAAGCGGTACTTGTTGAAGTATCTGTATCACTAATTCCAGAAGAATTCGCTACAGCAGCAGCAATTTCATTTATAGCAGCAACCAATGAAGACTTCTGTGTGGTTGTAAGTGCAGTAAGGCCAGGAGCATTACCATTAATCATGGTACGCAAGGCTTTAGACTCAGTAGCTACTCTAGTAGCTAAGTCAATAACATTAGTTGCTAGAGACATTTAATTATATCAGTCCATTCTCAAATAGTATTTTTAATGAAGGTAAATCATCATATGCAGTATGTGGAGTATCATCTTGAATATGTACTGTTAAGTCTTCTTGAATTAATTCATGTAATAGTAAAGCACTTGGGCCTTCCCCCGCTACGTACTCATTTTTTGTTACATATATATTATCAAGATTCACTCTTCCCTGAGATTGATCATTCTGTACAATAAGACTAAGGTTTTGGTCAAAATTAGATTCCGTCAACACCGTCGATGGAATAAAACCTTGCCTTAACTGCCCATTTTCATCTAAAATATCTTCTTTATTAGACTCATTATCAATATAGTCTATTAATCCAGATATCGGAAATATGATGTTATTATTTGTAAAATAGCCATCCAATACTAAATTTTTACGAACAGCTTTAATTCTAAAATAACAATCTTTCAGAACATCTACCTCACTTGCACTTAAACTCAATATGATCGATTTTTCTGTATAATCTACAATTCCCAGATCTATAGATTGCAAGTTTTCTAATTTATCTCCTATTTCTAAGATTAAGTTATACTCAGATAAATCTATCCTCACAGGAATTATAGTCCTTAATGGTCTATGAGCGAATGTTGTAATTGAATATGACACAATCTACCTCCATTGAATAATATTAGTGTATGATCGATAATAACGCAAACATCTACACGCCGATTTGACAGATGACTCCTAGATAGTGTAAGATAATAAGTAAGTTCAGACGTATGGGGCGTCATGACATAAAGTTTTCGTATACGAAGAGATACCAAAGCCCGGATCATTGCCCCATACTTTGATCCGGGCTTTGCGTTTGGCCCGGCTCTGCTTCCTTGAAATAACAGGACCCTAGCCACAGGGATGATCAGCGGTGACAGTGCGGGCCAGCACATATTAAGGCTGTGGCGTGAGAGCTAACCTCCTATCGTGTTGCTATCCGATGGGTTGAATAAGCTTCTTACCATTCTTCACTTATCTCTCACGCACGTAAGATGATGAATCTAGATAATGAAGAACCTACCCGCAGCCCCGACCAAACAGTAGCCACGTAGCTCAAAATAGGCGGCTCACCGATAGAATAAGTGGTAGGACCAGAGTGACGGATGCGTGTGACTGGAGGCTCCGTCAGTGATAGCAATATGACTCGCAGCGAGAAAGAATCAAGTTCCAACTTGATATTTATGGTTTATTCATAAAGCTATAGCTTGTTTGTATATACCCTTTCTCTAGGCACGCTGGGGGGGGGATATATCTATGTTTAAATAATATTACTTAAATACTTATCATTTAGATAGCTTATAGAGTATTATTAATTTATGTTAACTAAGTGGCAAGCAATACATAAGCATAAGAAGTTAGTGCAACAAGGGACAGCTATGCCTATAAGATGCCCAAACGAAGAAGCGATCTATATCACTCGAATTGGTCAGGATGAAGAACCGGTGTTATACTGTTATATGTGTAAGACTACTGTTATACCCGGTTTATGGTTATACAAACAGTTGGAGGCAGCAATTAATGAAAAAATCGACACAATTCCATGAGTGGGACGATGACATTATTTATGCTGCGCAAGTTATGATTAAAGTTTATGAAAAAACTGGTCAGCCTATCCCCGCAATTTTGACCAAGATGGCGGGTGAGATGGATGAGCAAGTATCCAGACCTGGACGCATTGAGACAGCGTATAAACGATTTCTACGTTCGTATCGACAACGAAGAGCGTAAGATAGATGAGTCATTAGAAAATGACCACAAGCGCAGGTTAAACTATTTTGAAACTTTCAACCGCGCTCCCTTAAATAAGAAAGAAGACTAATGTATAAAATATATTCTACTGCTGATGTAGATGATCATGAAAATGTTTATCAATTTGATACTATGATGGACATAGTTGACCATATCAACGAAAATAACGAAGTTATTATATCGGCTAACTTTATTGAGCAGTTATTTCAATGGATAGTTATCACTCAATCTTCACAAGACAAAACTATAAACCTTAAATTTAAATATTTTACAGAACAAACCGAAGATGTAAACCCCGATCCTCTTATTGGTCAGAACCCAGGAGGTAGTTACGCAAATTGAGATTTATTAATGATATGAATGTAGAATTAGTTGATTCTATGGGTTCGGACGAACGTGTTTGTCAGGCGGCAAGAGTAAGCACAAAGGGAGCAGAATCTTATTCTGCCGGGGAATCAGAGGGCCTTATAAATTTTTTGATAAGAAATAGGCATGGTTCTCCCCTTGAACACGTTATATTTACCTGGCTCATTTCTGCACCTATCTTTGTATGGCGTGAGTTCATGCGTCATCGTATGGCTAGTTATAATGAAGAGTCTGGAAGATATAAGCAGTTAGAACCAGTTTTTTATACACCCTCTTACCACCGGCCTCTTGTGCAAGTTGGTAAGACTGGTGCATATACATTTGAATCTGGCACCGATGAACAATTTGATCTTGTAACTGAGCGCCTGCGTGAATCTTGCGAAACCAGTTACAACAACTACGTAGACCTGCTAAACTCAGGTGTAGCTAAGGAAGTCGCTAGGATGGCTTTACCATTGAACATTTACAGCTCTGCCTACGTGACTATGAACATGCGGGCATTGATGAATTTTCTAAGTCTACGTACAAAAGAAGAATCTGCTGCTCATACTTCATATCCCCAGTATGAAATTGAAAAGGTAGCGAGGCAGATGGAGTCATCATTTGAACAAGTAGCTCCAATCTCCTACTCAGCATTTAATCAATATGGGAGGCAACAACCTTGAAATTTGATAAAACTGATTCAAAACATGTAGATGTGTATACTTTATTACACGAAAAGCTATCTGCATATGATCCAAAAGTTTTTATAGATTTACAGGCTGGCCCGCCAGGCACTCCTGAACCAATTACAGCCATTACTATATTTTATACTTTTGAATCTAAAAATCTTCGTAAAGATATATGGTTTGCTGTATCTGCTTGGAGCAAATCTAATGCAGAAGATATTGTGGAATATATAGTTAAAACTATAAGAAAGAGTCATTTTGATGACAAAATGTAACGAAACTATTGGGAGAATCCATGAGTAAAGAAGGTAGAGGATTAATGGGTATTAATTATCCAATTCAAAAAACATTAGATATAGAGAGTATTCTAAAAGAAACTATTCCACAATATGACCCCCGGCTTTTTTATGAATTTAGGGCAGAACCGGGACTAGATGAACCGGTTTATGCTTTAACTGTGTTTATTAAGATAGGGCTAAAGAAGCTTCGTAAAGATATGACTTTTGCTGAATCAGCATGGGATGATTTTGATGCTAAGTTTATAGCAGACCTTTTGGTCAAGTTTGTTGAGCAAGTTCTTGAATTTATAGAAGATGATGCAAATGACACAGCGTGACCAACAGGTAATAGATAGATTGTCTGAGGTTTATCCAAATAAAGATATACGTATTTGGTATAGCCCGGATGATTGGATAGAGCCGGGTTTTGAAATACCTTTGGTGTTTATAGAATTTGGTGATAACTGTGCAGCTTGGGAGAGGACATGTTATGAAACTTGGCCTTTTGATAAAGTTATACAATCTACTATCGATTACTTAAATGATGCAAAAACTACACATTGATCTAGGAGATATGTTAGAGGCATTACCTCTAGCGTGGAATGATGACACTCGGCGAGTTTATGCACCTCACCACTCAGACTCTCCCGCCGCTGGTCAGTGCGTTGTAAGCAGCCTGTTGATACAAAAGCACTTTGGTGGTAAGCTGATCAGGTGCAGAGTTCAACCACCGGGTGAATCCCTCGTTCATTACTTCAATGAAGTAAATGGCATGATGATTGATTCTACAAGATCACAATTCGGTCCAATATATCCAACATATTCTAATTTTTGGCCGGACCCACCAGTTGATCTTTATATATTTCCTGGCACCTGGGAAAGTGTACGCCTACTAGAATCGCGGGTATTAGATATAATGAATTCAACTTATGTATATGGATGGAAGTAATGAGCGAAGAAACACATAATAAACTAGAAGACGCTTTACGTGAACATTTTACCGATGAACGTAGTGGTGCAATATTGACTGATTATCTTATCACAATGGCAGGAGTTTCATTGAAAGCTAATGAGCCTACTACAGAATATATTTGGGACTGTTCATCTGGCCCGCCGCATGCTACCCTTGGATTGGCGCAGACAGCGTTTGACTACCAATCAAATAGATTCTTTGAAGTAGATGAGGATGATGAGGAAGAAGACTAAACCTGTAGCCCAGCCTAAAATAACTCAAATATATGATTGGACTGGTATTACATTTGATGTATCCACTTTCCGTCGTATAGCCGCAGAAATGGCGGGGTTGCCAGGAGATGCACAAGTCTATGCTTCTGGTGGTAAGATAGGGTGGCATGGCGAAGAATGTTATTTAGTTAAAGTTACGGAGAATAAATGAGACCCCAAACAGAACATGAAATAGACCGTATCATAGAAGAGTGGCATAATATGCCTGATGATTTATATATTTTGAATGCTTGCTTATCCAAAGCTACATGAATGGCTTGGTTGGACTTGGGATGAATATGGAGAATGGGTAATGAACGGGACGATACCAGAATGACACATTGGGGACCGACATATTATGAGATGACTCATAAGCCAACCGCCGAAGAGCTAGAGGCGCAAGCTGCAAGCGCCCGTAGGCATGAAGCTTTTCCTAACGTTGGAAATGGCGAGGGCAAAGATCCAATAATTTATCAATGGGCTTTGCGTCGTGATTCAGACAATAAGATCGTTGTAATCCTAGATGGTCATAATGAAGCTTATAACTTTGGTCCTATGGGTCATTGTCCAGAAGGCTATACATTAGTGCAGCAGGCTTTATGGCCTATGCCTTGGGAAGATGTGAGAATATGATAAGTAAAGGCGTAAAACTAGCATTGGCTCATTTATTTGGTGACTATATACTACAGACGCATTGGATGGCTACACAAAAGACTGAGCGTTGGTCTCCTGCTGTAGTACATGGTTTAGTATATGGATTATGTCATCTACCTGTTACCCGGCACCCGGCCAAATTGGCTGTAATCGCCGGGACACATATTGTGCTTGACCATTATCGCCTAGCTAAGCAATTGTCATGGGCCAAGAATCAACTAGCACCTAAGGAATATAGGTATGACTTTGATGAAAATGTCGCCGGATATCCACCCGGCACTCCACCGTGGCTAGCTACTTGGCTAATGATCATAACAGACAACACTATTCACCTAGGCATTAACACACTAGCTACTAAAGATGATTGATGGTTAAGTTAAAAACTCATTTAGATAAGTGTGTATGCGGCCATGTTAGAAATGCTCATGGTCCAGCTTGTGGCCTTTGCTACGATGAGCTAGGTGAAACCCATGAACAAAGAGTAGCAAAGTGCCCTCAGTTTAGGTTAAAGTTAGGAGAACAATGAGCGGACTAGAACATAGATTTAATGTATCTCGGGTAGATGGCCGGGATTTACCGGGTAGAGATAGAGAAGGTACTAGATATTTTGTTTTAGATCCGGCAAATGACATAGATGCTAGGAACGCACTAGAAGCGTATGCAGACAGTACTGGTAATAGAGAATTAGCAGAAGATCTGTATGTTTGGATTACTGAATTAGATAAAGATCAAGCCGAGGCTAGAAAATACTAGGGGAATAAATGAGATATTTTTACGATACTGAATTTTTGGAAGACGGCAAGACTATTGATCTTATATCTATTGGTATAGTTGCAGAAGATGGCCGGACTCTCTACAAGGTAAGTAATCAATTTAACACCCGCGCCGTCGCTAAACATGATTGGCTTATGGAAAACGTTATGTCTTCAATCAGCCACTACACGCATATGACGGTAGATTTTAATGGTGCCCCCATATTTAGGGATATTGAACTTACAGACGTTTTTGCTGATTCCCGCGCCCATATAGCACAAGATATAGTGAATTTTATAGGTAATGACCCAGATGTAGAATTGTGGGCATGGTATGGAGCATATGACCATGTTGCTCTTGCACAACTATTTGGCATCATGCTAGACTTACCTGATAACATTCCGATGTACACCAATGACATACGCACACTGCGCAAATTGGCCGGGAATGTGAAGATGCCTCAGCAACCATCAGGCAACCATAATGCATTAGAAGACGCAAAGTTCAACGTAGTACGCTATGATTACCTAATGGAAGTACTTCGTGGCTAAGAATACCGGCCGGGGCAGTAGAGCAGCAGCCCAAGCTAGCGACTATGGCAAGTTTATAAAAGCTAAGACTAACGGCGGTGCTTTTAAAGGTATCAACAAAGGTTCATGGCTAACGAGATTACTTAGGAGATTAAGATGACTTTAGTAGAGCATGCAGAAAGTGAATTAAGACTAGCTGGATTATTTGACGAAGATTCAGACTATGACGGCGCATTGGGACCGGCCATTTTGGAGGTAGTAAAGACCTTTTCTAGCTACGGCCACTCAGGTTTCTCTGCTATGATGAGCGTAGCAATTTTGGAGAAGCTATTACGCTTTGAGCCACTAACGCCACTCACTAACAACCCGCAAGAATGGTATCTTGTGGCAGAAGAGGTTGGCGGCAAGGATCTTTGGCAGTCAAGGCGTAACTCAGAAGCGTTCTCAAATGACGGCGGCAAGACATATAAGCTAAACTCAGAATATGTCTGGACCGGCCCTGACGAAGACAGGCAGCGACAGGAAGCACCATTGCATACATCAGAGCAGTATGAGTGAGTATATAGAACCACTTACTGCTGACGAATTCCTATCTTTAGTTTATCAGTCTAAGGCAGACGCTGTAGACAGCATAACGAAGGGATTTAGGAAGGGTCACACATATAGTGGAGATGTAATAATCTTGTGGTTGGGCAGTATTGCTAATGAGTATAGAAAAGAGGCTTTAAAGCTTGACAGAACCTAATGCTTTTGATCCAGATTATTTATTTCCGTCACTTTTGATACAAATCACTAGAACTTATGATGCAATAATGGCATTACTTAGAGTAGCTGATCAAGAAGTGGCGGACTCATTAATGGCACTGCACGAACAGGGTGAATTCTTAAGCCCACCCCCATCTTTTAGAGAGGATAACAATGGCAAAGATTGAGAAAAAAGTAGTAACACCTAAACCAATAACAACTTTTGTATTAGAGATAAGTCCAGAAGAAGCTAGTGGTTTATATAAGCTGGTCGATTATGGTACCGAATACGATACTATTTTAGCCCTAGGTCTTAATGATGTAAGACATCAGCTCAATAACTCAGAAGACATCAACAGAGAGATGTTTGATTTTGGTACCAAAGCCACGAAAGCACGGGAACCAATTGTGGTTGAAGACGACGACGAAGATAATGAATTTAACTATGACTACTACGACTATGATGCCTAATGCCTTTTGATAATGACCAAATTGAATTAGTTAGAATAAGTCATGGTTTATATGAATTAAAACATGACCTTGTATATGTTGGTGAATCAGATACCTTCACCGTAAAGGCCGGGTCTAGAACTGATTATGCTACTGTCCCCCAATTTGTTAGTTGGTTAATACCAAGTGATGGGGATTATACACTAGCCGCTATTTTGCATGATGAGTTTTGCAACCGGCTTAATGATTGGGATAGGGTTGGAGGTAAATCTAAGCCAAATTATGTATTAGGAATTACTAGAGAAGAAGATGGCAAGTTTATACCCCGCCCCACTCCTAACGCCCGTGATACTGATGCTATATTTAGACGAATTATGCGGGAGTCAAAAGTACCATTTTTGCGCCGGTGGATTATTTGGACCGGCGTTAGATGGGGTGCAGCAGGAAACCCGGCAAGATGGGAAGGCTGGTGGAGAGACCTTCCAAAAGTCTTAATATTAAGCTTAATTGCACTCCCTGTAGTTCCTATAGCACTAGCTGCATGGATGTTGCTAATCGTAGACAATGTAGTAAATAAGGCACTATCACTATTTGGAGTAGAATAAATGGATTATGAAGTGACAGAAATTTTAGAAAAATATATACCTGTAAAAAAGTCAACAGAATATGCAATTTTTATTACTTACGATAATCTTAATCTAAGATTAGATATGGAGTTTAAAGATACTTGGAGTAAGGATAAAATTATTTCATTTATGAAAGCGCAGGCCGAGCAAGATATGGCTGACAAAGAATGGATAGATGATATTAGAAAAAGGCTTATTGATTATTATAAACATTCTTCTGATTCAGATTCAGAATGGTCGAAAGAAGGGTTTCTAAAAAGAGGATATATACACAGCGATGTTACATTCTGACGAACCATTAGAAAAGTTTATAATTGAACAACAACATGAGGTTAAGGCCCAAATAGTTAAGCGCCTCAATCCTTTAGCTAACAAAGGCACAGAAGTAAAAACATTTACAGAGTTCAGGGCATCAATAGATAAGGTTGAGCTAACAACGTTTGTCATTTTCGCCGGGCGCAAGTTGAGGTTTGATTCAAGATTTGGAAACCTAGAACTAGCTAACCAAACAATTGACCAAATAGTTAACATGATCATGGCTCAATACCTAGAATGTTTTGTAGACTGGCAGGAGAAGAACAGTAGAGTAATATCATATGACTGATATATGGGCAGATCTTATGCAAAACCGGCGGAACATAGTGTTGCATGCTATTAATGATCGTATTAATGCTATAGCAGATAAAGGACATCGCCCTAAAACACTTATAGTATATAGCCCCATTAGAAACAGTCTTGAATTTACAACCTTTGCAATAATGAAAAGACGTAGATTAAGATTTGACGCAGAGCTAGAACCCAAAAACGCCGGGGATACAGAAGACCAAATAGTTGACATAATTATAAGTCAATATCTACAACAGGTAGAGAAACTATGAGACAAGGCTTAAAGTTAACACAAGAACAAGTAGATGAAATAAAGCTAGCATTAGCTAAGCCATATAGAGGACAACAAAAAGCGCTGGCCGAAAAATATAATGTAAGCCGTAATATAATAGGAGAGATAAGTCGTGGCACTATTTATAAAGATTAAAAATCTAGCAAAAAAGCTACGTGTTGAATTAAAAAATTGGCCGGAAGCATTTGTTACTATAGATCTTTGGGTTAGTGAGTATCCTAGAAGAGAACATAGATTAATAAAAATATTACAATCAATTATTAGACCGGCTACTTTGATAGCAGTAAGACGATAGGATGATGTAGGTTAATTTACTTGTGCATAATTCAAAATTTAAAAAATAGGTCGCGCGTTTTTGATGTACGATACGGTGGTCGAACAATTAAATTACCACTCTATTAGTGCGCACATAATTGTACAAATAATTGCTAGCTAATGAATTCCCGTACAGCAGCAATGGCATTAGCGAATGCATTAACGCTTGCTCCGACAATACCCATTGCGATTACAGTGTTAAAGATGGTGGTAGTCATGATGTCCATTTCATGATGAGTTAGTGGAGAGGGCAGTTTAACGACATGCCCTAGGTCGTCTTGCTCAGTACAGATTAGCGATAGCGTCTCCTATCCAGAATAGCATTGCGAATGCGATTGGAAGAAAGAACAACCAAGCTAGTGCCTTGACCAGTGTAAATAGGTGAGCGTTCCTCACTTCACCCGGCCCTTCCCTGCTGGATGCCTGTCCATGCATGCCTGCCTAGCCCTCTCAGCCGTCGTGTGCTGGCCTCCCATGGTGTGTCCGGTAGTGGGTGCCGGGATGATGAGTGTGAGCGCTCCTAGGGGCGTATGGCGGGTAGTCACAGCAGACCAAGCCATTCTGCCTCATACTCATCGATTGCTTCGCGCATGCCTTCCTCGGTGCGCGCGATGGTGGGCACGTCCGTGGCGTAGTCCCACACGTTAATGCAATCGAACGTTCGCCCCGTGCATTCGACGTCCTCCTGCCCGTGGATATCGATGTATGCGCCACCGTGCCACACATAGGTGGCGTATTCGGTTGTGATGTAGAGAGTTTCCATTGTCATACTCCTATAGCTAGTGGGGGGGGGTGGGTTAGTGAACGGTGACGCGCGAACCGTGACACTCACAGTGACAACCCACTAGGCGTGTCTGCCACCGAACACCATTCCATGACGTTATGGCGGTCACAGCGTCACATTCATTGTGCCTGCCCTCTTTGCACGCTTTGACATCCATTGTCATATCCTTTGTTTGTATATATCGGTATGGGTGGGTTAGTTAGTCCAGGTCGTCGCTGTCACAGTCGCAGACATCGGCGGCACAGACAGGGAATGCCCTACTGCCGATATTGTAATCAGCGGTGCGCGGGTACTTAGTGAGAAAGTTTGCCTCTCCCTCATAGCGTGCAAATGCGGAAGTGATGACAGCGTGGGGATAGGTACGCATAACCTCCCGCATCACCCGGCCGTATGCGTGCCAGCATGCCCACGGTCCCCGCCGACCTGATGCACTACGTCGGGCGCCCTCACCCTTGCTGCTCACAGCAATGATCCGACCCCGGAATCCGTATCCGTTAGCGGTACTCACGTAGCCGCTACCGTCCTGGTGCACGGTCCGAGTGATCTTGCCAATTGGTCCGGCGTCCGGGTGCACGATCACATTGCCGCCGTATTCTGCGCTCACCTTCTCAACAATTGCCCGGACAGTGGAGAACTCGACACCCTTGCCACGAACGTACATTTAAAGCCTCCTGCTAGTGTATGTATTGGATATGTCAGTTGACAATCCATGACTTCCCCTAACAAAGCCTAGCGGCCACATTAGGGGAAATCAAAGCGTGTCAAACACTCATACGCCGAATGCGGGTTGCGGTCTTTCGGTATGCCGCCCGCGCCTCTCTCAGCGTGTCGAACGTCTGCCAGTCTGCCCGTGTTCGCCCGCCATCTTCCGTTTCTACCCATCGGGGATAACGTCCGCTGTCATCGAAGGTCTCCCCCGGAATGCGGGTGTGAACGTGCCAGCATCCATCATGCCGCATCATAACGGCAGGACTGTCACCGCCGTAATAATCGCTCGATCCGTCGGCGGGCGTTGACTCCAGATATCCGCATCCGAGCGCATATGCTGACAGTTCGCCCGTCTTAATCGTCATGTCAGTGTTCATGTCTTTCCTCCTGCTATTTGTGTCGGATATGTCGTCTGACATTCCATGAAAGCTAGCTAGGTTTAATTAGCTAGCTTTCAAAGCGTGTCAGTCGCAGAGGACGTCGGGGTGACAAGACGTGTGGTCTCCGGAGTCGTGACGCTCCAAAATGGCAGCGCCATAGGGGTCTCCGATATCGCCGTGGCCCTGGCAGTAATCGATTATCTGCCCACATGCCGGGCAGGATGAAACGAATTCGATTTCGTCGCCGTCCCACGTAAGGTCATCGGCAGGCCAGTCGGCAGAAACCGAATAGTCATCAAAGTAGGTCACAGTGTTTCTCCATCCGTGAAAGTGATCGGGTACTCGACCCAGCCGTTGTGGTCGAACGTCTTGTGGGAGAAGTGCAGGGCGATGGCGTAGGAAATGACCATTAGCGCCAGGGCGACGGAGACGATGAGCGTCCAGTCAATCTTTCGGCCCACCATCTCTCCCGTGCCAAACGTTGCGCGCTTGCTGCGATCTACTGTCGTTGCTGTACATCGGTTGACTCCTATTGCTAGTTGGATTGCACGGTCACCATGGCACATAGGGCAATAATTGTTAATCCTATGTGCCATGGAAACTAGGCAGTCACCACCAGGTGCGGATCAAATTGTCGATGGTCGGATCGAGGTTGAGTGTGTAATCGGACACCACCTCATCGGGGGCATTGCCGAGCACGAAGAACACCCAGCCCGCACCATTCCCGCCGGGCAGCGTCACATGTAGGTGCGCCATATCCACGGCCATGATTGCTTCGACCGCTGCCGTTTCCGTGGAAACCTTGGTTTCCTCCTCACCATCGTTGACGGAGTAGAGCACGTGCCCGGACTTGCGCAGTGCCCGGATGACCTGCCGGATGCCAGCAGAGTCGGTAGTGGGTGCAGTCATTGTCTTTCTCCTATCGGTTAGCGGTCGGTCGGTTGGCGATGTCTGCTGCGATGCGCTGTGAGGGGCACCCACACGTTGCCCGGTGATGCTTGGGACAGTTGACGGGCATTGTCTTTACCTTTCGTCGTGTCTAACTTTCCATGAAAGCCACTAACGTTAATTAGTGACAATCAAAGCTAGTCAGAATAGACCATCATTCCATTCCGACTCTGTGAGCCGCAGCCAGCGGGACGATTCGCCGTTGTTGAGATTGGTCAATCTGACCCATACCCACCCGGCGTCGAAAGCTTTATCCACCTCCACCAACGTGCCTGTCTTGCCCCAGATCGTCACGACGCATCCGATTGCCATTGCTTCACCGGGGGTGAGTGTGTTTGCTTCCACGTAAGCGTTGACCAGTGCGACCCTTTCATCTGGTCCCATTGCGGGAGAGAATCCGGGGAGCGTGCGAATGTCAGGAACGATCATTGTCTCTCTCCTATTGCTAGTAGTTGTTTGCGTGGCACTAGCGGGGATCGAACCCGCACCGTGGACCTTTCCACCTAGTGCCTACTTGCCCGAGTGAGCCTTAGCGCTTGTCCGCTCACAGTGTCTGACTTTGCACTCCCGTAGGTGCCTGCACTGATCTTCGCTAGGAGGCTAGCTACTCACTCGGTCTTGCCACGCTGTGTAGTTGTGAAGGTTCGGTGTTGCTGTGCTGGGATCAGTAAAGCGTAAATCTCGGCGTGTCGCTAGGTTTCCCATATGGAGTATCTGCCAAATCCACAAGATCAAATTAGCAGCATGTGCCAACGGCTGTATCAAGATCATCTAGGTTGGGCCGGGTGTCCATACCTTCTTCTTAACGTCACAGCTTTAATAGATAGTTGTATGTACCAAACAATTAGATGCTTGCACTAACCAACTATTTTCCAAGATCATTTCAGACCAAGATCGTTGATCTTGAATAGATGGCCGGGTGTTTGATCTTGTTACGATGGTTATTAAAATCTACATGGCTCTTTACGATAGTAGTATAAAACTACATGACTTATAAATACTTCTAATAAATTAAAGGATTATTGACAGCCCGCGCTTTTGGGGCTGTGCTTTGCTTGTATAGATTGTCAATAGAAACACAAATAACCCGCAATTCTTACAAAAACTTTACTATCTAAGTAAATGATCTTGTAAATCTGGCGGGGCGGTGTTAGTTAAGTATAATTAATAGAGAAGTCCCATATCCGACTTACAAATTCTGAATTTACAGTGATAGCGCGGGGGTCTTACATTAATTATTAGATTCATTATTTAGTATTTCTACCATAAGATATCTCTTAACTAATATGATTATAGGGTGTTTATAGTTATTGTGCAAAATATGGTAGGAATTTGACTTTTTATGGGGTGTTTTGTATGATATTTATGTGTTTTTGTAGTAAATTTGCTATATTTTGTCTTTATTTTGCTTATTCCAATACACATAAAAATTGCTAATATATCAAATTTCCCCAGCCGCTGTTTTAATTTAAAGACATTCACCCAAAACTCTCAATACAACCCTATCTATAGCTCTGTATTAGCTTATAATCATATGTCATACTATATAGACTACCTGTTGTATTATCTTCAATCACTCCCGGCACTTTTAGGTTATGTCTTATAGCTACTGCTAGTCTATGATGACCATTGATTAATATATAATCATCCTGCCACCCGGCGCATTTGATAACCCAGCGTCTATGGTAGCTAATCAGCACCGGCGTTTTAATGCCACGACTTATAAGATCATTTATAAAACCTTGCCCGCACTCTGCATAAGCCTCATCCAACCTAGCCTCAAACCATACCCGCCATCGCCCTGTAGTGGCGTGTGAGGCTCTAGGACTATACTTTGGGTAATCTCCTGAGTCTGTAAGCATCTGGATTAGTTCTAGGGCATCTGACAGGATCGTTCGCACACCCGGCGCTTGCGTGTGTGTGGTCATACCAAAAATCCATTCGTTTGCAATTGCTACCAAAAATTCAAATCCTACCAAGAATTGGTTTCATTTTTGATTTCTACCAAAAATTCAAACTCCTAATACAATGAGTACAATTACATACCCAACCAAAGTTGCAGCACCGATGTTAATCGCTGAGATGAAATAGAGGATAGCCCTATTGTGGATAAGAGCCAAGCCAAGTGTATGTCCGGCCATTCCAGCATTAAAGAGCATGATAATGATTAGAATTCCTACCCAAAATTCCATTTGACTATCCTTACATTAGGAAGTACATGACTACGATAATCCAGACTAGACCACCAATAACACTACCAATCACTGCCGCCCGGCCAAATTCAATAGACTCCTTGTAATCCCGGCCCTTTTAATCTTATTCATTAAATTAGGTCTCCGAATCCATAGTTACGCAGGTCATCCTCAATGTCCCACGCCTCCATATCCCGCTCAAATGCCCTCTCAGGCTCACCAGCACGCATGCATGCCTTAGCCTGCTCCAAGAGGCCGCGACGGTACTCAGCCAGCTTGACAGCCTGTGTGCGGGTGGGACCTTCGATGGCCTGCGTAGACCGGCGGGTGGCGTTGCCTGCAATGATGATGTCCATAGCTAGAACCTAATGCCTCTCAGACAGGTTGTCAATGGTTTCAGCGAAAAAGTCGTGCGTTGTGCTTTTCGCACTTACGGCAGTTGGCCCACAGCACCCGACCATTATACTCAACACCAGCCTCACTCAAAACAGCCTTGACAGGCTTGGAACAAACGGTGGCCTGCCCATCGGTGGAGTAGTGGAGCATCTGTCCGGTAGGAGTGTTGACGACCAGCACCTTGTTTGCCATGACTAAAACCTAGTGCCTCTCCGTCTGCCTGTCAAGCCTCTGGCGCAACTTCCTCAATATTACTCACAGTAACCATGCGCCTACCCAAATAACAGTCAAGGCCAGCGGCATTATTCTGCCATACATCGCTCTCGGGATACTCCTTATCAGATTCTGTATACCACTCTGCCTCATCTTCAAACCCGCGTTCTATGCAAGCATATTCATAATAGAAATACTCTGTGTCAAAATCATGAATAAGCGTTGTGACAATGGCATAGGCGCTATCGGGATTGTGTTGTAGATAGTCTAAGTCAGCCTGTGCCTTAGCCTTATCCAAATAGCTTCTAAATGGATAGGGCCTAAGAGCCGATCCACCGTCAAAATTTAGAATTTGTCGGGTAATCACAAATGCGTTCATTAAATATCACTTCTCACTTCTTTTTCTCCGCATCCTTCACAATAACGAATTTGGCCGGATACAGGTTTCGTCATCCATTAGAGCATCCCCGACATAAGCAAGTCAAGCTTATAATTGATGTTATCAATCATCTCTCGGCGCTCTGGCGTCTCATCTTCATGGTAGCAATTGACATACCAAACTTCACCATAACTACCGTCCCCGCGCCTACCAGTATTACGCCAAAACTTCCCGCCAAATCCAAGATTACCCATAAAACGGTATTCGCTGCAATGGCGATTGGTCTGTGTCCACACAAAATCCTCTCGTCCACTCTCACGCGCACCAGCAAAATCAACCAGCACATCATAAATGGCATGTGCCTGCTCAGCGGTCAAAGTATTATCACTCATTATTGTCTCCCTCTCAGTTGATTGCATGGGCATGAAATTGTGTCTAGGTAAATAATCACCGGCTACGCCTAGCACTGAGAAATGATTCCCATCGGCTTTGCGAAACGCCTGTCGTCCTGCCTGCCGCTGTAGGCCAGGGTCGGCTCGGTCGGCTGCCACTTGATCGGCTTGTGTGCGTCGGTGTGTGCCATGACTAGAGTTAAGCAGCTAGGTGGCCGGATGTCAAGATGTAATTTTATGCGTATGTCCGCATGAGCATTCGAACCAAATAGACGCCTTAGTCTCATAGAGCAACTTATTCAGATCATGCTTATGGCCGGACTTTAGAGTGTCGTCGTCTCGCTTACGCTTTGACTTAATGCCGGGAAAATATCCCTTATTAGGAGTGGCGCAATACTTGCAACGCATACCACCAATAAAGCCGCTATTGCCACACCAGCCACAGCGGGGCATTAGACTCCCCCAAACTTTTCCTTTAGCCGCAGATACTCGATATATTCAGGATCGTGCTTAGGAAGATCACGGCCATCTACCCAACCGTAACGCCATTCGCCTAAAATGCCGCGACCGGACCGATGATAGCCATAAACCAATTCTTCCTTAGGGTTTATGACATTGAGATGGACAGAGGTGATTTCACCATCACCCACTCCCATAACACCCTTGCCTTTAACAGCATCACAAGCCTCTTGCTCATCCTCATAATAACCAATAATTTTCATAGGCCCCCGGCCTTCGGTCAGATCGCTATTGACCTTTGCAATATAAATACGCATTACTTACCCCTTAGGCTTAATAGCAGTACGGATCTTGCCGTCGAATGCTTGCATTTCCTTAGCTTGGCGGTCTTGCATTTTCTCATATCGCCGGTCAATCTTGGATTTAGCCATCAAAGTCTCCAAAAATGTTGTCAAGTGTAGGCTTAGTGACCTGCTCATAAAAGTAAATGCGAGTCTCATCTTCGGTCCAGCCATTAGCAATACGCTTTTTCATCCATTCGCGCTGGACGTCACGGTAATGCTTATTGAGACCATGATTGCCGGGGAACAGATTAGTCATTACTTATACTCCGGTGGGTTGACGGGATTGTCAATAGTTCCATTCAGAATGTTGTAGACAAGTGCGCCAAGCCTTCCGTTGCCGTCCTTCATCGGGTGAATCCACATAAGCTCACGGTAGAATTCAGGCGGTGTCATATCGTACACTCTAAGCTGAGTAAACAGATAATCTAGCGCACCGCCAATCAAATCAGCGTCAACAGCACTGCCACCACCCATGAACACCGCCGGGCCGGTGCGGAAACGGCCATTGGGATTGGCAACAGGGTCAATCACGCGCGCTAACTGCTGAATCTTACCAACAGTTAGCGGCGCACCAATCTTTGCCCGAATGGCAGCGGCTTCCCAGGCATTTTCCATGCCATCGAAATCCTCAATGGTGGTTGCGTGCTGTAACTCACATTGCCGGTAGCACCATGCCTTGACCTGCTCTGTCATCGTCATAGCTCTATTAAAGCCTCCCTAGGCTGAGTTGTCAAGCATTAATTACAAGATCGTTTGGACTGCATTCGGAACAGTGTTCCACATGACTACCGAGAGTAACCTTAGCTTGCTGATATTTCTTCCTCATTTCCACTAGCTCAGCCTTCGCCCGCTCAAATCGCCGAGCCTAGATGATATTTATAGGAATTGACAGATGCCACCTTTCGCTTTAGGTCAATATGATGCCAATCAACGGTGGCCTTGATCTGTCGATAATTACACATATGGGTTGGTCCCCTTAATTTCTACCGGCTTAATGTAGACCATCTCCCTATCAATTGCCCGGTCGTCGTAATGCATATTCATATATGCAGTCGCTTCTACGTGAGTAAAAAAGAGCTTATCTAGCTCTTCTCCAATATCATCCCAAACGAATACGCCATAAACTGTCATTCTTCGTCATCCTCAATTTCGTCATATGCCTCATCAAGCAGCGCATTGTGCCGCTCGTCCTGCCAATCACAATAATTATTCCATTCCTCATCGCTGGCATATTCCGGGTCTACCGGCGGGTGATAGCGAACACTCATCAATCATCAACTCCAAAAGAAAAACAATCATTGTGACAAATTCCATTAAGCTTCCATGCATGATATTCTCGTCCATGCCAGACACAGGTAGGTAGGTCGCATAAAATGCAGTCACCAATGATCTTGACATCATCGTCAAAGTCATCCTCAACACAGATTGCACAGTGCTTATGAGCTGTCGCGGTGTTTGGCATGGTTAGAGTCTCCTATCTGTGCCCGGCGATTGTCAAGAGGTTGGATCAAGATTGTTTAGGCCACCTAGAGCACTCACTTTCCCTTGCGGGCGCGCATCCAACCAGCCCAATGCGTTGCTCTAGGTTGTTACGTGGCTGTCCACGCCGCTTAGATGCGTTCTAAGCGCCTATCAGGTCTCCGGCGGTGTCCAGGCTAGCCACATGACGTTTGCGCCCATCCAGGCGGGATCAAATTGAAAAAGCCACATACAAAACTCACTCAGCATCGTAAACCTCCACGTTAGCCTCAATCCAATCAGCAATTTCAGTAAATGTCTTACCCTCACGATCGTTCATGGAAATGCACCTATAAACTAGATCAGCAACATCATCCTCATTATAAGAAGGAATATCGCGGTAAACACCAAACCATTCCCACACCTTTGTTGACGGAGAAGTCATTTCGCCATCATATTCATAGTCATAGTAACCATATTTAGTTCGCTTGATCGAAATATCCAAACCATTTTGCATTGCTACCTCACAGCCAACTCCGAGGCAGCAAAATGTATCATTACCGTTAAGGTGTTCAATTCTCAGCGCCCCCGACCTTGCTCAAAATTGCCGGATCTAAGGGCATTTAGCCAAAGATTTAGCCTATCTCGCCTAAGACGTAGTGCCATTGATTTGCTCCAATGCTTTTTGGATTAATGGTAGTGGATTGTTACTGATATAGGGGTGAGTGATCAACCCCTCAAAAACTAAAGGAGTCATATCATCTACGGTTTTACCAAAATATTTTAGTTTGTAAGTACACATCTCATTTTCTGCGGGCTTATGATTGACTGGGTCTACTCTAACTAATTCAATTTCGCCAATCTTAAATGCATTGACCATAATTGGAAACCATAGAGCCATTAAATACTCCCATCTTCCTTACAGTTAATAGCAATGTACTTACGGATAATACTATCGTCCAAATCTTCGCGGGTATATGCATTAATGATCGCATCCGCCCGAATCGCCGGGTAAACACCGGTTAATACCGTAAACCTGCCGGTTGACTCCATAAAGCCAATTCGACAATACACACCAGCAGCCATTATTTAATCCTCCTGCGTAGGGAATGCGGCAGACCAAATAACCTCATACTGCTCATTAAATGCACCGTCAAACACATCGTGTCCAAGGGCACCGGTAACGTCAAGCCAATCCCAGCGGGGGAGGGTAATAGTCACAAGCTCATCCATATCACGCATCGTCGCCCTCCCGGCGGATCTCAAAGCTGGTAACGGTACCATTCTTCATGTAGTAGTCCATACTGTCAATTGCATCAAGCACGTCACCCCAACTTTCATGGGTGGTAAGCTCGATGGCCTGATTGGGACGCTCAACAGAGAGCACGTAATACATTTCAGTCCTCCCACTGTCCACGCTGAGCCATGCTACGGTAGCTAGCTCGGCTATATGCCTCATTGCGCGGGCGCCGGGGACCGTCATAAGCCTCACCCTTGATGACCTTAGGCTTGCGAGTCTTAACAGACTGCGGACGGGCTGCGATCTTAGCCATTGTGATTTGATTTCCTATCAGGAGTTGGGACGGTAGTTGATGGGCATAATGTGAACGATATAGCGAGCCTCATCAATGGCCCACTTATATGCGTCAAGCTCAGTGTCGAAAGGGCCAACCAATTCCGGTTCACCACTTCCCATAGGGTCGATGTCGGTATCGGCCACCAGTACTGCGAACATTTTAATTCCTTTGTTTTGGAGAGACTGTCTGTCCCTCTCAGCTCTAGGGTAGTCTATGACGACCTACCAGCGCAATAGCCTGGCCCTAGATTTTCAAGATTTTTAACCGATTGCCTTGCGACCACCGGTGATCTTGGTGCTACCGATGTCTGCCCGCTCACCAGCACTGACACCCGAGTGGTATCCGATGCCATCAGACAGACGCGCACCAGCGGCCTTGTGAGTCTTGGGGTAGAGACCCCTAAAGTGCCGCTCAACCGCCTCAGATCGCTCCACAACGGCCAGGCCGGTACCGGGAGTGCTAACCTCTGCCTCTGCGACCTTAGAGCGCCGCTGAGCACGTAGACGACTGCCAACCTCATTGGCAAAGCCAAGGATGAAAGCCTGCTTAAACGCCCGACCGTGAATCTCCTTATTGCGCTTAGCCTCTCGGTCCATATCGGTAGCAACCTGCATTTGCAGAGAGGCATAGAGAACTTCGATGGAATCCAAATCAGACTCCCAACCAATGAAGGTACCGGAAATGGTAGACCATCCACCACGATCGTTACGGTTGATAATCATGTCGGCACCGAAAGCCTTGACGATGTTATACATAAGCTGAGCCTTAGCCTTTGCGTAACCCTCAACCTTAAACTGCCGGGCAATGACCTTATCCGTGCTGGCCTTGCCATCGTGCTGCAACATCGCCTCATCAATGGCGTACTGCATCATAAGGTCGGTGGCCTTAGCAGTGAAGGCATCTGCCTCTGCCTGAAACTCACTGCTCTCAGCCTTTGCAAGCAGCGCGCGGACCCTGGCAAGCATCTTTTCGTCTGTCACGGTAGACCTTTCGGTTTGGGCGGGTTTTCGTTTCCCGCTCTGGAATTAAGGTATCAGGTGGTCAAGGGCCGGTCAATAGGTTAGACCAAGATTTTTAGAGCTTATCTGCTAGCTCTCGCAAGCGATCGGCTAGCTCCCCATCCTTTGTGTTAGTGCCGTTGTCAAGGCTGGAAGCACCACAAAACAGTGCCCAACGCAGACCTTCGATTTCGTTATCGTCAATTTCAATTGTTGCCATTACGCTTGCTCCAATCCCTAGCAGTCTGAGAGATGCCCCATGAGATTTCGTGATAGCGGGCAGTCCTAGTCTTACTGGTAACCACCTTGCCCCCGCGCCGGGTGATAGTGCCTGCCACAGCGACTCGCTTTGTCTCTGTCTCTGTCATGCCCATAACGATACTCAGCAATTGGGGGCTGTCAATAGGTCTAGCAAAGGTTTGTGAGCCTGTCTGCCGACCTATCGGCCACCCGGCCATACCGGCATACGTCAGGGGTTACGTCACACCATCAATTGTCATGTGGTTGCTACATACAACTACTCTGAGTAATTGCCGGGTTGTCAATAAATGCCAAAAGCCCGACCACCTTATGCAGCCGGAGGGGGCGGGCTAAATGGTACTGCAATGAAATGGCCTTGCCTTTGGTAATGCAATGTAAATGCCTTGCAATAGACCTGCAATAATAATGCAAAATTAAGGGCGCGTTTGTCTTTTATACACAGGCAAGAGGGCTTTAGGGACAAATCCCTTTCACCATTGCTCGCGGCCCAATAGGGAAGCTAGTCGCGCCTCTTATAGCATAGGCTAAACCTATAGCATATCCCTAAGTATTTAGTTAGTGATAATGGTCTTGTATAATCCATGCCTTCCCCATTATCTGTGTCGGGGTAATACGTGGCAAGCCCCGACATTTGTTTATGCCCGCCCGGTTAATTCCGGTCCGCAAAGCTTATCGGCTTTGTATGCTTTATCCTCATCGGATACTTACATCAGCGGGAAGTTTATAGCAGATTTCCCTTTGCGTGCACACTCCGGGCATTAACACTAATGCGCCTGCTAGACATTAGCGGTGGGGTTTTGTGAGAAAATTGACCGGCGCTCTCAGTCGACGTATCACTATCTCTTTTGTTGCCCACATTGACCGATAGTTACGGATAACACCGGCCAGTTTTGTTGCAACAGACATTTCTGTCAGTGCGCGACGCAGTGGGATTCGAACCCACATTCCGATCCATAAGCGGTCGGTCTTACCTATTAGATGATTGCGCCGACCAGCACCCGACTAATGGCCTATCAGTCGTCACTGGCCCGGTGCCCCCGACAGGAGTCGAACCTGTCCGCTCAGGGGCAATAGGCGTTAACCGGTATACCTATTGTCACCCTTTGCGTTCCCAATAAATCCATCAGCAGCAGTTGTGATCATCAACTACCTAGGATCATCAGAGGCTTGGATCATTTAGTTATGCGCGGGTCGCTAGGAATCGAACCTAGATACATCGTGGCTTGATTAAGCTTTACCATTAAGCTACGACCCTGATTGCTTTAGATTAGAGCATTACTAACCACCCCATTAGTAGTAGTTAACTCTAGGGTCAGTACATGTATTCTCGACAATGATATGGTCAACCTACCATTGCCGCCGGGATTTTCTGGGAGGCGCGCCCGGTTGCCTAGCATAGACCGTACCGCTATGCCTTAGTTTGTTGCTGTGATAATGGCTATCCGTGACGATCTTCACCATTATCAATGGGCGTCCGACTATGCTCCGGGGTATCAACCATTGCGCAATTATTGCGGTAGTCGAAATTGCCAGGAGATTCAGGACCCATTTGGAGCTATCAGGCAGAGACGGTCTCGCTAGCACCCGCCGCGCTAGCCTGCTGAGCAGCCGCCAGAGCGGGCAGGGTGTCCAGCACGTAAGCCTCCAGCACCGGAGCGGTCAGGCGGCCCTTGGTGGGCACAGAGACACCAGCAGCGCGAGCAGCCTGCCGAACCTCACTCACGATGACCTTGCGGGTGATCGGAGTCTTTCGACCGGAAGCGTTGGTACGCATAGCCTTGACCTCAACTCGCTTAGCGAGGACGGCAGCCTCCTTGTCGTACTTCTGACCCGGGTTGGCCTTCTCAAAAGCCTCGATGACGTCCGCGCTAAGCTTACCGCGCTGACCGGACTTGACGAGACCCTGCTCAACAGCCCACTCGCGGACGGTGGCCAGGGAAACCTTCGTGTTCTTTGCCATGTTGATCACTCTCTTTCGGGTTGTGCGGAGAAACATTGTTGTCTCTCTCGCTCTGGTAACTACATTACATGCCTTGGTACTGCTTGGCAATACCCGGTATCAAGATTTTTTAGAACAGTTTTCGTTGTGCTGTGCAACCATACAGTCATTACGCCGCTAGGATGACTCGACCTGTGCACCGGTTTCCGCCGGGAGGGAGATCCCATAAGTCAGTCTAACCTAATTCATTGCGTGACTAAGGCAATTAAGCCCGCCTAGCGACTGAATGACTGTACGGTTACGCTGTGTAGTTATGGCGGCAGACTATTTGTATCACGGTCTGCCAGCGCGCCTAGGTGATTATCCCCACGCCTAGGATGAGGTATTGCTTAGTTGACGAACGAAACTTCCGCGTCAGTTGCCCTTAACCCTCTAGCTCAGTAAGAAACTCATCCAGGCTACTGAACAATTCTTCTCGACCTTCTATGTCACCTTCGTCAACGTAAGGCGAAACGATATCCCAAAGCGCCAGCAGGTTCTTGTTCATGTGTCCACCTTAGCAGTTGTGTGTGAGTCTGTCTAGCTAAACACCGGGCCCTTTTCCTATGCCGTGGTCGCTAGCGCCTTGGGGCTTTATGCGCTACCCGGTGTCTTTGCTGAGAACTACTTAACCATAAGTTTGCAGTGAGCACAACCCCTACAATCAAGATCTTTTGTCACCAGTAATGTAGGGTACCGGGCGGGGCATAGCGCTTAACCATACCCTCTAGCCATTCGCGTCCCACATTATTCATGCTATGAACACGCACCACAGGAGGCCAAGGAATGTCATTCTCGCAAATCCACAGAATCACCCGGCGGCTAGTGTCATCTCCACCAAGATCGTGGTCGAAAGACACCTCATCAAAAGTATTCTCAGCCAGCATCGAAATAGCCTGGTCGCTGGTGTAAGCCTGCACCCAACCCTCAGGAGCCGGGCGGATGTCATCAATCCAAAGCTTCATGGTGCTATCCAATCATGGATTTTCGATGGTGTCAATAGCTAGCCGATGCTATATCCTTCTGGATCAACCTCAAACCCATACACGAATCCAAGCCATGATGCAAGATCAAGTGCAAGTTCGGCCGGAGTAATTTGAGGTCTGTAAAGCATACCAACTCGCTCAGCAATTAGTGTATTGATTGTCTCTAGTGCTTCAAAATTAACCATTAAACTGCCCCCAAAATCTCAATAGGTCCGGCCATAAGGCGTCGAATAATCCGATAATCAGTATGGGGAGGGTGATTGTCCTTCCAATATGCTACAGTTGCATTAGCATTATCTAGGCTCCCCCAGTCATCACCTTGCCAACCAAAAGGAATCCAACTGTCAGAGCCGTCGCTATACCACTGTGCGGCATACTCATACATTAAATCTCAACTCCTATTATCGAAATAGATTTGACTCAGTCCGCATGAGGCGATAGAGCCTTCGGAATCGAATACGATGCAGCAGATTCTTAATCATTAAATCTCAACTCCCGCGTTGGTAAGGGTGACATAAGCCATTTCACAAACACCTGCCAGATTAGAATTCTTCGCATAACCGCTCGCATGCCACCCGGCCCAAGTGCGACCAAGTGCCAGCATAACATCTGCCATTCGCAACTGAATACCGCTGTCAACACCAAAGGTACCCTGACTGAATGCATAAGCAAAAGCATCCGGGTCAAAATCCATAGTGTTGAGTGCCTTTCCAATTGCCCGCGCCGCCTGTGCCTCAGTAGTCAGTGCCATAGATAACGCCTCCTAGATCGGTTGGTAATCCTGCTGTACCCGCCCCCTTAGAAGCTAAACCTAGTCAACACGCTTGCACTTTACAGAGCCCGACAGATCGAACACGGCAGGCTCAGAGCAGCGGCAGTTATTCACGCTGTAGCCACAGTTGGCACACGGTGTCTTGCAGTAGACCATTCCGGCAGGCTCATCAAAGAGAATGTACTGCTGGTCAGTCCAATTGCGCCGGTGCGGGGCATGCTCGTTGGCCTTAGTCGTCTTAGGCTCCTTAGCAGTGTAAGCACCACCACTATCAGGATTGTCAAGATCACTAGAAGCCTCGGCCTCTGCCGCCATAGCCGTATTAATGCGCTTAGGCTTAGGGTCCGGCTTATTGTCGTCATCAAAAGTCATGCCAGTAGCCCTAGCAGCAGCCAAAGCATCCTTAGCAGCCTGACTAAACCTGCCTCGACTCGGCTTAGCAAGCGGCGGGTTGAGAGAACAAAGATACTCGCGCTGAGTAGTCATTAAATCATCCAATCTATTACGCTATTGATACCGTTATCGAAATTATTGCGATCATCCATATGCCCAGCACTAGAGCTGGAACCAAATGATCCTATGATAATCAGTAAGAGTATTGCACCTCCCCAAATTAGGAATACTACCATGTACCAAGGCATTACTTAACCTTTGATACCTTAATAGTATATCCGTGAGGTAAAGTACCAATCTCATCAGTTAACTGCAACAGGCTAAGCTCCGCATCACTAATGAAATCTCCATCTTCATTGTAAATCTGAATGTAATACCACATTAGTTCCCCCTATATGCATCAGCAGCCATTTCAAGCTGGGTGATCCACTCATCTTCCCGGTCAAGCTGGGCACGCATAGCAAGCTCAGCCTCATAGACAGGCATTTCAGCAGCCATGCTCACCCACTCATCCTGCACACAAGCCGCGCACGTCCAGACACCAGCCTCCGAGTGATAGTTGTGCCCATTGTCATACAGGGCAATCTCAGCGGCCTCATCATAGTCCGGCGCGGTGGCAAGCTCTCGCCCACAGTCTACAGACTCGCAAGTGATCGTGACCATATTCATACCCCTAAGATTAGGGAACCGGCCACATGAACCACACATGCCATATGGATTGTCTTTGTGCGCGTTGCACCATTGGCAGGTCATCATGTGCTCCCTTCGTCGTTGTGTGTCTCCAAGTTAAGGCATAGCGCCGGTGCTGTCAAGCGGAAAGTTTCTGGGATCTACGCCTTGACTCCCGGCGCGCACTATGCTATCTATGTAAACCAAGAGCGAAATCGTTAGTTACGTGGCAGCTCCTACACATGGGAGCGTAGTCCATAACGTCACGGCTAAAAAGCCTTCCTGCATGTGGTCCGGTCTCTTGAACTATGATCCTGCCGGTAGATAATAAACACCAGTCATGGCCTTGACTACTACAATTAATGCATGTATGATCCCTAGCGTTGCCTCGAAGCTTTTTGATCTTATCATGCATGACGGAATAACCAGGATTACCGACGTTATTAATTTTGCGCGGCATGGTCATATTTCTGCCCATGTTTCTACGTTTTAGATGTAGTCTACATAGACCGGAGGCTCCCCCAAGATCATCACAGTATTCACATTTTTTCTTGTGGGAGCGTCGAATCTCTTGCTTTTCAGCTTTGGTTGGGTTAGGCTTGCCCCAGAGCCTAAAGAGCTGGTAATGTCTATTGCAAAATCCTCGGCCAAAATGTTGGTTGGTGCAACCATCTATCTCACATAGTTTCATAGCACAACTATATCATTTTTATTTGATCTTGAACCCTGAAATTTTATAATATATTACGATCCGCCCCAAAAATCTACATGGCCTTTTTAAAAAGATTACGATGGAGTCTTATATTCACCACAACTATTTTACGATCTGGCCCTGCATTTCGCATAGACTTTGATTACTCAGAGTAACTATATGGGGTGCAGGGCTATTTTTATTTACGTTAATACAAGTTCGTTATCATATATGTCAAATAGTGTTAGCTGCTGCTCTTGCCAATACAGTTCATTAAGATACTTCAAATCACTAACCAGCATTTCAGCTAAATCTCCCGGGTCGTTTGAACTCATACTCCACTCTACACGAAAGTCGTCTCTTATATATATGAGTACTGATTTGTACCATGTATTTTCATCATCTATAACACTACTGGTGATTTCATAATCAACGGCGTACATTATTGCACTCTCTTTCTAACATAATTAGAGACTCATACAGTACCGGCCATTTTGCTTTTAGCTGTCGCTTTTGTAGTTTATGGTAAACCGGCTCTCTGCCTGCAATAGTCCAAGCATTGTATACGCGCTTGATTGCTGCGTCAACACCTGGATCATTATCAAATCGGCCGGTCATAGTGGCCTGTAATCTTCTGGTACACTATCCCAGCTAACATTCATAGGTGCTTGAAAACTCCGATCGTCGTTTTTAATTGTAAACAATGGCTGTACTGTATTAGACCAATGCTCCGGCTCAAAAGTAATTTCAGGGTCAATACCTACAATGCAGCAACCTTGATCACATGCGGTTCTATGAGACTGTAATTCATATGCCATCTTATACCTCCACTGGAATTGATTCAGCATTGCTCTTGACTTGCTGACATGCATCCATTACACGCTGGATCACAGCAAACTTAGGATCATCGATAAACGAAAGATTACCTGTCTGGTAATCGAATATATCTAGTAGTGCTTCGTTCCATCCGGCTTCAAAAATCTTGTAACGCTGACTGTCTGTTATTTCACTGTAAGGATTCATACCCATATTATACTCCCGCCCTAATCCTAACTAAAAATATACCAAAAATTCAATTTATACCAAAAATTGATTTCAAATTAGACTTCCCACCAAAATTGAATTCTATTCAAGCTGCTTCCTAGAAACTGAATCTGAAATTTGCTTCATCAATTCTGACTCTTGTTTTTTACCAGCCTCTATGGCAGCTTCTCTAAAAGACTTAGATGCACTAAAGAATTCTATGTCAACTATACTAGACAATTGTCTGTAAATTTTTTGCTGAGAACTTAATAGATTTTCTAACTCTTTAAATCTAGGCATGCAATAATCATTACAACCATAACTATAGCCATACCGTTTGTCACAATCATGGTTATAAATTTGTATATAAAACAGTCGGCCATGATCTTTCCAGCCGTCTTTTAATTTAGAATAAATTTTGTAAGCATTTACATCTAATTCTTTTTCAGAGGTATTATTGACACCAATTGTAACGATTGTGATCAAAAAAGGTATCCATAAATAACCAAACAAAGAATATAGACTAACCCCAATTAATGAAACTGGAAGCACAGCTAATATCAAAGCAACAATAACCATTAACCAAACATAAAAAGTATATTCAGCACCCCAATGATATTCACGTTCTTTTGATTTTGCTTTAAGTTTATTAAACTTATAAAAAGATGTGCATATCTGCACGACCTTACCCGCCCCCGGCTTTATTGCAATTGTATTCACAGTACTCCTTAAACGTGATAGTATGGGCCATAGCCATCATCAGACCAGCGAGTGCCTAAATGACTAGCGGCTACCAAAAATGGAATTGCAAATAGACCCCACCAAGAAAACATAGCCAGCAGTATTATTAGCAACATAGCACAGATGCTTATTCTAATCCAAGCATCTGCCCATACGTGCTTCAAAAACTTCATTAAATCTCCTTGCCTTCCGCCACAGCTTTCGCCATGCCTACCATTACTTCAAATGTCCAGCCACTATGCTCGTCTTTAAACCCGGGCATCTTGGTCTGCTCAGCATAGGGCAAGGACTTCCAACTGTCAATAAAGTCTGACACATAGTACGTGACTTTTGACTCTGCGTAATTAAGTAAGGCATTAGCCTGCTCTAAACAGAATAGCTCATAAGATCCAGAATCCAACCAAAAATTCTCAAAACCTGATTCTTCCTCAAATCTATTCAAACGATCTTGGAAGGGCTGCCTCAGACTTAGCTTTGTTTCTATCCACTCATCAATGTGTGCGTTGTAATCAGCCTGTCGCTTAGCCTGCAAATCGTCTAGCCACTCTTGGCGGTCTGCATCTGCCTGCTCTTTAGTTTTGTAGGAGATATATTCTACGCCGTCTACGAACAATCCCATCACCCGGCCACCCCAACCATTAGAGGTAGAGTAGACTACTGCAATATCGCCGGGTGAAATAGGAGGCTTATCTGTGTAGTCTACAAACAGACTCAAACTATCTTTCATATGGATACTATCCTCACCGACAGACTCTACCTCATACAGATTAACATACCAGCCGTCTTTGTTTTTAAACATATGATCGTCCATTCTTTGGCATCTTGTCTTCGTAATCATTAATCATCTGCTGATGATTAAAGTAAATCTTAGTATTTGGGTAATTCTGTTTGATCAGATTCACGCAATTATCAGGTAGTTCTTCATTACGGTAAGATTGCATAGAACCTTTCTTATGCTTAGCTGTAGAAATACCCCTAAGAGACTTAATATATCCCACCATTGCTACAATCATTACAATCCCGGCGATTAGCGCTCCTAGTACAACATTAGCAGACAACAGGGTGGATAGCAGCATAAAATCCAGTGCTAGAATAGATCCGCTAACAACAGCGCCCCTCCTGTAGTAAGGAATATCTTTAGGCTTCTTTACTACAGGAACTACATCATCTTCTTTAGCATACTTGGTCGGGAGATAGACTGCCTCGATTACGGCCTTCTCTGCCTTAAACCCAAATTCACCTCGGTCAACCATACCGTAACCACGAATAATAGCCATAGTGTTACCTTCTACATGCTGGTCATCAGGGTCGTAATAAGCATAGTATCCACAACTACAATTAGGTTGACGCTTACTATTCAATTGGTGACAATTAAAACTGCACTGAGAGGTATTAACCCCATCGAACCATTTATAGTCAGACATAATTGGTGAATACAACATACCATTACGCTTTAGATTAAATGCACGGTGACCATAAATCTCACCAACCGCCCAATCTGTGCCGCCCGAAAATGTACTTTGCATGGTGGTCCCTCCATATAATGCTTGTAGTTGAAGTAGTAATCTTCTTTGCTGCTCTAGAATAGCGTCAAAGTGTTTCATATCGTCTTCTAGTGTATCTTTAGGCATAAGTTTAAGGGCAGACTATTTAAGCCCGGTCTGCCAGCGGTGTCAGGTCACGCTTCTACAAGCTCTTGCTCGTTGACTGTGACGGTCTCTTCTTCTACTGCATTTGTACGAACTAGATCAGCTTCCTTGATAGCCTCGCCATCAAAAGGCACTAGTTCCACATTCTGAATAACTTCACCAATGTAACCCATTTTGTGTGTTCACCTCCTTGCCGCTTTATTTTCTATAACGTTTGTAATTATAGCCATGACTTCAAAAACTACCAAGCCAATTGTAACTATAGCCGAACCAATAAATGCTGCATTTAATATGGCCACAACCATAATCACCGGCCAAAATATAAGCCAAAAGTCCAAGTTAGCTAATGTTGAAGATACGGTTTGTCGCAATTGTAGCCTTTCCCACATCAAAATATGCAGCGGTAAGTGTAGCCTTTACTGCCGACTTGCTAGGCATTGCAGCCTCAACATCGCGGGCGGTTCGATAGACAAAATTAGTTTGAAATTCATTAGGCTTATCTACACCTAGAACTTCTAGAATGATGTCATCAATCATAGCTCAATTACCGCCGTAATCTTTCGGGGGTCAATAAACGGAGCACCTACTGGATCAACAAACCTAACGTATATTGAATAAGGGTCAATATAATATTTAACCTCTACGCCAGCAGCCTCTACTCTAGCTACCGTACCATTAAGATGTACCTCATACATTGGCATTTAATCGCTCCCTTATTGGTTGGCTAGTTGTATGCCATCCTTTACAGATTCCACAATAATATGCCCGGCACTCTGTCTTAGGGCGCTTAACATTATCTTTACGTTGAACGGTAGCAATAAATAGCTCTGCACCGATCTTATCTCTCCACCGGCGCTTGCTGCACTTGCCCATGATGACCTCCAATCGCTATGTCACTAGCTTAGTGTACTTACAAGATCAAGTCAAGGGCTGCCATAAGCTGGTCTGCACATGCTGAGGCACCGTCTTCTCTGCCATTTCTATATGCACTGTCTTCGGGATATAGACCTATTCCTACATTTATATTATACCAATCATTGGCTAGCCCTAGTAACATTTTTCTTAGCTCCGTGTCAGCGGACGGCCGGGCGGCGAGAGCGTCAAACTCCTCTGCAGTTGGCTCGGCCCCTGCCTGTCGCAGACAGATGCAGGCACAGAGACGGCACCCGCCGTAGCGGCTCAGCTCGTGATTGCGAGCCGGGTGTCCACAGTCGCACCGATCGAGTCGGGTCCTCCGCTCGTCGGCCTGCTGCGCTTCGGCCGGGGGCTCGGACGGCGCGGCGGGGCGGCGACAGCCCTCGGCGTAGTAGCACTGGCTCGGCTCGCCGCAGCACAGCACCTCCTCGTCTCCGGGCGGCGGGGAAGTTGAATTATTATCCATCTAATTCACCACGTCAACAGGTGAGTCAGTAAGCCACCATTGTCCATGCTCATCGTCAAACACCATCGAATCAGCATACTGTACCCTGGTCGCACCTTCGTGGCCGTGAATACTAATTAGTCGCTCAACACTAGCATAAATTGCCGTGCTGGTCTTATCACTTAGCCAGCGCATCACGCAACTGCCGTCAGAAAATTCAACACCTTCTGCAACAACGCCGGTGCCAGATACACCGCTTTTGTCTTCTGATCTTACCAGATTAAATAGTCTTACTGTTCTCATTTTTCTCCTTGTGCTTATAAACAACTCTAGTCCCACGATTATAAATCATTTGCGCTACGCTCCATACAATAATAATCCAGCACAATGTGGCAGCAAGGGGATCAAGCGGAACGTATAGCAGTAGAGCAATGACAAAGCCAAGTATAAAGGCGTCGAACCCACCAAATGGAGTCAGCAAGTTCCTTGCAAATGTTTTTATCTTACTCATAATCTATCCTCATCAATTGTCAATCCATTACCGCCTTGAATACAAATCCTATCTTCATACTCACCATATACTGTTCCGCCCATATAATTGCACACTACTTCATAATCACTTGGTCCCGCATCTTTACCATCTTGATATCCAAGAGCATAGTTTCCAATAAGAATGGCAAAAAATAATACAACCACAACAATCCTATAGATTAACTCTTGGTTCTCTGAATTAATATCACGCCAACGCTTCGTAGTTACTCCTAGTAGTCAGGCCGGGAGCAATTAAGTTTGCTCCCGGCCCTTATGATCAGTTAAATACTCGGGTAATAGATAGCACTTTTGCTCCACCTGTTGTTTCTAAAACCTTTTGCAATACCTCATCAGTGTTAAGTTCTACGTCAGACTCTACAAACACTTGACTATCAAACTCGACAACATAACGGAATTCAGAAAGATCCTCTTCGTCATATTCGATATTACCAAAATCTAGAGTTCGATCTGAATCAATAGAATCTGCTCCAATGTAAGTAACATTGTTTTCGAAGTATTCTTCTGCTGCTTCTGCTACTTCATCATCAATAAGCAAATCGTTATCGCCTTCGGTATATTCTACTGGTGCCTGAGCTACAAGATCAGTGTCATTGTAGAGGCCGATTTCTTCTAGCTCAGGCACAGGCGCAAGATTTACGTGATTGTGATCACCATGGCCTTCCTTTTGATAAAAACTGCTAGGACGCATATCAGTGCCATTCCAATTCCATGCATCTGCTGTTCCAGACCATACACGCGGACCAAGGTCAACATCACTATTAGTCTTAACCGATGCATCTTCAACTACAAAATCACCGGCGCTATCTTCTACATGTTCGCCATCGCGTAGAACGAATTCAATATCAGTAGCGTCTACGCCATCAAACATGCCTAGAATGCTAGTGTTATAATAACGGCCAGCAGAAGGTGCGCCTACAAAAGTCTGATAAATGGTCGGCGGAACATTAGCATAACCCGCTCGGCTGCCATTGTGGAACTCAACATATAGCGTCCATTCAATTTCATCATACCAAGCGGTTTTTAGTGCTGAACTAGCAAGGTAAGTACGATCTGTATAAAATACCTGTCGTGCCATTTTATCTCCTAAGTGTGTGTTGGTAGTGCCAGCTTACAGTACGTGCTAATTTAGGTCAAGAGTCTCTGTATCCTGAATAACCCCAAATTTCAGGATCGCGTAGTCCATCAATAATTGAATCTACATATTGACGCTTTAGCTTTAGCATAGTCTCAAAAGGCAGACCGTCAAATGTCTTGGCCTGATGGTTCTCCCACCAATCCCCGGCCATATCTTCAATAAGACTGATCTGGGTATGTGTAAATGCATTAAGCATCGGTTCGTACCTTTCGGTTAGTATCGGCAACATAAAGCCAGGCGTCAATATACATTTGCTTTGCAGTACACGAGTCAGTACCACACCATACTACACCACTATCAGGCTCCCGGCGATCTGGACCTGTGCCCATAACAAGAGTGCCACAACCGCTACAAATACAAACGTTCATTTTAGCCTCCGTTAGAGTGATCCTACGTGGACATACACATCGTAGTGCACGCCGTCTTTCTTGACAAGTAGTCTTCCCATGACATTTTCAGACAAGTGTGGCTCAGGCTCCAATTCTTTTTTAAGCCTATCTAGAGCATCTGCTATGTCAGCCTCAGATGGTACTTTGTATCTACCATCTATTTTCCAAACATATCCTAAATTATCAAATATTTTCTTTACGTAACTAGTTTCTAACATTTACTTAAAATCTTTTCCGTAAGGGTCTTGCATGGGATCTATTTTACCACCAGACTGTACGCCTCTAGCTGCTTCTACAAATCCTTGTGGTATACCCTTTTGGTCGGGCGCTCTCACTACCGGCTTTTTCGGTAACTCCCACCCGGCAGACTCTACCTCATAGTCAGTCAGCAATGCTAGGACTGCTTGTAGATCCTTCTTATTTTCTGTATTGATTACAATGTGTAACTGCATATTAGACCACCTTAATTATATATTTTGCGCTGTATACAACCCTCACATGGCACCCACGCCATAATAAATGCGGGTTGACCAATGGTTACAGCATCAACGCTTTGTTCTTCAACCTGCTCATTCATAAAATTTTCAATTTCAGCAACGCTACCAATAATCTTATCTTGAAAGAGCTTTTGAGTAATATCTAGAAAGAAATCAATACCTTCTTGCGGTTGATCAAAACTATGCTCTCTAAACACCGTGCCTGATGCACTACATGCTACTACATGATAATGCATCAGGCTTCACCTATTTCATGAATTATACTTTGAGCCTCTTCTGTTTGATCTTTCAGCTTTTGTAAAGCTTGATCTAAATCATTTTTGATGGCCGAGAAATCATCTCGTAGCTTATAATAATTTTCTCTCAATCTTTCCTTCTCTTTTTCGGCTTCATTAAGTTGCTCTCGTAAATATTTTACTTCATTATGTAATTCTGCACGAAGATCAAACGCAGCCTTATTGGATTCAGACTTACGAGTGAACATACCCTTAACAGTTTCAAGAACTACACCTCCCATAAGGGCTGATATAAGCGCTAGTATTGAAGGGTCCAAAGCCATTTACTCAATCACTAGCCTTGCTGCACCTAAGACTATACCCATTGCCAAAATAAATATCCATGTTAATGGCAAGAATCCAATAGTAAATAGTCTTAGCATTGCAGCAAAAATATAAAGTAGACAAAGAGCAAAAGCGCCTCTTTTGACCCAACTATCTTTATTCTTCCACATACCTATAAACGTAGCAGAAGGAATTCCTATGTATAACCACGATAATACCAACTGTTCAATACCACCTGTGAAACCAGAAGCTACTGGCGAGATGCTTGCTGGCATGCTAATAAATACAGGCATAATAAGGTAGATGCCAAAAACTAATGCACAGACACCAAATAAACCTATAATCATATAGGCAAATGTTTTTAAATCTAACTTCTCTAATTTCATACTACTATTGTAGCAGCAATATTATAAAATGCAGGCTAAAGGGCTTCTTCTAATTCAATCTTTCTACCAACATATCTATACTCTACAACATATGGTCTCACTTTCTCTAGACCACCCGGCTGCTGTGCAGTTAATACGATTATATATCGTGGTTCACGCTTAAAAGCTAGGCATTCATTACACATATTTATTGTCATAGATATTTGTAACTTTGATTTAATCCTCTTTAATTCTTTTTTGGGTTTAGAGCATGAAGAACACTCTATTACTTGTGGCACTCAGTTATCCCCCTCCGTTTCATCATCAATATCAACAAGTATAACATAATCGTCAATGTCAAAATACTCAGTTACTGTATGATATCCTACCGGCTCAATATATTGGATTTTAGCGCCATGAGCCATTTGCTGCATGACGGCCCCCTCACAATTAAGGCTAGGAATCCAGGCGATAGCAAACATTATACTCGCTCCAATACAATAGGTACGATTTCATTGATAGCACCAAGTGTTTCACTCAACCATTGAGTAATAATGCCTTGTTGCGCGGGGTTAAAAGTATCCCAATTATCTGCATAAATCCTCATAATAAGATGAGTGCCTCGGTCTAATATATCTACAATAAAGTTTTCATAAGGTAGAGGGTGCATACTCATCACTGTTATGACAGACCAATCTAATGCGTTACTCATCGTCACCCGCTGTTATTTTATTATAAAGTGCTCGCTTTACTTCTTCTGTTTTGTGAGCGTTTTTATTCTTGTCGATCTTACCACGGTCTAGATAAAATCCACCCCATACACCAGTTTCTTTATTTTCGACTCCAAAATTAAAGCACTGTTTGGTGACTGGACAATGCAAACACATCTCATCTGTTGACCTAGCTATATGAAGTTTGGTCTCATACCCTTGGAAGAAAGGATCACTCTCAGCATTGGGTATATTGGTACCGTTACATAGAGCTAGCTTTTGCCATTCTATGTTCTCTTCATCTAATTGCCATTCATCAGTTATGCTCAACGAATATTCCAGAGCCCCTTTTCATCCGGCGAGATTCGTGTGCTCATGCCCCACTTGCCATCCCTAAACATACCCTGCGGCTTACTGTATCCCACCTGAGTTGGCCGGAAGAGCATTAAATCCCATCCGTCCCAATAAGCAAAATGCTTGTTACGCTCTACATATGCATGAACTTGTTTGTAATTAAGAACCTTCATCTTTTGTTCCTTTCCAGCTTCCCGACCTCTACCGGCGGGACATGTTGGTGATCTTCACATACTACATAGCCAAATCTTGGCTCTAGTTGATTGTTATTACGCCTGCCACATACCGAACATGGCCGGGATGTTGGATATCCATTCATCTAGTGACTCCTAATGCAATATCCCACTGCCAGTCTTGCATATCAATAACGTCATCAAGATCTTCAATATTCCAATATGCCTGAACATACAGTATATCCTGCTCAAATTCTAAAGTCTGGCACCTACTTTCTACACAATATTCACACTTACGAAATCCCTTGTACCCGGCGCGATAGACAATTACTGCGACCCGGCCCTTACCAAAAGGAGCGACTACAGTGTGGTAACCGTACTCATCAGAGCCGGTGAAATTAATTCTGAACCATTCGCGTAAACTCTTACATTCTGCGCGGGGAGTAGGTTCCCAATCGTTATAAAACCAAAACCGCTTATTATTAAGTGGAGTAATCATAACTCTCCGTAACTGTAGTAGTAGTTATATTGAGCCGCAGGAGGCACATCGAAGCCTCATTTCTACTGTACCAAAGTAGCGTAATAACCTCTATACTACTGCGACATTTATATTATCTAAACCAAACTTGACCGCAACGTTTGCACCAAAACATCTTACGTGCGCCCAAATCAATCAAAGCGCTTTTAATCCAACTATCCTTGGTGCTTAGGTCGTGATGCATACAATCATACTGTTTCTTACGCATGATCTTCATCTGTCTATCTTAGCAGAGCGGGGGATAGCTTGTCAATAGACTCACTACCCCCCGCCTTAAACTTAACTTAGTCTGCTGTTGGACTACCTTCTAGATTATCTGCATCATCATAAACCTGACCGTTGACTGCTGATACCAAAGTTTCTGGATCTGCGTACTCACGGCTGTTACGACCGTCAGGATCGTACTGTAGATCACCATTAGCGTCTAGGTAATGGTCACCACGTCTATGCTCCCAATCACGGTCTCTACGTGAACCAACTTCTTCTGATGCTACATAGTGCAATTGCTCATCGTCATATGGATCCCAATAAAGGTTACCATTGGCGTCTGTCTTTAATTCTGCCCTTGACCAGTCACCTCTTTGTGCTTGTACGTCTCTTGCAAAACGCTCTGCTGGTGATTCTGGGGCCGGTACATTTAGCTCCCAAGCTGCGATTTTAACTCACCTCCATTGTGGTTATCTACTATAGCGTAGCATAATACAATTTATGGCGCAAAATCAAGTATTTGTGCCCTTAATTGTTACGACATAGCCTGTTTCATCAAAAGACTCTGCGTAAGCAAAAGCTCTATTTTTATCGCTAAATAGGCTATTACTCATCAATGGGTTGCCATTGCCAATCAAGATAACACCATAAAGCGGTGTGTCAATTTCTACTTCATATGGGCCAAGATGGCTACGCTGCTCTATTGCGGTCAATCTACATCAGCCAAATCAATTTCAACCCGCTCAAACGGCTCACTAAAGTCAAAGTAGTCTGCGATTAGATTGCGTAGCTCGTCCTCTTGCTGATCTGTTAATGCCTCTGCTGCTGTCACACTAATTTCGTAGTAGTACTTCAATTTACTACCCCGCCACAGGTGCGAACGCTTGCGATCCAACTACCGCCATCTTCGGGGAACCAACTAAATACTACCTCTTCAATATAACCATCTTCTTCTAGACTATCGCCTAGTTCCTTAACACCATCTAGTGCCTCATTAAGAGTCTTACCAATAACCTGCCAGTGCTCATAAAAACCTTCGGCTAGCTCATAAACTACAGCGCTCATTTCAGTCCTGCCTTCTCATAGATTTCTTCAACGATACAATCTGGGCAGAGTACAGAGCCTGTTTTAGATGACCGGCCATTATGCTGTGCATTGCGACCACTGAGAACCTTATTCTCCCCGCATCGTCCACAGGCTCTGTACTTCTGCTGCATTGTTACTCCTTAGTATGTGAACCCATCATTAGGGAACGTGTAGTAGTCTGGGACATCATCATACTCGTCGTCGTCATCGTCGTCAACATACTCTTCGTTGTAGATTTCCTCAGGCTCGGCATCTTCTGCCTCACCCCAACCCGGCGACTCTGGGGCGGTGTCTACATAGTAACCGCTGTAGGGCTGCTCAACAACCTCTAGAACGGTATAGCGGCAAACACGTAGCTTCTGTGCGTCACAATCGACAGGCACGCTCACAACGTCTCTAGGGTTGATCTTGACAGTCAGTGTAGCACCCTGTGCAAAATCATTTGCATATTCCCACGTACCAGCATGTAAACCATATGAACAACCTTGCTGCGGATCAAACGCTACTTCACTACGTGGCATAGTTACTACTGCACCTTCATAATTAGGAATACCACCAGTAAATACTTCACCATCTACAATAGCAGTACCATGACTAATAGACTCAAATTTATCATCCGATAGCTTACGAACACCCTTGTAAGCAACAAAGCAACCGTCTTCTGTAATCGCAAAATCACGATCATTTAGCCAGCTAAATAGCTGCTCTTGGCTGAACTTACTTGGGTTGTTGGCAACATTCTCAAAGAATAGAACCAATGACTTGAACTTGTCATCATCTTCGTTAAGGAAGTTGAGGATTTGAGTAGCTAGTGAGTTATTGACTTCTTCATTGTCAAAGTACACCCGGCCATTTGCTACGCTAACACGCTCAGATAGAGACTCAAACTTCTGCGCTACCTTTGCTTCTAGGTCGAATAGCTCTACTACCGACTCATCATCGGCCAGAGCACCGGCTAGGATTCTTTCAAAATTTGGATGATCTTGACCGGCCTGTAGCATCTCACCATCGTGAAAAACTGTAAGGCTTGCCTTGCCATCGTTTGCAACTAAGCTATACTTAATTTTAGGTCACTTCCTCTTCTTGTATATTTCATTTAGGTAGAAAACTACGTCTTCCATGTATTCTTTATTGTTCTTTGCTCTCCACTCATCAAGGCTAGTGAACAGACGATACTTTTTCAAACAATCTAGATTAAAAACACCACGGCTTTCCTTAATGGAAGACAGTTCCAACTCATTAAGGTCTCTGATTGTTTGATTAAACTTACGCTTGGAATCTTTCGGCTCCAACGATAGCTCAATGATCTTTTTAAGCTCCGGATCATCTATCTTATCTTTGGGCAACCAATCAATACTAATACCCGCCTGATAGGCAGCAGTATGATATTTATCGACATCGCTTACTTCGCTGTCGTATTTAGCTTGCAAAACCGGTACAATATCGCGTATATGCTTTGCTGTAGGGTGTGACTTGTCAAAGTCTTCCTTCCTACGAGCATACACCTTGACTGCCACTGCGTCAATCTGCTCAACAAGCCTAAACAAAGCATGCTCATTAAGCTTAGGATAGTCTCTTGGCTCAAAGTAATAAACTTGCTTACCCGCCGGAACTTCCTTAATTTCAAAGCCAATGCTGTCGGCTGTTGTTCCATTCGCGTATGTGTAGGTTGTCGCTCTAAGTACATGGAATTCTTTATCCGTCTTAAACGCTGGTGCTGCCGCCTTAGGTTCTCTAGTTGCAGCCAATATATCTTTCCACGTCATGCTTTTAATATCTGCCAACCAAGGATCTTCTGCAACCTTATTGTCAACAGTAATTATGAATCTGTATGACCCCTTTTTAGCCTTATAGGCATTGATTCTAGACCTGGCATATGATGTTACTTCCTTCATAGTGAAGTCTGTAACAATAACATACTCTGCCGGACTACCATAATAGTTATTGCTGCCCGGCGGCTTTAGGTTGTACCAGTCATATATATTCATTGTCCGTGGCTTAAACTCAAAGTCATACTCCGAAGAATTTACATATTCATATGGACCTATCTTTGTTGGCAGGCTATTTCCTTTGTACTGCCAGTTTGCTGGAATATCAGAGTGCCCTAGCCTTGTAGCCCATTTTGATGCAGCCTCCAAGGCTTCCTTAATTGTATTAGCAGCTAGTAGATCATTGCTAACCTTGTTTGCCATTTCAGCATCATAGCGTGCATAGCAATCTTCTATTGTAGCCTTGGTCTGCTTTGTGTAATGAAGCTGCTCACGCGATGGAGTAAAGTTAACAGACCCAATAGGCACATCAAATATTAAATGGAACTGTGTGCGAAAGCCAGGAGTGTATTCTGATTCGATAGGGTATGCAATGCCACCCATAACAATAATATCTGGTAAGTCTTCATAAGTAGCAGTGCCATAATAGCTTGTGTTTTTGACTTTATTGTCAACAATACGAATACCCGGCGCTAAGAAGTCAGACTTAACCTGCTCTGGGGCCTTACCATTGATAAGTACGCTACCCTCGGGCCAGTACTTGAAGAAATTATTTACCTTGTCTTCAAACCCATAAAGATTGTGTCCTAGTGGGATTGAGATTAGTACACCGTTACTCTCTGTAGTTGCAACGGTGTCAATAATTTCCATTGTGGCCCCGCCGGTTTCGGTGCGGGTAACAGATACATAAGCCTTAATGCCGTCTTTGATAGCAGTGACCATGAATTGATCTGAAATGGTAAGGCCCGACTTAGACCCTAGACCTAGCATACCCGCTTGGGTATTGCTGTTGCGCTTTGTAGACGCACCATAGGCGCTGTAGATGGTCCTAATGTCATCAATGCTTAGACCTAGACCAAAATCCTGCACCTTAAAATGCGGGCTAAGTCTGGTAGGAGTTGTAATTTCAATAGGTCTTGTGACCCCGGCCTCTACGTGAGAATCGCGGGCGTTAACTGAATATTCTCTAATTACAGCAAGTTGTGGATCTGAGTAAAGATCCGACAAAATCTTCATAAGGAAATCTATGCTATTTTCGTCAATACGCATGGCAAGCTTCTCGCCGCCAAGATCACCTTTTGTTACGATATCTAATACTGGTGCTTGAATGATTAGCTCCTTTGATAGTAGGGGTTAGTTGATGTATTTGTCGTGTTCGTCACGTAGCCTAGCTCTGCGCCTTTGCTGCTTGGCTGTATTTGCCTTGGTGCATAGCTCGCACCGACAACCGTTAAAGCACATGCTGATAGTACCGTGCTGTCTGATTTCGCGGCCTAAATAGGCTACTAACTCAACACGCTCTGTCTTTATCTGATGATGATAACGACACAATACCTGACACTTAGCTACTTCTTCCTCTATACGCTCCCATGACCAAGACCATATATTGTGAGAAATCTTTTGGGAAGCATCTATGTGATCAAGTTCCAGCTTATCAGTTGAGCCGCATACTATGCAAGACTTATCGGAAAACCATTCTGCACGTCTATTAGCAACCCATTTTCTTTGATACTCGCGTTGAGCATCCCTATCTTTATAGGGCATATTAGTAACTTTCTATGAGGTGCCAGCGACGAGATTCGAACTCGCATGCGTCCCCTCTCGGGCGGGGTTTTTAAGACCCCCGGCTCACCTCTGGCCTACGCTGGCATTCACTAGCTACACATCCGCAATATGCGGTGTTGCTAGCAGTGCGTATAACAGGAGTCGAACCTGCAATGGACTAATCCTCGACCCAGATCCTAATTCTGGCGGCTCACCAAATGGCCTATATACGCATTGTATTGCTATGGCGTAGGGTAGGTGGGAGTCGAACCCACAATGCTTTTTAAAGCTGACGCGGATTTTGAATCCGCCGATTCTGCCAATTTATCCACTACCCCAGACTGAGCAAACTCGTGAAATTGCCTGCTCAGGTTGTTACATTACTATCTTAACTTACCGGCTCTCATCTTGTCAAGTACCGCCCGCGACAAATCTTCATCTTTAAAAACTTTATCGCCTACAGCAATTAGAGCATATAATTTATTTTTATAGTCAGCACTTGCTAATGTTAAAACAAGATTGGCTGCCTTTACTACAATAACATCAGTCTTTCTCATTTAATCCTCCGGTACATAAATTACAACATCAGTTCCATAATTAATACCGTCAAATCCAGTTAGCCAACGCATATTAGAATGATAGTCTACATACTTAACATGTGCATCATCATTAGTCTCAACGATTTCTACATCATCAGCATCATAAACAACAATATTGTCCATATCGCCTTCATACCAGTAATATGAATCTTCACTATTCCCATCATCTTGTACTTTTGCTTCTCCATAGAAGGCACTCTCTCCACCTACAGAGAATTCAGAGATTGGGATAGCGTCAGAATAAGTAGCGGTTTCACCAACCGGGCCTGAAAATGAGCCGGAAATAAGAGTAGCAAGTAAGACACCTACAAATAAAGTCATAAATACTGTAAACACAATATCAAGAGCGGGCCTCCCGTAAGTTTTATCTTTTTCCTTGTAATAAACGTAAGTTGGCAGCATAATAAGAGCTGCAATCCAAAGGCCATACCAAATCATAATAAATCCTTAGGTTAAATGTGTCTAGGTTTTATGAGAAACAATTCTATATATAGACGACTTAGATACTGGAAAAAATAGCGCGATATCTTGTACGCTTGTTCCTGCTTGGTTTAATTTTAATATTTCTAATACATCATTTTCGGTTAGTTTTGCTTTAGGATTTTTAGAGCCTTTAGGATTTATTCTTCTTTCTTTTGAGAACATATCAACCATATTATCTTTATGAGTTCCCAAAAATAGATGATGAGGGTTTACACAGCACGGATTATCACAATGGTGACAGATTTCTAGTTCTTTTGGAATTATTCCAATATAAATACTGTAAGACAGCCTATGTGCTTTTCATTGCTCACCGGCAACATAAGCAAGCCCATACCCGTCTTTATTTTTACTTTTATTCCACTCCCAGCAACCGGAAGGAACAACAGTTTTGTTACCTTCAATAAACTTTTCATTTGCTTCATTAAGCGCAGGTTTACCAATTTTCAAGGGATCTTTATGTTTATACCATCGCATATAATGCTTGCGACAGTACCCTCTGGCCAAAACTAAACCTACACAGTCTTCTATCGTACATTTACTATCCATGCTGCTAAGTGTAGCATATACTCTTCACACCAGCACGCATTAATGAGATTACACAATTGTCACAGGGACGCGAAAAAGCCGAAGCACCATTGCTAACCCTAGCTATATAAATTGTACAACCCCTAGGGTTAGCAACTCTACTAAGGGCAGATACCTCTGCATGGACACTAAAGATCGTACCACGTCGATTGCCAGTGTCGCTAGGCACAAAGGCCGGGTCGTTGCGAAACTTATTAACTCCAACAGCCATCACCCGGCCACCCTTGACAACTACAGCTCCATGCTGCTGCTTACAGTCACTGGACTCAGCAACACGCAGAGCAAGATCAAGAAAGCTCTTATCGCGCCGGGAAGGCACTAGAATCTCCTTTAAACATATTAAGCCTCCCTATGAATTTCATCAATTACGTCACGGACCATCTTAGCTGAGCTTGTCATAGCGCTGCCATTAAAAACCTTTGCAAGCTCTTCGAAATATTCTAGAATACGTAGCCGCTCTGACCAAACGGGAGCCATCCTTGCAACATAGTCAGCTTCACCCTGAGCGGCTTGCTGAGCAAGATATTGACTAAGCATCATGTTAGTAGCCCTTCGTCGTTGTTACAAGTAGCTTACATGGCTAGATGGGCGGTGTCAAGGGTGGAGATGGCGGGAGTCGAATCATGCCTCCACATGTGCTATAATAATATTATGGATATCAAAAAATGCTTTACGTGTAAAGAAGAATATAAACCAACAAGTAGACATAAAAGCTGCCCTAAATGTAGAGAAATAGCGAGAAGACATAAATGCTTAGATTGTGATTTAATTGTAGGTTCACAGTCTAAAAGATGCGTTAGTTGCAACAACAAAATACTTACAGATACACAAAGATCTAAACCTCTAGAAGCAAGATCTAGAAGATTAGATAATAGAGGGTATATAGTTATTTCAATGCCAGGTAGATCTAATGTTTCAGAACACAGAATTATTATGGAACATCATTTAGGCAGAGAACTGCTTAAAAACGAAAACGTGCATCACATAAACGGCGTTAAACACGATAATCGAATAGAAAACTTAGAACTATGGGTTGTGAATCAGCCTTGCGGCCAGCGCCCCGACGATTTGGTTGCCTGGGCTATTGATATACTAACTAAGTATGGACCTGAACACCTACAACAAACATCAATACAAGCTTGATATCTCTTGTAGGTGGGGAGAATCGAACTCCCGTCTTGATATCTTCTACAATAAAAATTAATTACAGCCATTCCGTATCCCCGGCGGGTCTTACTGGCAGTGCGGGTGTTACCAACTAGCTTACGCTAGGACTTGCAAGTATTCTGTTCCAAGGTCCTCGCTACCCGGTAACTTAAAGAGTTACAAATGAATATTCGGCACAAAGTGCTTCATATTCTGCATCAATGTTGTCTGCATTTATATTTTTGATCTGTTTTAAGTCTCTTATCAAAGACTGGCTGCGTTCTATAGTTTCATATACCAATCGATACCGGTCACCCACTTGGCAGTCCGTTAACGTTTTATGAGATTGGAGCCTCATACGGTCTTTTTATATGGTAGCACGGACCAACACTACCGACCAATTCTATTTACCAGTCATTAATTTCAAACTGGGCCTTAACTGTCATCCCTAAATATGTTGTGCTAGGAGAATCTCCTTTAGCGGCAACCATATATTGGTTATTACCATCACTATTAATATACTTTACAATTAACAATGCAGCTTCTGGAATCGATCCTTCTGGCAACTCTGTATTAGGCAGCCAATCGATCACTCATCACGACCAAAGGATTGATCGCGGGCTTTTCGCAAAGTTCTAATCAAATGATTAATTCCATTACGATCCAAGGCAACAAACCAACCTGGATCAATAACATTTAAAATATCGTGCCCTTCTACCCCACCTTTATTGACGGGAATAGCAAGCTTTCCGTCAGGATTAACGGTTGCTATTTTTACTTCTCCACCCTCTTTACCCCAAGTTACTGCAATATTAAAATCTGCTGATGTTGGAGTGTGACCTGATCTATTAGCTATGTCAGGACTTATTGTTTCTTTTGGCATCTCGCCTTCTTTCTGGGCATCCCGCCCTATAGTACAGCATCTCGCTGCGTGCCCCTAGCAGGAATCGAACCTGCAACTAATTCTTAGGAGGAACCTATGATATCCTTTTCACCATAGGGGCATTGACGCGGTGTCGGAGCTTTTAACCAAATCTTGTCCCCGGGAACACATATCTGGACTCAACCAGACCGCGCCTATTCAATTATATCTAAATTTTCAATATCCCAACAACAAATTTCACCATCATCGTGCTTAACTGTAACCCGATTATCCATAATGCCGATCACGTAAGCATCATCGAAACCTTGAACATGTACACGATCACCAACTTTGATCATTGTTATCCTTCTATACGCGATAGAGACAGGATTTGAACCTGCGGCGGTGTTACCCGCATATCATTAGCAGTGATACGCCTTAAACCAGACTCAGCCACTCTACCAGACCCGGTGCTCGACTACGAGCTATTCCAACAGTTCAGCCAATGCTTTCTTCGCTAAGCGTACACTTTGCATTAACATATACCTGTTGGGTAACGGAATAGGCACCGTTCCTCCAGTAAGTACTATCTTAGCATGCTAACTATTCGTCGTCAACACCAATCATACCAACATCCGCCTCAAAATCATAATCTATAAGATTGCCGTCGTATTCTGTAGACACTAGCGTGCGGAGCTTAACATTGCGATTTGTTCCGGTGCCAGGGTCAATAACCTGTGCCCTAACCCAAACAAGTTCTGCAACTCTAGGTCGTTGGTCTCCATTTGTATAAATATCGTAATGAATCATGCACAGAACCATCCTTTACACTTCCGGCAAATTACGCCGCCGCCTTCATGCATCTCTTTTGAGCGCACACTATGTTTACAGTCTAGCAATGCATTGTACAAATAATACTTTTTGTCGCCTATACGCTTATAAACAGATGTACCACGCTCAGTCATATAATATGCCCTCCGTCAATGCCCAATCTAGTGGGTGTCGTATATGCCTAGATCAACATCAGATAGAAAGGACCAGAATTGTTCCCATCTCCCGGCCTCACCCTCTTTGTTCCGGCGATTATAACAAATATTCCAGAATACAGAATAAATAGAGAAACATTCTAATGGAACTGGTGTGCCTTTGCCATCTCGTAAATCATCGATATTGTCGTAGCTTGTGCCCATTTCATAAATACCATCCGGCTTAATATGTGGAATCCAGCCGGATGGATTTAGCTGAAATTTATCAGTTATTTTATCGAATATCTTCTCTAACTTAGTCATTATTGCGGTCCACGCTTGATCCAGACCTTTGCAGTCTGCTCAGCAAACAACTTGCGCTCATGCTCAAACTCACTCCTAAGGCCGCTGATAGTTTTCCAACTACCGTCTTTTAGCTTGACCTCAAATTGCCACAGATCATCCTGACCTTCTACAAGTTGTAGGTTTCGATATTCTGGCTCTACTTTTGGTGGGCGTGGCTTAGCTACGAAAGGAGGATTAATACTCTTTTTATTGATCATACAAAACTACCCCACGTATTCTGTTCGTAAGTGTCCCATGCGTCTTTATGTACTTGATCTGATGTTGGTAACTCTGTGTAATATAAATTAATACGATAGAGGTTACCGGGAATAATCAATTGAGCGCTGATCTTAACACCTTCTGAATCCTGTGACACCCAAATACCTTCAAATCCACCAGTAGCAATCATATCAAGCCTTAGATTCTTAAGGTCAGCGTCAGTCATCTAAATCAGCTCCCGGCAAAATGCAGTCTCCACGACTACCATCCCATGAACCACCGGCAGATACGCAAGCAGTTAGTTTTTCTGTATTATTAGCTCCTGCCCAATTACTTCCAACTACCATTAGAGTAATAAACATTATAAAACCAACAACAAACACTACTACACTACGAAAAATAAGCTCATCGTTTTTCATTGAGCAAACAGCCTCCATCTTTATAGGTACCGGTTGCTTCTATGCAAGCCAGTTCAACGCGTGCGTCCTGATATCTATCATACGACACACCTGCTACTGCTATTAGTACTATTGCTACCGCGCATAATGCTAAAGCAACATATACTTTAGCATTATCACCCAACTTCTTCCACTCCGTAAATGTTCGGGAACATGCTGAACGGACCAAACCTGGGACCCGCGACTGTGAATTCGTATGTCTTGCCAATTTGGATTTCCCCTTGAATGTCGCCGGAATCGAACTTACCGCGCCAGATGCTATCTTCGTTAACAAACGTACCGCAATCTGTGTATACGCGATAATTGCTGCCGCCATTCTTATTCACACCCCGGTCCTTATCTGTTACACTGCATTCAATTGTGCGCTCATTATAATGATTAATGGAATATGATGTAAATAGCGATCCAAAAACTAGTGCGAAACCAACAACTGCAATTCCTACACCTTCCCGGCGATTCATAAAGAACACAAAACCAACAAGCACCAGGATAACAGTCAATGTAATAGCAAGCACAACGCTCATTTGATATAGCCTCTCTTAACGGAATAGTCATAACTTACTAGGCCAGAAGTGACCCCTACATTGAGGCTACGAACACTTCCACCACCAGGAACATACACGATGTCATCGGCTAGGTCAAGTACTTCCTTACTCAGACCGTCACCTTCCTCACCAAACAGAGCAAATGTCTTATCCGGCCAGTCATAGGTATGCATTGGCACGGCTCTGTCATCTTGCTCAATTGCAACGATTCGATAACCTTCATTGCGCAGGTCATAACATAAAGTATAAAAATTCTCTGTGTGATTGACCTTTAGATAGTGGTGTGCACCTACTGCACCGCGAGGATCCCATTTCTTCCGGCCAATAATCCAAACTTCGCGGCCATTGAAGAAGTTAAGACTTCTAATACCTGTAGCCTTGTTAAAGTCTCCGTTAACATTAATAAAACCAAAGACCAATGGAGAGCGTGTCTTATCTAGCTCTTCAACAATTGCCTCAACGTCCCACCACTTATAACGCTCGTTTACGTTCCTACTGTCAGATGACTCCATGTGTCCCCTCGCTTTATCTTCCGAATTCCAGCAGCAGATATCGGGTAATCGATTGCTATTACAGATGACTTTTCGCCGGTCGCCAGCCTAGCTTTAATTTCTTTCGCTTGCAACTCAGTAATTCGTGACGCAGCACAGCGCTCACCTCTGTTAGAGGTACCTGCCTCAACTTTATCCATCATGTTTTGTGAATTAGTTCCATAATATAAATTGCTTACCGAATTATTATCTTTATCGCTGTCTCTATGGCACTCTAATAGAGAGTGCGGCCTGGCCCCCAAAAACACTTCTGCCACAACGTTGTGTAGCAAAAAAGTATCTGACCATACCTTACCGCCCGAATGACGAGTAAACCCAAAAACATGATACCCGTTAGTGCCCACTGTTGGCTTTATATATCTATAAAAGTCATAGTAGCCAGTACCATTTAAGTTTCTCTTGGTTCTAATACCACCAACCGAAGATATTTCATACTCTGGATACCTGTGCCACACCCGCCATTCCGGCACATTGCGGGTGTCAGTTTCCATTTTTGACAGACCTTCCTAGGCGAGCAACAAGATGAACAACTAAAAATGCTTCCGAAGTAATCAGGATACCAAAAGGAACGGTGATCCATGCGGGAGCACCAAAAACAATCAATATCATACCGAAAAATAGGCATGCCGCACCAGCCACTACGGCCCAAGCCATCTCAAATCTATTAAGAATCTTCACAGTAATGACCTAATGTCGTTTAGACCTACTTCTACAATCCCGGGGTATCCAAAGAAGATAGCGCGGAACATAGTATATGTATACCTAAGATCTTTAGCCTCAAAAAAGCTTAAAGCCTCTCCTACAGCACCGGCCGGAATTGTGCCGGTGTGCCAATCTAGATTTTCAATCAACTCAATTTTCATCGTTACTCTCCGTAACTAGAAGGGGGGTATAAAATACGCTCTCCTACATGGTTTCGATCCACGTCTAACAAAGTCAGAGTTTGTTGTGCTGCCATCACACTCTAGGAGATTATTGTGCCATTATCATAGCACGCGCCAAACTCATGTGTCAAGGGGTGAAGACTAGATCTTCATCCTCAACAGTTACAATAAATTCAGTGTAGTTTTGATCCATCTCTACTGACAACCACCATAGTGCATCGTGCTCATAGATGTCAACCCTGTTCTCATCACCATAGGCAATATCCCAATTAATGTCACCCTCTGGCCTCCGGCCACTTTCGCGGTCTACATCGTATTCAGCAATAAAAGGGTAAGTATTAATCAAATAATACTCAGTGCCTTCAATTTGCTCTAATGGTGCAGAGTATGCAAGATGAGCCTCATCAAACCAAGCACCTAGACAGAGGTTAGCAATCATCCAAAGAATTCCGTCCAAAATAATCATAATCATAACTACGGCGATCTCGGCGCCCTCTTCAAATCCAGCATAAATGCTAAATAGAAACCAAGCAACGCCAATAACGATCATAATCATAGGTTTTACCTTTGTTTGTAGGGATGTTGTGACAAGCCTAGTTCATGCTTGTATTAGTGTCAAGAGTGGACTTTGCACAATAATGTGTAGCATAGTAGAATCGAACTATGGGTGGAAAATATGAGAATCGAACTCATCAGGCTGAAATCGTGCAAGGATTTCCCGGTTACCCAGACCATTCCCCAAGAAAGGATACAACGTAATGATCATATCACGGCCATGCGACTACTGTCAACAAATATACAATGCTGACACAAGATACTTAAACAGGAACCAAGGACAATATTGCTCTAGATCATGTTCTGGTAAAAATAAATCTAAAAATACTCCAAAGCCCTCTCCAAATGTAGAATGTGCTCTGTGCGGCAAATCATTCTATCTAAAACAATCTAGAAGAAATAGCTCTAAAAGCGGGTTGTTCTTTTGCTCTAAGGCTCATCAAGACGAAGGATACAAACAGTCTATAATAAAGCCCGGTCCTAAAACAGATATAGCAGTACGAACTTGCGATCATTGTGGAAAAAGATGGCAGAGCAGATACAACACTATTACTTTGCCCTAATTGCCACGCCATGACTGAAACATATGGTAGCCTAAACAAAGGATCAGGACGTGCACACCGTAGAAAATTTGGTTGATCCCCGCGAGAGAATTGAACTCTCATGACATCTTTACAAGAGATGCATAATGGCCTTTATATGAGCAGGGAATGGGGCTGCGGACCGAAATTGCATCGGCATCCTTCCAGTACGAATGGAAAATTCTACTATTGAACTACCACAGCACCACTATCTTAACTTACTGACTCAATGCTTGTCAAGTCCCTGATTTTAATGTCTCTCCAAAGGATACCGACCTTGCTAGGATCTGGGTGATCAACATATTCGCCCATCACCCACCCCTTTGATTCATTATCATAATCATTTTTACAAATCCAACGCTTACCTATTGTCGTTCCTGTAGGCAGGCTTGAAGAGTATTCTGGCAAACTATCAAATTCATCAGTTGTAAGCAAAATAGTATCGCGTAACATCATGACTTAATTACTGCTGCAATCTCTTCAAAACTCATACCGGCATCATTAAGACCAACTAGAGTGTTTTCTGGACGACCCTTGTAAGTCGGCATTACGCCTTCTTCTGTTACAATCCCGGCCCATTCCATAACTTCCAGCGGGAGTACAGTAGTATCAGAGCCATAAGCACCATATGAGTAATAAGTATTACCCTTACCCTGATACGCCACTTCCCTAGGTGGAATAACACCTTCCTGTACGGCAAGCTCAGACAATACGCCTAAACAACAATGACCTACAACGCCGTTTTCCTCTATGGTTAGCGCTTTCCGCACCTGCTTATATTTGCCAGACTCTAGGGCATCTACCCACATCTTACGTACATTTTCATTCATTTCAATATTCATATGTCATCCTTAATCCACGGTTCGGATGATGCATTAAGACCTTGTCTTACCGCTTGTAATGCATCAATTTTACTTTGTAATACACTAATTCTTGCTTGTTTATCCAGCAAATTTGATTCATAATAGTCTATCTGCAATAAAGACAAATCATTAATAGCCTCTTGGATATCATTAGCTGCTTTACCAAATTTAATCTCTACCCGCCTCATATATTATCTACTAACAAGGGAGACAATGCCCATTCGGGCCTCCATACAGCTCCATTGAATTCAGGCGTAATATCTCCGTCTGGATCACGGTCAAAATTAAAATCAACCAAATGCATTACCAACTCATAACCCTTGCTACCCTCAAATTCCTCAGTACGAACTAACTGAAATCCGCCGGAACCAATAGCGCTACCAGGAGATTTATCCTTTAGGTCATTAATCCAGCTTGATAAAGTTGACTTAGCGTAATCTACAGTATAGATGTCTGGCCTAAGTCTATGCATAATTTCTGCGGCTGCCACAAGCGTGTCGTCAAAGTTATCTTGAAATGCAATCATAGTTTTACTTTACTGCTTGGGCAACTGTGCCGATTATAAGAATTGTAAAAACAATCCAGCCAAGTGCAGCTAGCCCGCCTGTTGCAGCGGCGGCGAGAAATCCAACCACTACATCGCAAAAAATATTAAGCGTTGCTCCCGTCACCTTTACACCTGTTGACTCATTTGTTTTCATCCAAATTCTCGCTCTCTCTTAGAATAACGCTCTGGCTTGTCTTCCTTTACTTCCTTAGCTACTTTCTTTTTCGCTCTAGGTAGTGCAAATACTACCAAACGATCTTCATAAAGCTTATAATCTCGGCCAATATAGACCCTGCACTCATCAGCTAGACGTTTAAGCAACTCTTGATCATTACTATAATAAGTATAGTTCTTACTCTTCATATTTACTCCATATATTCTGGATAACCACGGTCATCAATTTTAACGAACTGCTTGCTCTTTTTAAAAAAGCCGCCGCTTCTATTGTCGTGCGGAATAACATAAGGGTGACGGTCGATCGTCTGTACTGCTGCCATGAGCTTACTGCCTAATCCCTTGTTGCGCAAGGAGGCGCGGGTATAAAATTGTGCGTTATAACCTTTACTTTTTCTTGGTGTAATTAGTGCCCAAGCCAATAATTTAGCACCATCTTCTAAGTCACCGTCTGTAATCATATACACTCTAGAAAATCTGCGTCTTGGATGATAGCTCTGTTCCTTTTCCATTGCTTTGGCTATGTCCCAAAACATAAACCCATCTGATCTAAAGCAAAGTCGGCGGCAGGCTTTATATTCTTGTTCGGTCATATCAATAACTCTTTTTGTGCTTATTGTCATATAGCATCCTTGCTGTTAAACTATATATCGACCGCCTAACCGGATTTGAACCGGCATAATTTCGATTTGCAATCGAATCGCTAACCTTTCACGCATAGGCGGTATGACTAGCTTAGCAGGCCAAGCTAGCGCCTGTCAACCACCCCAAGATAGTTGATCGGTTGTCTCAATATTTGTGCTGAAAGTCCAAAGTTGATTTAAGTCTTCAATTTCAAGCTCATTGAACCGAGCTTCTGGCCTAGCGTCTTTATCTAAAAGAGCTTGTATCCATACTTCATTAGCGTCAAACCTATTTGAAGTTACGTAAATGATTTCCCAGCGGTTAAAATTGTATACATCTATTGTATAAAGCTTGGTCAAATTGGAATCCTCCTTGTACACTCCAACCTATCTCCTAGGTCGTTTATTTCTCCTACGTCATCTGAGAGGGTTACAGCTAGCAACGTGTCACACTGTCCACCCGGCATCTCGGGCGTAGCATTGTCTGCAAACAAACATCCATGTACGCAATTGTATTGTTCTATGTGAGCTATGGCATCTGCTGCATATTCAAACCGGCCATCACGTCTAGCTTTATACATCTTCTAAGCTCCTCACTATCTTATTATCAATTAACCTGCACACTACGGGCAATAAAGTCATAGCGGCTACCACCAAAAGCCCGGCCCAAAACGGCCAGCCGCTAACTACCGCAGCAGCAGTCCACATAACAAATAGAATAAATGACAGTAATGCAACATTTTTCCACGCTATTGGTGTGAATTCAGCCATGTTATTGCATCCTCTACTATGTCTTCTGCTATATATAAAATCGTAAATGCTGTATCTAGTGCTACTTGTTTAATTGCTGCTAGCATTACTCCGACACCTTTCCTATGGCATAAGATTGCCACGTATTGCCATGATTGACGTAGTGATCGATTAGGTCACCGTTCCATATAGTCATAGCTGGCTTATCTCCTGGTAGGCCACAATTGTCACAATTTGAATAAGCTTTGCTATTACCACCATCTGAGTCCGGCCAAACCACATATAAATATCCATTCCAGCAACCACTACATCTTCTACGCTCTACTCTACCCATTGACCTCTCCTATGGATAAGGCCGGGAACAATTAAGCTCCCGGCCTCCCCCGTTTATCTCGTCTTACGCCTCATCTTATTTACGTACCTAGTCTTTTTTAAATTCAAAACATTGCACTCGGCGCATCTTATATACATGTAAGTAGGGTCCCAAAAATAATCTGACTCTACCTGAATCCATTCGTGCTTGTGGTCAACACGCTTACGAACTTTCTTAGCTCGCTTTTTGTATGGTAGTTCTTCTGGGCCAGCGCCGTGATCCTGTCTGAAATTTTTACGGATAAGTGGGTGTTCGTCCCATGTTTGCCTGCGTCCTCGCATGTTTAGGTTCCTTTCTTTGGCTCGTTAGAGCTTTTTATTTACCTAAACATGACCACTCCTATTCATAGTTGCTCTCCGTAGTTAAGTCCGTGAGGGGAAGCCTAAGCCCGCAAGTCTCACGGCGCAGTGTTTAATTGGGAGCGGGATACCGGAATCAAACCGGCTTCTTTCCTGGCTTATGAGACCTGGCAAGATTATCAACCTTCCACCCGCAAGTAGCCCCACGGAGTTATGCTCTCACGCTAGATCGGGATATGAATCCGAGCCGGTCACTAGACCTGGGGCCTTAATTTTGGAAAGGGCCTAGAATTAACCCCCTCCGTGACAGGCTTTAGTTGGAGTATTATTTCCCAACCTTTCCGCGTAGTCCCCCACGCACCTGCCGCGCCTAGTAAGTATAGCCTACTACTCTTTATGTCACAAGCTTACTCCACTTCGTTCGATTCAGATAAGAGCCGCTAAACCCCTACCCTGCACTACTTGAACATGAACACCCTTGGCCTTGCGAGCTTCCAGGTGGCCGGATTCCAAATTGGTCCGGCATTAAGGCGCTTTTGCTTTGTGACAGGAGAAGTCTTTTGCTTTTATGTATTTGCATTCATAGGCAATGGGACTCAGTCCCGGAGGGTTTGGTAAGAGATGTGCTTCTCCGCGAAGTTCCGTATCCTTTTGGGATATAGAATGCTTCACACCTCAATATCTTTCGGCTTGCGGGCCTACTCAAATCGTAATCCATTTCACGAACCCGCCGATCCGTTACTTTGTAGTACATGGATAACGCCCTTGATTGCGGTCTCGGACTATTTACCCTTACTAATCGAACATGATGCTTATGGTGGCGAACCACTACCCCTTTTACCCTGCCGGGTGACTACAGTCATTCGACCATTCGCCGGGCACTCACATCGCTACAACGCTCATCACATTGCTTAACGACTAGCTTTGTATGGTTGTACCTATTGCTAGGCGACAAGCAACCAGCCTGCCTTTCTATACGTTACCGTATATTATCGTGCCATACCACGTTCACGTTTTTAATTATAAAGTAGGTCCCCGGAGAATCGAACTCCGAATTTACGGGTAAGAACCGCAAGTTATAACCGTTTAACTAGAGACCCATTGTTCGATAACCTATATGCGGTGTTCGGGCGGATAGCCAACCGCCGTTCTTTCGAGAGCACGCTGACCATATAGATTATCTGACTGAGTTGCAACTCAGTTTGTGCGCCCGGAGGGATTCGAACCCCCGACCTAACGGGTAGAAACCGTTTGCTCTATCCACTGAGCTACGAACGCATGTGTGAGTTAGCTCTATTTCAACTGCGAGCACTAACTCCCTTGCAGTGGGTCTTTGTTGTATCTATCTTAGCATCACGCTGTCGTGCTTGTCAAGCATCAGACACTAATTCCTTTCAACCGGCGCAACTCGTTTTCTAGCTCATCAATACGATCTTGCCTATCTTTTTCTTCTGCGAGTGCAACGTATAAATCTGCTTCTTTTTTAGGTGCATAACCACTCTGAGACCAGTCAAACTCTCCAATAAATTCAGGCTCATCAAACCCTAGCCATTCAAATACTCTTGACCAATCAACAGAATGACCTTCCCAATGCAGATCACCATTTTTATAAACAGCAATCCAGTCGTCTGCATAAGCATAAGACCATTTGTCAGCCACAGCTATACCACCCCGAATTAGTAATTGTTTCTTGGTTAAAGACTACTTCAAAAATATCTCTGCCGCCGTCTCCCAACCATTCACTAACAAACGAATCTGCATCACTTTTACTAAGAAAGTGGTCTCTGACTAACTCATCATTCTCTATGTTTCTAACGCCATAAAAAGTGATAACAGACGTAGGCTGTCTAACGCTGGCTAACTTCATACTACATCTGCGCTAATAGCTAGAAGATCCTTCTTAGACTTCAAACCTGTCTCCCGGCGAACCTCGGTACCATTTACATACCATAGTAGCGTCGGTACAGATCGTACACCCATAGCTGTAATTTGTTCCATATTTTCATCAGCATCTAGCTTCACCACATCAATATCATATTCTTCATTAATTGCATCTAAGATGGGTGCCTGTGCCTTACAAGGATGACACCACGTTGCCCATACATCTACTAAAACCGGCGTTTCGTATGAACGCTCTAAAACTTGCTCTTGAAAATCTGTTACTTCAATCAAAACTTATCAACTCCATTAATTTGTACAATAGGTAATACTGTCCTAATGTCTTCCATATAACCACAAAGGTTATGCATACTCTTCCCACTTGCGCTATTTTTATCAGGATTTTTATCGTACCACGGATACTCACTACAAACCGGCGGTCTGCTGTCATGCGCTGTACAGCTTCTAGTAAGTCTATCATAGGCTAGACACTCATAAGTAGCTTCATCTTTACGTACTTTGGTGACAGTCCAATTATCATAAACAAAGTTGGCTGTTTTTATATTGACCGCATATTTTTCAAGATCATCGCCGGTCATATCAATGTATTCTTCAAATCTAGAAGGATGCGCCGAAACGATGTTTATACAACATGCTCCACAGTCAGCCACACAGGGCATAATTATCCTTTGTTAGTAGTTATATTGCACATGCGGCTGGATTCGAACCAGCGGTAGCAAAAGCAACAGATTAACAGTCTGTCCCGACTCGCCAACGGTCGGCCCGCATGTATATTAAATTGTGTTGTACGTAAGAAGGGAATCGAACCCCCAATGCCGAAGCTACAGAGTTACAATCTGCTAAGCACACCGCCTGCTTAACTTACGCATTGTCCCGATATTATTTACCCTCGGGAGCGGGGAATATGTGCCAATCAGTTTCCGTGCGCTTTGTTCAATTGGCATGTGTGTCATCTGCTGTCGCTGTGAACTACCGACAATCGCCGGTAACGGGACTTGCACCCGCCTACATTTGTCCTTATCTCTGGATCAACCCTTATTCGAATTCGGATTGCACGCTCCCCCACCTGGAATCGAACCAAGGTCATGCGATTAACAGTCGCAGGTTTTGCCGTTAAACTACAGGGGAATGCTGGGTTTGTGCTACATCATTATAGCCGATAATCTTATTTCTATACAATCTCTTAGCTTGTCTGCACCACTCACACTTGCACTTTCTCTCACTATACATTCTAGCAGTACCATGCTCCCACGTCAACTCTAGCCTGGTAGTTTGACTTCGACCCTTATTCCATGGAATAATTTCTCCGTTGTCATATTGAGATTTTGTATACCTAGCATGGCATTCAGAACATAATAATTCACACTTTGCTAGCTCTGCCAATATTTTATCCCAAGCTTTATCTAAACCTGCACCAGACAGACTAAAAGCTTTTTCGACTCTGTCTCTATGATTAAACTCTAAGGTATTGGTGGAACCGCATTGTTGGCACTTACCGCCAGCCAAGTCGATCAACTTTGATCTTCTTGCTTCCCTCCGCGTGGCCATGTATGCAGCCATATCTTTCATGCTTCTATCTTAACACTACCTGCTCTGCCTGTCAACTACCAACTTCCCGGCGTGTGTACGTGATCGCATAATTTACCAAACAGCCAGCGCCAAACAAAAATCCGGCGCAGACCTGGCCTTGTCTCTAGCCACTCCCAACCACAATCAGTACCCACCCAAACATAATACCCGTACCTGTCTTTACCATACTTAGATGAGTCCGGATAATAATGCTCTTTAGCAATGTAGAGCTTTTGCCTAGCACGCTTCAAAGGTGTGATACCGGCTTGATACCGACTATATGACCTAGGTCCGTACCAGTGCAGCCGACTCATTAGATCACAACCTCATCAATATACTTACTTAGCTGATCAAATTTACGCATCGCCACACTTAATGAATCTTGTGAATATTCTCTATTTGTAAATACAGTGTGTTGACGCCTATCCCAAAAATTATAAGCTTCTTCCGCCAGATCTAAATCCTCACCCTCATACACACACACCGCGATACCATTAAACTTGCTGGTTACATAGTACTTAGATGGCTCGATATATTCAAATGGTTTCATTAATCAACGTAGTCCTCACAGTGAATTGCTTCTTTATGTGTACACATCCTACACTGTCTCCCGGCGTTATGGCAAGCACATGGACACATCAAGCTTGACCGCCATCTTCGCCCCATGTTTCAAAGAAAGCCCAACAGTCAGGACCAATTTCGTCACTAAAATGACCGATCACTCTATGACTATCTTTCTCACGCAGCTCAATATACAAATACGACCCTTCGCTATAAGACTTTTCGGCCTGCTCATTTAGCAAGTTAACGGTGTCCGTCACTAACTTCAAGTCTTCTGCATACCAACTAAATCCCGCCATTTTATTCCTCCACAGGGGGCCAGCCGACATTATAGTCGTATTCGGGTAGATATGTTACTAGGTCACTCATAGAATTACTTAGAGCCGTAAAAGCATTTGCAAACTGCCCAAAACTCTTAGCGTTTTCTAGCGCATCAAAATCATAGCCTACCGTCCTTACGGCATCAAGTAGCCAGTCTGTATTTACAACGTCACCTTTAGCCATTATTATCGCCTTTCTCTTTGTTAGTTCCTAAGCAAAGAACATCTGGGTATGGCCCCTCATTAAAAACTATAGTATGTAAATGAGGATCATGATTTTCTCTATTTAAACAATGACTCCAAGTGCCCAACTCACCCTCTACTTTAGCCATTATACTCCAATCAACTCCCGCGCCTTTGCATACTTTTCAAGCAAGCGCTCTTGTGTCTCTGGCTCTAGATATGACAGTCTCCAGGGCAAAGTATTGTCTGCAATGTCAGCAAGTTTAATCATCTTAGCGCTGGGATTGTTCTTAATGCCGTCGTAGTAAAATTCATCAACTGACATTATCTTATAAATTTGAGCCTGCTGCCAAAGGTCGCTTTGATACCTATCTTTACTATCGTGACGATCTAAAAGTCTAATAAGCCTAACGCTAGCTTCTGGGACGCCCAGCTCTACTAGCGCTCCATACGTAAAGGCGGTGTCCTCTGTAACGTCATGTAGGATCGCTGCAATTTGTACATAGGGAAGTGCGCCCATAGCTTGCACACCGGCCAAAACCCTCTTAGGGTGGTCGATATACGGCAGCCCGGCCTTGTCAAACTGATTACGATGTGCAAACTCAGCGAGCGCAATAGCATCACTTAGCGTCGAATATCTTTGCATCGCGTATCTCCCTATAATTATGAATCAAAGCTTTGATAACTGTTAGCAACTCACCCTGCATTATAGAAATTTCTCCACGGACAAATCTGCCCTGCTTAATAGTTAGCCATGTACGATTACCGTCAGTGGTTACACTAATTGTTGCTTTTTGCATTTTGATACCTTTCTATTGCAAGGATCGCTAAACCACTAACTACAGCAAGCGCATATATTGCTATAAGCAATCCGTTACCAGCAATAATCCAACATACTAGTGTAAAAGCATTTACACATGTTACAAACGGTATTATAGACATTAGCTGATTCATAACATACCAATCTACTTAAGTTTGATGCCCATTTTATTATTCGCCGGGCCAGCGAAAGGGGCGATTGCCCTCCACCACTTACCTGTGGGTAAGATTATCCGCGCACTGCCTCCTGGGCAATGCCGTAGCCGTCCCAATTGTCAACACCGGCGTTGAGCAGTGCATCAAGGAACTTTTCTGCCTCAATAAGCTCGTTGTACTCGTCCTTGGAAATTGTAACCATATTGTTATCTGCCATTGATGATCCTTTCAAACGCTTCAACATTGCCCATTGCATCGTTTACAGGATTGTGGTCGTGCTTTGTTACACGATACTGCTTCCACTTCTGAATGTTAGACCAATTATTCTGTAAACCGGCCCAAAAGTCTGAAATACGTCGGCCAGAGTGACCGAAAGGATTTTCACCTAGAGTCCTGTCGAACTCAAAGTTTATCCACTGGAAGTCGTAAGCTGGGTTGTCCGATACAAATACCGGCCTGCCAGCAACAGTTACTTTGAGCCAAGAAGCGAAGCCTGCCATAACCTTTGTCGCATCGAAACCCGGGCCGGTGATGGTTGAGACGGCAGGATTCTCCTCACTTGGCACAGAAGGAAAGAGCACTCCATGATATGCTTTTCGTGATCCATAGTGGACTGCTCCAAACTCTGTCATCCGACCCGTTGCTGGGCTAATGCCTTCTGCTGCCTCAACGTCTACGAATATTAGGTTATCATATTTAGTCATGTGAATAACTGCTTCCTTGCACGCTTTAGGGCATCAATAAGTTCGTCCAATCGATCTTCATCAAGTTCTACAAACCAACCGGGGATTTGTGTGTCAACATCTTTCCATCCGCCGGTCATTCCATCATCTGATGTGTATCTAGTTCTCAACTTTCCGCCAGGAAAGACAGTAGCAATATTAATCTTCTTAAATTCTTTATCCCATCCAACCCTAACGTAGCTAGTATCAAGCCAGCCGGTCGCCTGGAGTGGAAAATCTCTACCTGCTTCTACAATTATTTGCTTTGGCATCACGCCACTTCCAATCTGAGCATCACACTCTATAATTATTCATTTTCCATACGCTTCAAATTTACATCTTGTCCGCGCATTCTATCTGCCTTGCCTTGTCTAATCCTGACCTGGCCGGGCAAAGAATTAATCCACTTCATCATCTCTTGACGAATCAGTAAATCCATTTCGGGAGTGTAAGTTCCGGTATTGATATAATCTACTGGCAAACCATCTTCATAAACAAACATAGTCACTCCTAATAATAATTGTAGGTGCGGAGGGATTCGAACCCCCGATGGGATATTCTCCGTTGGCTTAAAAGGCCACTCCACTCGGCCACTGTGGGACGCACCCATGTGTTTAATTATAATGCCTAGGTTACGGAGTCGAACCGCTCTGAGGATTATGTCCCCGTGCTCCCGTTACACTATATACCTAGGACTATCAGATTTGCCCACCAGCCGCCTGATTACCGACATCAGCGGGACTTGACCAAATAGTGATCTGCTATTTGGAAACTTTGTAATTGTAAGGGGAAAGTCTTTAGGCATTCGGGACTTAGACCATACCCGCATTGGTAATCTCTACCTGTTGTAGTGACGATTGCCACTAGGAGTCATGAACTCCCTCTCTCCCGGCGTCCGACGTTGAGTCCCCCAGACCCTCAACCGAACGTAGTACTATCTTACTACCTCTATCTCAGTCTGTCAACCCTGCATACTCAATAAGATCAGCAAGCTGTGAAAAAGTAAAGCCTGCGTCGTTTAAACTCGCTAGCGTGTCTTTGATTAGATAGATAGGATTAGTATCTTGCTTAAACTCTTCACCATCTACTATCCCATACACCGTATGATTAGGTAAACCATAGTCATATTTAAGATTTTTAATTGCAATTCTAGGATCTGAATTAAAGACATCCAATGCTTCTTGTGCTCTAGGGGGAAGATCTGACCAATTTTGATCAAAACTTACATTGAGGTAACCCAATACATCAAACCCGAATGTGACATCAAGATTCGTACCGCGCTCCATTGCCATCTCGCACCAAACACCTAGGCAACAATATCCAATTGTATTACCTGCTTTGTCTACCTTTTTGAGCACTCCATCAATTTGAGGCTTATCTGTAGTACGTAGTTCATTAACCCAAGCTTGTTGGGCCTCAGTCAGTTCCGCCATTTTGACTCCTTAGTAGCTTTCTAAACCGCCAGCATATTCAATAAGCTGGCCAATCTGTGCAAATGTAAGGCCAACATCATTTAGACTTGACACCCCAACGCTAACAAGATAACGCGGATTGTTCTTACGATACACATTAATTTTATTAATATCTACATAATAAGTATCTGCTGGCTTATTCTCATCAAAATTAACATTTTCAATAACAATAGCAGGGTCACTCTCTACATCACCTAGTGCCTTTGCAACTTCTTCCGGCAAAAAACAGTATTCTTTCTCTTCACCAAAATATTCACAACCTGGAATCCTATCCAAAGAAGTATCAGGAGCTAAGGAGTCATCAACAATCACGGACTCAATAATGCCACGCTCCACTGCCATCTTAGCCGCAACACCTAGGCAACAGTAACCTACGGGATTGTCTTCTTTAGGAACTGTTCGATGAAGCATACCCTTTGTCTGTGGCAGGTCTGTAGTCTTTAGAACCTCTACCCACTCACGCTCAAATTCATTCATGTTAGCCTCCATAATTAGCTAGTGTAAGTCCAAGCCGCTTCATCTTACCCCGCCGGTCCCGGGCTTGTCCACCCTCATTCTTAGTAATCAGCTCATTAAGCACCCATGCAGTAGCACCAGAATTAGCCTTAACCCTAAAAACCCCTTGACCAATAGCAACATCTGTCACTACTCCCCGGCCCCACCAGCCGTACACAACATCTCGCTTACGAGGTTCCATAGCGTTTCCTTCCGTCGTCGTTGTAAACAACCTTAGCTGGTCATGAAACGGTTGTCAAGAACTTTCTTCAAGCAAAAACCCCGCCAAAACGGCGGGGCTATTATGCGATTCCGACGGGGATTGAACCCGCACCTTTACCGTGACAGGGTAACATGCACAAACCAGTACACCACGGAACCTTATTTATTTATGCTAATTGTGCGTAGTCTAATATTTCCATATTGACCACTTCTGCTCCAGCGCAACTACCTTCTCCAAACGAATCACCTATCATTTCTTCGGCATCCGACTCATTTGGAGCTGTAACTTCGGCCTGAATCATTACATTAAATATATATGTGTGCATTGTACTTTCCTTTCGGTCAGTACAATTATATCATGTATATATATAATGCAAGTGCCCTAGGAGGGAATTGAACCCCCATCTCAACGTCCGTAGCGTTGCGTCGTGTCCTTTGGACCACCAAGGCATAACCTGAGCGGGTAACGATTCTACTTAGCTGGACCACCAGAACCGCTCATTGTGACTCTCGACACACTTGCAGTGCCTTCATAGGTTCTTCAAACCCACGCTTTACTATATAAGCTAGAGAGCCATGCTAGCAAGAGTCCCAACCGTATGATTGCTCTCGCCGCACTTACATCTTAACACACCTGACTGCTACAAGTCAAGGTAGCTGTCGTCTAAAATTAAGACCCTTGGCATTGACACATAACCACGATTCGATTGCCATTTTCTGCTGCTTAAATTAACTGAATGCTTGCTATTATCTACAATGCTTTTAACACCCATGCTTATTTGTGCTTTACTGTAATCTGGCAACCTATATACATAACCTACAACCAATTCTCTTACACCCGCTGCTGCCACTAATGTACCCTCTTTAACCTCCCGGCCAAATACATCTTGTGTCTTATAAACCGGTGGATTAACGTAAGGCTGCATCAATTTGGTCCTGACTTAGCTTAATCAACTTATTTTTATTGTAATCTACATTAGAAGTTGAATATTCATTAGTGTAAGTATTAAGTTTAACGCCTCTAACACGCATTTTCCTCCCCGGCTCGGCCGGGATTTTATCAATGTAGACTATCTCAATGGCACCAGTTCTATAACCTGTATAACATCTAGCTACCATATCATCAACAAATAACTCTTCACCAAACATATCAAAAATTTGCATTTTACTCCTTTATAGCAGCAGACCAAACACTCAATGCAAGATTATCTGCATCTAAGTGGTAATTTATACCCTTTCCAACATTTCCGTTACTGCACCACCAATTAGCCCACAGACAGTCATTACCTTTCAAATAATCTATCCAACTTTTCATAGCAATGGCTCTCATAGAGCCATCAATATCATTGGATAGCTTAATCGATCCCAATTCTGGAATACACCAAGGTATACCAGTCTCTTTACTCATAGTAATAGGCCCATCAAATAATTCTTGTGCTGTAGCATATCTATTTTTCCAAATACCAAAGGTTGGATTATAACAATCCCAACCTAACGCGTCAACGAACATTTGTCCACCATGAAACTCGCGCCACGTACAACCTTCTGTTCTTGCCATCACTTGTTGATAATGCATCATTATTTTTACAAGTTTTACCTTCTTACCATTAGGATGAGCTTTTCGAGCTTTATCCATTTCTGCATATACTGATAAATAATTTTTTATAAACCCGGCGATATTACCTGATCTTTTCGCATCATCTTCTGGTTCATGATAATAACAAACCCATACTTCTGGGTAGTTTTTCGGTATTCCGTCCATAAATTTATTAAATGCGGCTAAATCCCATTGCTTAAATGAAAAGCATGGTTTATCCTCTGGTACTAAAACTGATACCTCTGGTATCGTCCATAATGAAGGCTTACCAGAAGAAAATATTCTAACGTGTGGCAAAGGTCCATTAAACGCTAACTTATGATCAGTTATCACCTGTGATAAAGTTTTTGTTTCACCTAAACTAGAAGGATCTACTCCAAATTCAGTATTAGATTTTTTTAGTTCTTTAATACGATCCAAAGCTATATCTAATTTAGTCTTTAGGTCAGCATTTTCTGTTATTTTTGCCATATAAGCATTGTGCAAATCTAACATTTGCTTTTCTACATCTTTAAGACCGGCTTTTACCTGGTCTAGCAACATATTTATATCAATAATATTCATACTACATATAGTATAGAGCTTTTATCTTTTGTCAAGATCACTCTGTGTAATTGGGGTGACCGAAGGGTAACGCTCCCTCTTAGGTGGCTTCACAAACCACTGCATTACTTTTATGCTACGGTCACAGTGCGGTAGACGAGATTCGAACTCGCAAATCTCCACTTTGGCAAAGTGGTGCCTTAAACCAGTTTAGCTACTACCACATGGAACTTCAATACCGATACACTCCAATATCAAAGTACGTGATCCTGCGGGGAATTGAACCCCGATTTGAAGGCTGAGAACCTACTGTAATAACCACTATACTACAGGACCGCAGTGCTACATTTTTGTGGGAAAGTAGCCAAAACCCCTGTGCGAGCGCAGTATCCAACAACCATCTACGGAGATTTGATCCTGTTAACTCGTCTCTTACATTGTATTAGACAACTGGCCTGTTGTCAACCCTTGTAGCACTACTAGCTGCTAGACGATTATGCGCTTCGGTACCAGTAACTACTACCACAAGTCCTGCGAAAGCCAAAAGCAAGGCCGTACCAAAACTAATAGCTAGTGCTAAATCTACAAGCAATGCTGTCAGCAATAGCCCTAATACAAACACTACTGCTGCTCTTACGTTGTTATTCTTCATTCTTCTCCATCTGTTAAAGGTAAGTAACTACCATCTTTTTGCAAAACTGCCGGGCGATTGGTTGAGCTAGGTACAAAGTAACCTTTTTTATGACCATGCCTACGCATAGCCCTATTACTCCCGGCGGTCTCATAAATAACCTCACGGTTAATATGAAGTCCAGATTCTATATCTTCTGCTAGTTCGTTTTCAGACCAACGACTCACTTATCTAAACCGTATGCCCTGTAACCAATACCTGCTGCTGATAAAGCACAAGCCGTTTCGCCGTTACCCCAATTGTAAGCCTGAATAGTTACTCTAGCCCCTGCACGCATAAGGTCTGCCAAAGTAGTATTAGCTACTACATCTAGCTCAATTTCACCAAGCTCAGCTCGCATAAGCTCACTTAGCTCTTCTGCCTTCTCATCAAATCTAGTTGTTGTCATTTTCTTCTCCAATTAGTAGTTTCATTAGTTCGTCGCTTGTTTCTTTAAGATCCATATCTACCGAAATGGACGTTGGTTTAATAAGGCTATCAAATTTATACTCAGGAATCGAATCCTTATAGCCAATAGACCAATCTTCAAGAGTTACTGGATATGACTTTCCCTTACCATCAAGGGAGTTATAACCGCTGTAGGTTTACTTTTAACAGTATAAGCATCTACTCCCGGTATTTCACTACAAGGATTGCCTTGTTCTTCTACATTATCGTCTTATAGTTTTATCCGCAAGTCAATATCTAGTGTATCTAGCCAGTCTGCAATTTGATTAACTGTCCACTTTTCATAGTCATTTAAAGCGATAATAACTCTCTCTAGTGTATCTATACAGCCATTGACAGGGTGCTTAACCATCTCTTGCAGGCCCGGCAATTTGTTAATTACTGGATGTCGATAAGATACATTGCTATTGCTAGCTTTTTTGTTCTTTTCGGGGATGTCAAATTCAGTCATATTTTGAACATAACCGATAATATTATTTCGGACAAATTCATCTTCATCAGCCATATTTTTCAATAACATATCTACAATAAAAGCCTTTTGATCACCATTATAGTGTTTTTGAAGACCTGCATCAGTCAGCCCAAATTTATAAACACGATAGATTTTGTTTATAAATTTGGGCTGAATTGCATCAAAAATATCAAAACTTATTATCGGCGGCTTTATATAAGCAAAGTCGACAACCACAGTAAACCAAAAAGTATGAACGTATATGTCATAATCACGATAAACCTTTACTAAATCTCCCATAAGTTATCCTTTGGTTAGGTTGGTCGGAGCGGAAGCGACAGGATTTGAACCTGCATCGGGATTAACCTTAGCCGCTTTCAAGGCGGTTTGCTACACCAATGGCCGCACTTCCATACGCCCGGCGTCCTAGCAATAGACGACCCGCCCCTTCCGGTGCGGGTGGAGAATCCAACTCCATTACCTTGCGTTGTAGGAGAGGCGGGAATCGAACCCAGCTATCGGAAGCTTATAAGACTTCTGCACCTACCAGCGTGCTGCTCTCCCATGTGTTACTGAACTTGCTTGCAACACCAATCATCATAGTCTTCGGGAGGTTGTATGTCAAGCCATATCATTGGATCTACTGGCTTACCTCCTGTCAATCTACCTCCCGGCCAAACCTCAAAGTGCAGGTGTGGACCAATTGATTGGCCGTTATTGCCAACTCTTGCTATAAGCTGGCCTTTTACTACTTTATCACCCTTTTTAACCAACAAGTCTTCTAAGTACATGTGACCATATACAGTAGAAACCTTTTCGCCATCTATTGTGCTATCTGCTACAATCCAACAGCCAAATCCGCCGACTCCATCCCTAGAATCAACTATAACTGCATCTTCTGCGGCATATATTTCTGTTTTAAGTGCTGCTGCGAAGTCAACGCCATTGTGCATTGCTGTACCTCGCATGCCAAAGCCACTACTGATTCTATAATCATCTAGTGGATATCGCATAGCGTAGATGTGACAGGATTCGAACCTGCGACAGACTCCGTGTAAAGGAGGCACCTCACCATTCGGTACTCACATCCATAGAAGGTTCCAATACATACAGTCACCTACAACCTCTGACCTGTGCCGTGTCCCGCGCTGTTACTATCTTAACATCATCGACTGAGTTGCGCAAGCTGTGCAGCAAGATCTTTCTTGGTCTGTTCTGCTGCTGCAATTTTCTCTTGAATCTTACGTTTGCGTTCATACTCGTCATAATCAAACTTATTATCTTCGTACACGTTCTTATCTATCCAAGGCAGCCTAAGGCTCAATGCTCCCCGGCGATTCCAGCCATTCTTAATACCGTTTTGCAGTAAACCAACCTCATTAAGTACGTTGACCAGCTTGTCAAGATCTTCTTTTGACATCTCTTTGTCGATATAAAGGTGGTTGTGGCCGGGTGTTGACGATGGCAATACAGACACTTCAAAGTCTAGATCTAGTAACGGCCTATGCATTTCATTGGTCTTGCCTTTAGTAGACTTAACAACACTGGTTACTAGATTGGCTTTCTTTACGCCAACTTCATCCCAAGGTCCCAGCTTTTTAGGCTCATCATCTAAACCTTCATCATCATCTAGATAATGATCTAATGCTAGATCTGCTCTTACAAACTCATGCTTTTTAACAAAGTCTGGTAGACCTACTCCCAACCGGCGTGTTGACGGTTTGTCTTCTCGGTTATCTACTACCCGCTCAATGCCAATAAGCTCTTCTACCGATGTAACTTCAAATGGATCAGTTTGCGATACTACTTGAAAACTTGGGTTCATGTATATCCTTTGATTGTAGTTATAAGCTGTAGCAGGCGTGTTTTCCCTATATCACTACTCAGCGCGTAATCGCAATAAGACTGGTCTTGAACCAGCGTTTCCTGCATTGTAGGCCGACACAGAGTCGAACTGCGGTCTATTCCGTATCAGAGAATTGTTCTCACCATTGAACTACCGGCCCAGGCTGCACCTTATTTAGCCTCATGTGCATTTAGAGGGATCTTACCGACCCGGCCGGAATCGGTATTGTCTGGATGGCAGGATTTGAACCTGCGGCCTCTTGAATCCAAATCAAGCACGCTACCAAGCTGCGCTACACCCAGATATTACTTACGTCCGGATAGGAGGAATCGAACCTCCGACATAGGTACCCAAAACCCACGTTATACCACTTCACTATATCCAGATTATCAATCTCTGCCTGCCTCATCGGTAATTAACCGAGCTAATACCAGGCTGTCACATTTGAGTCATTTGAGAGAGATTGATTCGCCTTTAGCAGTCCCCCGGTGTCTCCGAGTTGTATGTTACTAAAGACTCTGATCCGTGTACTTTGGATCATTGCACCCGATGTAGGAGTTGAACCCACGCTTGAAAGGTTGGAGCTTTCCGTGCTACCGTAACACTTATCGGATATGGTGGACCTTATCGCCGCCCACGCGCTCCGGCTGCTACGGAGAGGTACGCTTTCGCCCCCTGCTTTCTCATCTATCTTAACACACCCTACTCGCCGGTGTCAACAGTCAAGTTAGCTAGCTCTATAGCCTGATATATACTGTCTGATGCATTCTTAACATTGTCCAAATTATGAACACCCGGCAAAAATAGCGAATCAATCAAATCGATTGCCATAACATGTAGTAGATCCTTTAGCTTTTCTTCATCTAGCATTAGCTATCGTCTCCATCCAATACAGCATTACTGATTCTACGAACAATAGTCATTTTTGCCGCCTCCATCTCTTCCCAACCACCATACTCTAAAACATTAAATACCTCACCAAAGCATTCAATTAACAAACGCTTTAGCTCATTATGATTGATGGGTTCTGGCTGTGTAAAATGCGACTCAACATAGGTCCTGTCTACGTCTTTCATTATTACTCCAATGCTTTTAGTCGTTTGGTCTCTTGTCGCTTCCATTTATTACTAGGACCAGACACACGATGCCAGTATCTTTGATTATACGGGTGATCGCGCTTAAAACCCCATGTAGTCTTGCACTCAGGGCATGACCAATAAGCTACCATTCTAGTGCGAGCCCTATCGGGATCTGGTATATGGCTTGTAGAAGGCTTAATACAATCATGAATTAGATTGATATACTCCATTGTACTCCTTAAAAGTTACCTGGCGCTACCTGGAAGCATACTAGACCAATGCTACGCCATGCGTCAACTACCTGCTGCCTGTCATCTAGCACAAACTGCACATCGTAATTGTCCCTGACGTATTCATTGAATAGTTCTAGCTTGACGATACTATCTTTCCTTTGGTCCCCGGTCTTTCGCATATACACCTTATCCCAGGGAACATCATTATCATTAAGCCAGTTTTGGGAATCAATACTACTTATATCGTCCCGGCCGCTCATGATTATAATCATATACCCGGCTTCGTCTGCCCAACGAACAACCTCGGCAACATGATCAATTAGCTCATCGTCATATACCTTAGTAAAATCATAGAACGAACGATGACCATTATTACGTGCCAGGGTACCATCAAGATCTACCAGAATAGCCTTCTTTGTACCCGGCTTTGCTACATAAGGTGCATGCGTTGGGTCGGGCTCAGGATATAGGTCAATCTCATTCAATGGATTCCGAACAAGATCTTGATGCTGCTTCTTGATTACTTCTTCTGGAACGAGCCTACCACCCATAGAGTGCCTTGTCCATACCCGGCCAATTGCCTTATTGACATCTATATCTACCTGCTTAACATCAAAAGTAGCATTGTGCTCTAGAGCAATAGCTGCAAAGTGACGCAAATACTTAGGACGGATGTTAGTGTTGTCAACAACCACATTGCACCCGGCCTTTAGCAGAGCATGGACACTAGCGTCTTCAATAACACTAACTACTGTCTCATCAACACTAGCATAGTCCTTGAATACGGCTTCACGAATGTTGTCACGGCTTACCACCGCCCAACCTTCACGCTTTAGCTGCTCGACATATGTGCTCTTTCCACTACCACTAATACCACGCATACATAATAGCTTACTCATCGTCTTTTGCTACCTCAATCGTTACTATTAGATATCCCGGCTTTTTCAGATAATTAAACCTGTCCCTATCTATAGAGACCTTTACATATTGATGTATCGGATCTTGCTCTCCATGATTTCTATAGCTCGCAGTGTTACCGTCAAAAGAACTTAGTGCTACCTTATACTTCATACACCCGGCTCTCCCTTTGTCTTGACTTCAAATCCTGCCGCCCTAGCAATAGTATCAAGAGCGTTACCTATTACTTCCATTCCAGACCAGCCGTGCTCATCATGATTCATGTTAATAATAAATAGATCATCAAAGTAAATGTCACAGTCTTCATCATTTTTCCAGTCATATTCTAATACATGGTCACTCATTACTAGGGCACCTTTCTGGTGAATGTGAATTACGAATAGTCTTGTTTAAGTTATGCTGCTTACAACCATCTTCTGTCCAGTCTCCTAGAAAGGTGCCGCCGCATGGTGTACGGCGGCAACCACAATCCCTTAGGTGGCCTAGCTCTGGAAACCCCCATGATCTAGACACATGTGATGATTCCCAATTCTCTATATCCATCAGAAATCCCTTGTCTTTAGCTTAAACATTAGTCGCTTACCAGCATTGTTTGTTAGCTCTACTGGTGACTTAGCAATAATGCCCTCAGCCTGTACCGGCCGAATTGCGAATGTGCTACCAAAGCCATCTCGGCATGCAGCTATAATGGCATCAAGATCATACATACCTAAATTTGGCGCTGTATCAATTTGAAGTTCAGCCACACATGCATAAAAGTCAGCAGGTGACAGCCACAAATCATTTGCACGCACATCGAACGCCCTGAACTCTACATCATTGGAGTAGTTTCCACCACCATTGATCTTAGGACCATATGACTCACCGTAAACTGTTAGCGAATCCAGACCAAACCTGTCCATAAGATCATTAGCTGCCGGATGGATTGCATGAACTGTATCGATAAGGCTATTTTCTACCGGCGATGGGAGGTTAGCATTAGCTGTGCGCCCACCAAATGACCATACAACATCACCATCTTCATAGCCAAAACGAATCCACGTAGAAGTGCCGTCAATTTTTTCTGTAACGCTCCATCTATCTAGTAGTGCAAACTCCGGTCGTGTAAATTCGCCGGGTATAATCTTAAAATTACTATCACGCTTAAACAGGGTATCTATTTTATTATAGTAGTCCATCTTTACCTCTCTTGTTTTGGGCCTGCTCACTGGCTGTAGCCCATCTACAATTATCTGGAGTATAGTCGCCATTTACATCTATTCTATCTAACGTCCTATCCTCCGGCCTTACGCCCATATCCTCTAAGAAATTAACGAACTCAGACCAACGGTCGCATACCCTAATGCCTCTGCCACCGTAATGTTTATAGTTTTTATTTAGCTGATTAGAGCACCTAGCTCGCATCGCAATCCAAGACCACCAGCCCGGCAAAATCGCCGTAATCAAGTACAATTCTGTTACTAGGGTAAATTATCTCTGCTAGAAAAGTGTAACCAGCATATAGCTTAAATAACTCTAAAGAGTCATTGTGGTTCTCTCTAATGTGCTGGGTAGCCCATTCGGCTTGACTGGAATGAAATGATCCTCTAGTAGATACATGCACTTGATCATCGTACACGAAGATAATACCAAGTGACCCATCGGCTTTATCTGTTACCTCAACAAGATCGTCAAAACCAATGTAAGGCGTTTGCGCTTCACCTAGATTCCAAAATTTACTTAGCGGCCTAGCAATAACATTACCTGTCAGTTGCTCATAGATAAGCCCACGACATTGAGTCGTCACATCATTCCAACACTTTTTGAATGCGGCCAAATCTGAATAATTTGCAATAGTCAGCGGATGACCCTCATGGCTACGCAGAGTAACCATCTTGTCTGTTTGCATTTGACGGAATAGATCACCATCAAACAGATCACTAATTTTCATTGCGGCTCCCGCCAATAGTATGGATAAGTGTAAGGGCGGACGTATACGCTGAGACGACTAATTTTATCCTACGCAACGCAATGTTACATGACAGGACGCCTACCCCTGCACTACCCTTACCTGTGACGCAGACGGGGATCGAACCCGCGACTCCTTTCGGAGTACTAGATTGAAAGTCTAGCTACCAGTGCCAACACAGTCACTGCGCCATTTGGTACCATTAACGCAGGTTCACGCCGGACTTGAACCGGAAGGTAAATATCATACCTCTCCATCACCTATTTATCTTATGTAGCTATTCATAAGGCTTGCAAGGCAGGTGATCCACCAGCTTTATGCTACTTGGACTTCCATTTCCATCCAAGAGGCGTACAGTGTCCGGTAATAGGAGATACATAATAACCAGGACCACAATATACTGGATTATCTGCTACCGGCCTTGCCTGTGCAGCAGCTGGTGCAGTCAAAACAACCGCACCAGCAAATAACAGCGCACCTAGACCTGCAACAATCTTGTTCTTCATTATTCCCCCTAGTTATACTGATTGACGTGCGGATGACCGGGCTCGAACCGGCAAACTTAGTTTGGAAGACTAATATGTTACCATTACATCACATCCACAGTGCTAGCCAGTTTGACCCGACTAGCTAAAACTTACTTTGCGAACTTTTGGCCGATTGGCTTTGCAGACGTGTTGCCACGCTTGCGCCATCCAGCTCTTACAAGGTTGAGAGCACCTTGTGCTGCCTTTACTCCTGCCACTCAAATCACTCCTAAATTATGACTTACGCTCTCCCGCCTCGTTTCGATCGAAGTCCCAGACCTTCAAAGAGTCTCATGCTACCATCACACCCCGGGAGATTAACTACACCAATCTTAACAGGCGTAGCTTTATGTGTCAAGCCTTCGGGAAGATCATCTTGACAACATCTTGTTTTGCATTTGAATAGTTCTGAATAAGCTCTAGCTGTTCAAATGCATTAACAAACACATGGGTCACCCTATACCAGTGATAGTGTTTATACACTGTCATTCTGGCACATCAGCAATCGACTCTAACATCTTGATCGCATGTTCCCGGCGCTCAACCAAACGATCATGCTCTTCTTGCATCTGCGCCTCATAACGCTCAACATCTCTAATAACCCGGGCCAATTCGTGATCATACCATTCTTCCGGCGTTTCGTAAGGCTCAGCAATCCAAGGGCCATAAGGCCAGCTAATCTCAATTTGATTTAGAGCATAATCTTTGATCGGCTTTGCCTGCTCATTAGGTTGCCAAGACTCAACCTTATCCTTAACGGTTTGATATTTGGCAAGCATTTCTTTATGGCGTAAAAGACTATCTACATTACTCTGAGTAACCGCATCAAAATACTTACGCCAGTCTGCTTCAATTTCATCATCTGTTAGAGATTCTAGCTTACTTAAACGAGTTTGTGCTTCTATCAAAGCTTTGACCGAATAACTATTGACATCAACTTCAACCGGCTTTGGTGGTACATCAATACCATCCTCACGCTGATGAACAAATGCACCAAAGGCGCGGGTGCAATGACTTACAAAATCGCGGGCATTTAGATTGCCCTCTTCAATAGGTGCTGTATAACTAGTTGGCATTGCTAACTCCCTTTAACGTAGATGTATAAATGTATATCCTAGCTTCTTCTGCGGTCTGTGCTACAGATAGTGGTACACAAAGAGCACCCATACGCTTGTTATCTTTAACTCTCACCACCGGCCAAGTCTCATAATTTTGAGGCGTTGGCTTACCAGCTACAAAACAAACGTGCCAACCATCCGGCCCGACCAAATCATATTCACAATCGTTACACCAAAGACTCACTCAGAAGTGTCCCGAATCTCTCATAGAGCTTTCAATAAATATAAATTGGTTATCTTGCAGATTAAGTGCCTTAGCCCCGGCCTTAATAATTTCGTCAAGGCTGAATGCTACCTCAGGACTAGCATAATAATAAACGACGAATTCATATGGTCGCTGGCCGTCTTCATCTAGTTCTTCGTCATCTTCAACAAAGCCTTCCCACTCATTATCAGTAGTCATCTGGATTAAATCCTATCTGTGGTTCTAGTGGTTCCTGCGCATTGGCTTTAGCCACCCGGCGAATTTGGTCTACGCTGAGCTTACCAGATAGCAACAGTCTGTCAAGGTCTTTTTGACGATGGACAACCTGCTCTTGATAAATTCCGTCAATTGCATCAATAGGAATAATTTCTGACTGATACCATTCAAGAATCAGCTCATGTAATTCATCGACCTTTACAGACAAAAGATTGTTAATAAACTTTAATTCTTCGTTTTCATTTACCAACGCTTCTATTTCGTGCGCAAAAGGTTCAATAGCTTTGTCTGCTATACGCTTTTCTTGACGCTCTCGCGCCTCTGCGATTTCTTGCGGTGTTGGATCATATCTACATGGCATAATCTACTCCTTTAATTATACTAACTGGTTCGACCATATGGCCATCCCCAACCACCCGGCGAATTTCGACCCGGCTTAAAAACTTCATTTATCCATTTAGTAGTGAGACCATTCGCTTTAATATAAGCAACCTCTTCGCTCTCTAAAGCAAATAAAAATCTAGATTTACCCTTTGTAAGTTCAGCTTCTATAAACCAAACTACATCACCATAATCAGCCTGACCTTGTAATCTTTGAGCAGCATCATACTCTTCTTGATTATGTATTTCTTTTTGATACAGTTCAAAATCAACAAGTCTCTTCTCTATGAATACGCCATTCCAGTTCATGTGTGCCCACTCGGATTCGAACCGAGATGTTAGATTTTAGAGGTCCATCAGTTACCTTTACTGACATAGGCGCGGGTGAGCAGTTTATACGTCATACTCAGGACTCCGACCTTACATCACTACGTCTACACTGTCAAGAGTCACCTCCTGACGTATCAGCCTAGGGACCAGTAATTAGGCGCATAGTTGCACTCACACGTAGCTCAGGCTGGTCGATAACACATACCCAGCAGTGATGTGTAGAGTGATCACATTCCTTCGGCTTACGCTGTAAACTACCCGGCCATCTCGCAGGCTGTGGACCGATACCACACGTCGGACAAGTCTCACCCGGCAGTAGCAGCCTACCAGAGATACATAGCTCACACAACTCCGGCCTTGCTACCTTAATTACCTTAGCTTCCTTAGGTGCCAATGGTAGGTTACCAAACTCATCATAAGGAACGTGACCCTTACGTGCGTTACAGGTTCTGTGAAGTATTTGCTTGTTATCCAACGATTCAATTTCATCATTGGTCCAACCAGACTGACGCGCTAAAAACTTCGGAAATACGTGATCGACAGTACGAATATCCTTATTATCAAAGGGCTTGGTGCATCCGGGGAACCTACAGTAGTCACCGTCCCTTTCAATAAGAAACGCTATCGTTTCCTGCCTGCTCATCAAAGCTGACATTAGTCCTCATCCTTTCCGGCAATTTCATATTTATAAACATTATAGCACAAGACTCTATGGTCCTGGCAAGTTTCTTATTGTTACAGGCCCAATGCGTAAGGGCCACATTATCAACAGAGTCCGTACCACCGAGAGATAAAGCCAGCACATGATCAATAGATGGCTTATCGTCTAGCTGCTCAGAGCAAAGATAGCAGTCAGTTCCGTCAATGGCAAGTAGCATTTGAATATCATAATATTCCCCATCACCTGACCTAGACCTTCTCCTATTGTTTGCTCGTATGCGAGCTAGTCTTACGCTTTTCTTTCTGCAAGGCTCACAGTAGGCTTTGAGCAAAGCATCAGTGCCAGTAGGTTCCTTGCAAACCTTACACAGAGGAACCGTGGGCGTCAACCCACCCGACCTATGGAACCGCATGTAGTGCTTACGACAATACCCCTTTTGAAAGAATGTATCTAGACATCCATCGTACTTACAAACCTTACACTCTTTATGGAACTTAAATCTTGTCCCTAGCGCAAGAGGATTTCGACAGACATTACAGTATAAATCCGCCATATCTTTGGTTTTGCGAAACTTCTGTGCGTGTGACTTACACAGGTGATAGGTCGGACCTTCTTCTGCCCGACCGCAACCCTCTATAATACACATTACCTTGATTATATCATCTACCTCTGTCTAAATCATAGTTATTCTACTAAAATAGTCTGAAAGATCATCCGGCATCTCCATCGTTGGAGGCTTAATAATTACATTACCCGGCCTTTCATCTAGACTATTTCTATTCTCCTTTTTTATATCTTGTATCGTTCTTACTTCTACTATATTTGACTGTTCCGGCCTTGCCGTTGACAACGCATTGAATATAGCACCACATGTAGCATCTGCCAAGTCTTTAGTGCCTGATCTTGGATGGTCAACTTTATCGTCATTCGTGATTCTGAGCTGTAGCAACTCTTTTTTTAACAGCTCTATATCTGGCATAATGACTCTATGCTCACCGACAGCACCGGCCATATCTTGATAATGTTTCTTGGCCACTGAAAGCTTTTCGGTAGGAATGCCGAATTTCTCTAAATAATTACGCATATCATCAGATTCCCACTGATCGAAAGTTACTTTCTTGATATTAAATCCCCGGCGATACAAAGAAACAATATACTCCCTTACCTCAGTGAAGTCAACAGACTTTTCCTTGGTGGGCGTCCACCATCTTACAGCATCAACATACACTACAGGTGCGGCATCTGTAAAGGTGTTGACAATCTTCATAGACTGCCAGCTCTCTACGTGAGCCAAGCTCACAGCACAGTTATCATGCTTACGAGCCAAATCAACATGGATATAATATTCTTTAGTGTCATCTGGTCTAAAGAAATACTGAAAAGTCCCGTCTTCACTTACTCCATTACGCCCGATCATGGCATCATCAATCTTTTGCCTATCCTTAAAGAAGGCGTCAATTGCCTCGGCTGGCTGACAGGCAAAACGTCCTGTAGCATCTGGCTTATTACGATAAAAAGCGGTTACATATTCTTGATTGGTTATCTTTTTGGTTGGATTTACTTCCCATGTTGGCCTCCGCAAAGCAAATACGTATGGAATCTTATAAGAAAGAATATCATCTTCTTCCCACTCAATGATTACTCTATTACTTTCGCTATCAGGCAAATCTGGATTCAGAGGGACAGCCACTCTTTTAGGAGTAGTAACCTTTTCTTCGATTACAGAAGCATAGTGAGTACTAATGAAATCACCCTTGTAACGGGGGAATGACAACAATACAACTTTCCCATAAATACCAAAACGAGAGTCAACAGACGCTCTATACATATTGTAAACTGCGTCGGCGGTCTTCTTTGATTCTGACGTAGACTCGGTGGCAAATCCTGAAATCTCATCAAGTACCACCATTATAGTGTTATAACCCTCCCAAGCTTCACGCTCTGAATGACCAGAATATAAATTAATATTTTTATCAAACTTAACCTCTCCAGACTGAGCTGGTTCACCATTATCTTTAGCATCATATTTGCCCTTGAAATAATTACTTTTCTTCAAAAGCCTAACGACACCTTTAAAAAATACATTCTTAGCTTGATCTGAGTTAATAGCAATATTAATAATATCGAAAGAGTCACCACTTGGTTTATCAAAGTACTTGGCTGGGTTTTTTAGACACATAAGTAAATAAACCAAATAAGCACAACTAAAGGTTGAAAGCATATCTTTACCAGATTGATGACTTATTCTTAGATTACCTATATAGTTATGTGTTTCTGGTTGTGTAAGAGTCCAATAATCTCCTTCACCCTTCCGGCGAATCCAGGTGATTTTATCCCAAAATAGACCATCTTTTACTTTACCTTTTCTCTTAGTTAATATCCAAGTATACTTGTTTGGGTAAGTAATTTTATATGGCTGGCCAACTCTTGCCCATGCATGCTGAATATCTTGCCCCAATTGATATGAATTAGTTACAAACCGTTCACCCTCAATACAAACTTTACGCAAGAACATTTCAAGCACTCTATTATCAGACTTCCACAAGTCTGCTGGTATTGCTGCATTAGGATCCGTTGAATCAAGAGTATCTACTATTTCTTTTAGACGCATGCTTGAAATGTTAATTGGATTAACAACATCGAATCCAATAGCAGTAGCTATTAAGTCACCCTCTTTTAGCTCCACCGCTGGAACCCATCTACCCCAATTTACTTTATTTTCAAACTTCTTCCAAGGCATTGCATAATATTGATGACCAACATATACAGTCTCTCTAGTACCTGAAATAGTCTCTACCTCTATCATTTGCCCTCGGCCTTCGTGGAAAGCTTCTGTGGCATATTGTGGAGTAAGGCTTAAGTCTTCATTCATGCCGACAACTAATGTATCAGACTTAATTGAATCTAGACGTTGCCAAGCCCCGGTATTTGCATTAAACACCGGGGTCTCGGGAGCATGACAACCTTTACCAAACTGCAAAATTACTTCTGTCTCAGTTTGATCCCAACGCTTTTCCGCCTCCATAGGAGAGAGATATTCGTATAGAGTTTCTTTTCTATAAATTTGTGTAGAACGCAACACGGCTTCACGTTGATATGGACTTAACCTTACATCTGGCTCATTAAGATACCTTTCGTCAGCAATAAAGGTATCAATATCAACCGGCTTTTCTGCAAGATCGCCGTCATCTAATGAATTTAGGATACCGTCAAAATCAAACAGGGACGACAATTACTTCACTCTTTTCGTCCCGCATTATATCCTTCATACGGCTAGCTAATATTGGCTTACATCTATCACACTTAGCCACTACATCAGCAATAGCCTGTGCCAATAGTTCTTGTCTTTCTTGGGTTTTAGCAAGCTCATCACCAAGCTCGGCGTCTTGCATGAGCCCGGCCTTTTGATACATCTCTTGTAATTTAAATTCTACGTCGGTGATATTCTTCAAGAGCGTAGCCTTAGTCTTAAGGTCACCCTTATCATCAGCTTGTTCTACTGTAGCCCAATTCTCTTTTTGAACCATGCGCACAATTTGATCAGCATTCTGTATAGTCTCACGCATACGCTCTTGTATAACCGGATCGTTTTTTGCGAACTCATTATACTGATCTACATACGCCAAAACCTCGGTACGCTTAATATTGAGTTCCCGAGCAATTTGGGTGGGATTTGTTCCCTTTAAATACAATTCAACAGCTTGATTCATCTCGTTGTATTTAGGTGCTACTACTGCTAATTCATTCATTCTTCTTTTTGCGTCTAGAACGCTTTATAGTTACAACTCCTTTTAATTTTGCCAAATGGAACGCCCTGAGGCTTCGGGTATCTGCATCCCAGCAGTCTATCCACGTAGTGTCTAATGATGAATTGTGTGCTAGACATTTAAATAAAAAAACTCCTTGTATGTTTTTAAACTTCAATTGCGTACCCGGCTCTATGAGGTGTCCCTTATAGTCCAATGTGTATTCTACGTAGATATTATCATTACTGGCATAAGGCTTAGTATCAATTTCTACAGTATCTCTTTTGTTCATTTATCTACTTTCTATTATACTAGTGTTGTCAAGCGCTTAGATTCTCTTTCTACATGTAGCGCAAAATGCTCTATGCTTGGTATTCTATTTCTACCATCTGCCCGGCCATATTGAAGATCATTATTCCAAGGACGGTTTATCAAATAAGCTTTAGTACCGGCTAATACAAGATCATCATAATTTTGCAATTTATCTTCTACAAACATATCTGTTGGGACTATAGTCTTATCCGCACTAAAAGTTAGTGTGTCATATGGAATGCTATACTTCTTTAGCCATTTTCGAGTAAGCTCTCGACTCACCTCCGGGGTTGATCCAAAGTTACGGTCAGTAATTATATGTATCTCTGATCCGGTATTCTTGATTCGACGCATAGCATTAACAAACCCGCGCTTTACACCACCGGTAAACAATAGCCCCTTATCGGCAGCGTCATTGCAATAGATTACAAATTCACCATCTGTAATCCCCCATTTTCTATAAAAATGCCAATCGCCACAATAACCACGATTCAAATAAGGTCCATTCGAAATACTATCTAAGTATCTTAAAAATGAACTATGAAAGTTAAAGCCGACTCCATCTAAGTCTACACCTACACGTAATATCATTCGCTCCATCCATTCAAATAAGATAAAACTCTAGCAAGGTTGTCGTGCGTATCTCCTAAAGCACCAATAGCTTTATTACATTTTGTACATAACAGACCGCGCACCTGACCAGACTCATGATCATGGTCAACAGCTAACATAAATGCCTTACCTGTAATGTGATGCGTCCTGGACTCTGGCTTTTGACAAATAGCGCACAGGCCGTTTTGCGCTAAAAACAGTGCGGCATAGTCTTCTTCGTCAATTCCATAATTTTTCTTTAATCGAATTTTCCTGCTCTGTGAGAGCAGTTCCACCTTGTCTAACCTTATATACTGCTGATGCCTAATCTCAGACGACCTACTAGGTTTAACTTTAGACTTATCATTGACGCACTCTCTACATCTCCCGCCAACACCTATCTTGACTTTACTGTCTGGTGGAAAATTAGATAACGGTTGCCAATTTTTACAGCCTATGCACTGCAACTCACCATTAAAGACATATTTCCGCGCTCTCTTCCTGTCGGCAAGTATTTCGGTACGTATGTCATATACCTTCGACCGCAAATTTTCCAAAGACCCATCGTTTATAATAACATAGGGTGTATCTACCTCATACTGCTCACTCACATGGGTTGATGGGATGGCGTCTGGATTATTTGGCCTAATAATTTTAATTACTACACCACCTAAAGATCGGATCATCTCACCCTCATTAGGGAACCTAAAGTCACTTATCGTGTAATCACCAGGCTTGGCAATAATCTGTTTTTTAACTAGATTAACCCATACATTAGTATCTACTAAATTTCTAGCCTCTACCCCCACATTTTGAAGCAAAGCCCGAGCCTCAGGATAAACCCTCTTAACATAGTCCCATCCCCAACGATCAACGGCCTGCTGGACAGTAAGGTCGGCATCTATAATTGGATTTAATGTATAGGCGAACTGTTTTAGTTTGTCTGCAAAAGCTAACCGTGCATATCCGTACTCAGACTCTAATATATTTGCTACAGTATCTTTACCCGCCCCAGCCTTTCCATTCAGCCCTATAATCATATTTTATTCCTTAGCACTAGCATAATCCAGTCTTCCATAGAACTTTCCATTACACCTTCTGGTCTTTCAATCGGTACTTCATTCCCGGCGAAATCCACATACCATAGGTTGAACTTTTCAAACAATCTCTCAGCCGCCGCTACCGGCTCAGTCATCCTACCGGACGACCACTCAACTAAATACGTGCAGCCTGGATTAGTAGCAATAAACTGATCTGCGTCATCGAACAATGTTTCTTCTGCACCTTCGATATCAACTTTAACAAAGTTATAGCGATTCTCGCCATCAACATAATCATTAAGCGTCCGGCAGTAAACCTCTATTGTTTCTCCCTCAACACCATAGTCAAGGTCTGTTAAATAAGCATTCATGCCATGATTGGGCGGAACTAGCATGGTGACCATACCGCTTTCATTGCCTACTGCTACTTGGTCAACGCTGTCATCAATTAACCTAAACCTATTATAAGCTACTGACTTTTCAATCAAATCCGCCAACCTTGGCTGTGGCTCTACTGCTCTTACCTGACATCTATGCTCTAGCAAAAACATTGTGTAATAACCAATATTAGCGCCAATATCCAAACATCTTGAACCCGGCGCAACATTTTGGCTCATCCATGCAGTAATCCACGCTTCCCAAAAACCTTCACCTAAGGTTGTAGCATGTGGATAAAAACCTTCATCTTCATCATCTAAAACTAACCAAAAACTACTTAACATCCTGGCTACAGTATATCCGTCTACATCTTCGTAATAACTTCCAGCAGAGCCTATTTGCTCTACCTCTTCCCTGCTGTTATATCTCATATCTCCCTAACCGCCACCGCTCCTAGCGCTATGGCATCGCTTATGTTGTCTGAGCTTACTACAACGTTGAAGTTCTTGGCAACCCAATCCATAGTTCTCTGTTTGCGTATCTCTCTGGCCTGATCCTTATACCATGACTCAGATTTGTCTGGATTGTCTCTCTTCAACTGTGCTTTTTCTACCTTGTTAAGCGCCTTATTGCCTATAGCATTTTGCCATGTGATGGGAGGTACCTCTTTTACATCTGCTCCCGGCCTTTTGACCGCAGAAATGATGGCTCCAAAGCAGTAGGCCAACAAGATGACTGTTCGTTTGTTCTGGACGTATGTAGCGCCCTCTATAACTACCTGATCGGCTGATAGCTGATTTCGCATGGAGTAAAGCTTTGGCTGTGCATCGGCTAGCCTATCAAATACGGTCTTACCTACAAAATCTATCTCACCATATCTTACTAATTTTTTACCCTCAAACAAAGCAAAAGCAAAACTATTGGTGCTAGCATCTATTGCCAATGTAGTAGTTGGCTTCTTAGCCAAGTCTTTAAGCACCTCTAATCATATCCAATAATTCTTTTTTAGCGATAGTCTTTTCTTTTGCAATACACAGGTTGCATATAGTACTATCATTATATCTTGATAACCTTGTTTCACGACATTTAGAGCAATATCTTTCCTCCCCAGCCAATCTGGCTCGATTTTCATGATACTTGACTTTAAGCTTTTTATTCGTGACGATCTGACAGCAATGATCGCTACAATAAATTTGATTTGACTTTTTTTTCACAAACAAAACTTCACACTCATTATTTTTACATATAGCCTCCATTCTATTAACCCCCTTCACTATCAAATCTTCGGCACTTCCATTTTAGCGATTTTTATATCGCCTTCTGGACCGGACCAGCATGATTCTTGTAGAGGGCAACCAGCGCAAACCTTGTTGTCCTTCTTTCTAAATGGTCTTTTGGGCAGCTTATTATCTTCCCAAGCCTTCCTTACTTTGCGTAACCATTCAAATACCTCTTCAATTATCTCTTCGTTTCTTTCATTCATCTCAACTGGAATGACACATATTGACAAATCATTACGATTCAGATATAAAAAGAAACCCTTCTGCAACCCTGTAGCCTTCAAATATATCAGGATTTGCAGAAGGTGTTGTGCTGATGGTTTACCAGATAGCTCTCTAAACATAAAAGCTTCTGACCTAGTTGTCTTAATCTCACATACTACGTGTTCGCCATGCCAATCTACAATAGCATCTAAATATCCGCGAATTGGGGGATCGGCAATAGTAATTTCTTGCTCTTCTGAGACCAAGATACCTTGTTCCTTAAACATGCCTTGTATCTGGTCATGGGCATAATTACCGAAAGCCATCGTATTGACGCTCATAGCATCTGACTTCTCATCAAAATAACCACCATCAAACGCGAGAGTCCAGTACCTCGGGCATACTCCATGGTAGCCTCCAATACTGGACGGTGAAAATGTCTGCTTTTGAGTATCCTTACTCTCGCGTCGTTGAGCCAAAAAG